GCCAGCCGGACTTAACCATGCTCAGTTCGGCTATTATTGCGTCACTTCTTGAGGGTGGTTTTCTTGTAGCTTACCACCACGGGTGCCGTAGGACTGGTATAGATTCCAAATATCGTATGACCTTTGCTTTCAAGAAAATTGAGGCATCCGGCAAGGCCATCTATGGCTCCATGGACATGCCATTCTTTTTTTCACTTTGGAATTTCCCTTGTTGGATTTTTTGCTGGCCAAGTTCCCTCCTCATTCCCGAAATGGCGAATTCCTCGCCGAGATGTTCACGGCATAATACTCGCTTTTCTTCCGTCCCCACAGGCGGGCTTGGTCGTCCTTCTGAAAGAACACGTCGACCACGGGCCTCGTCTCCTGCGGGTCCGTCACGTCCACGAACCTTGCCAGGAACTTGGCGTCCCCCCTCCTGCGTACCAGGGCTATGAGGTCGCCGAACCTGGCGTTGAGCCTCTGCCTTGCCGGTGGAGAGAGGGCGACGAAGACCATCCTGTCGCTCGGCAGGGAATGGCCCCTCACGGCGTAGGCCGTGGCGGTGCTGCCCCCGTTGGCAAAGCGCGCACCCTGGCTGGCGGTATAGGCGGTGACCTGGACGCTTGCCTTGTACTTGTTGAGGAATCCCAGCTTCTTCTCCGCCATGCCGAGGGCGTCCGTGGCGCGAACGAGCTCCCCCTGGAGCTCGATCACCCGGACGTCTGCCCGGACCAAGCTTGCGCGGAAGCGGCTCTCCTGGTATCTTTCCGCCAGGACCGATGCCGCTGCCACGGACAAGGAAATAGCCAGAATCAAGTTTTTCATTCTTCTATCCTCCTGATTACAATAGTATACCTCACTTGCGACCCCCTTTCTTGCTTATTTTAGGCTTCAAGGCACAAAAAGCCCAATGGACTGAAATACTGGAAAAACGGCGAAAGCATCGGGACGGCTAGAAGGCGTCCGCCTGGCGCGTGGGAATGTGGGGTTCGTACACGAAAGTCTCCGAATCCATTGCCCTTCCTACCACTATGATCCACTGGCATTCCTGGAGGACGAGGCCTTCGAAGTCCTGCGTCACCGCCCCTGCGGGGATGGGCGGGCTCGGGCTCCCGGGCCCGGCATAGAGCAGGCCCCCGGGAACGAACCCGGCACCGGGGACCTGGAAGGCCGACCCGTATCCGATGGCGACGACGACCGTCCCCCCGGCCCGGGCGGCGGTCAGGGACACCCCGTCGACGAACGGGTACTCGTCGTAGGAGAACGGGGGGCTGATGCTGCTGGGGTTGACCGTCACGGCGGTGGGGTCCACGGGGGACACCTCCCCGTACGCGCCCACGGACACGGCGGTGAGGGCGGGGAAGTCGGACGCCGCTATGAAGGTCTGCGTCCCGCCCGACGTGGGCGACGGGGGGACGACGGGGGTGACGTCGGGCTCGGGCGAGTACATGACGACGGTGAGGATGCTGCCCGCCACGACCTGCTGGTCGGCCGGGAGGCTGTGCGACGCCAGGACGGTGATGACGTCGCCCTCGGTAAGGTTGACCGTGGCCCCGAACGGGAGGGACACGGGGCCCGCCTGGCTGGGGTCGGTGGACTGCGTGGCGATGGGATTGGCCCCGTCCATGACCGTGACGGTGCGTGCGCCCGCCGCCCCCGGCCCCCAGTTTAGCTGCCCCGTGACGGCGTAGGCACCCGTGGCCCGGATGGTGAAGGAGCTCTGCGTGGTGACGTACCCCGTCAGGTCGAAGTCCACCTGGTCGAACGATATCAGCGTGCTCCCCAGGCCGGGCGGCACGGTGGCGACGTCGCTGGCCGATTCCACCTGGAACCCGAAGTTGGACGACGTTTGCGCCTGCTGCCTGGCCTTCGTTATGGCGTTCCCTATCTCGGCGGACATGTCGCTCTTGTACTTCATCAGGCCCGCCGCAGCCTGGTTGCAGCGCAGCATGGCGATCTGCACGGGGATGGGCTGCCCCTGGATGTCAGGCCGGGCAAGGAAGGCGTTCGGGTCGAGGACGCCGCCGGGCCATCCGTTGTGGAACGGGTCCGGGGTGCTGCCGTTGGAGTAGACGACCACCGGGGCCACCGGCACCTTGAGGAGCGGGAAGCCCGGGGACCACGCGCGGTTGCGGCTGCTGGCGTCCGCCTTGACGGCGTCGTATGTGGAGGGGTCGCCCAGGGGATCGACGGCGGAGTCCAGGGACTCGGGATACGCGCACACGAACCCCACGAGGTAGGGGTCCTGGACGAGGAGCGCCTGGAGGTTGCCGTTGAACTCCCGCCAGAACTGGCTGAAGCGGTCGACCTGCGTCGCCACGGCGAACTGGTCGTACGTGTAGCGGTATTGCGGCCGGCTGCTCTGGAACGCCGCATCGAGCCTTATCCTGTTGTCGGCCATGGAGATGACCATAGTCAGGCTCTTGCCGATGGCCGATGGGAAGGTGCAGGGGACCGGGTGGGCCGCCTCGTCCTGCCCGAGGATCACGGTGGTGGTGGAGCTCGGGTCCACCGCCACGGAGGAATAGTCCAGGTCCGTGCCCGTGAACCCCCCGACGTACGTCCCGTCCGCATACCCGTTCCATTGCGTGTTCCTCGGGTATCCCAGGAGCGCCGCCTCCAGGTACGAGAGCTTCCACAAGACGTTGCCTTGCGCGCCCGTGGCCGGGAGGGCGGAAAGCAGCACGATGAGCGGGATGGCCGGGGGCCCGGCATTGAGCGTCCCTCCCGGGAGCACCCTGTTCCAGGGAACGGGGGAGGCCGCCAGGTAGTCCAGCGACGGCTGGACGTACTGCTGGTACGCCGCCTGGAAGTTGGCTATCCAGGTCCCCGCCCTCCCTCCGCGGGCGCTGCCGAGGTAGAACAGCCAGGCGGAGGTCAGGTAGGGGTCGTAGCTGCTCGCCACCACCTGCCCGAGGGTGACGTAGTGGGCGAGGTCCTTCCTCAGCGTCGCCTGGCGGACCGGGAGGTCCGGGGATGCATAGTCGGGGTCGGACGGCTCGACCACGTCCCCGGCCAGGCCCGGGACCAGGCTGACGATGTTGTCCTGGTACGTCTGCGGCGGCAGGCCGTAGGCCGAGATGACGGTGTTGGGATCCGGCAGGCTTCCCTTCATGGAGGCTTGGGGGTCGAACGTATGGGCATAGGAGGGGTCGCCGGTGTACCACGGTGTGGACTTCTCCCCCTGCATCTTGGCGATGAAGTCCTCGCTGCTCAGGTTGGTCCCGGTGTCGGGGATGAGCCCGCCGAGGGGCGGCACGAACAGCGGGGTGCCGTAGCTGAGCCCGCTGTAGGTGGAGACCGAGGACGGGAAGTTCCTGAGCACGTTGACGTCGGGCAGGTGGACGTTGCACTGCCCGAAGGCGAAGCTGGCGTCGAAGCTAGGGTGCGGGACGAAGGACGACAGCGGGAAGAAGTTGAACCCGTTCCAGTTCCATATGCCGTCCGAGAACATGTTGGGGATGGCGGGGAGGTCCGGGAGGCCCCAGTTGCAGATTTCGTGGAGCAGGCTGGCGATGGCACCGAGGTTGGTCTGCACCATCGCCACGATGTTGGCCTCCATGGACTGGAGGATGCCGATGTTCTGCACCACCGCCCCGATGAGCTGCGTTATGTCCTGCTCGAACTTCGACACCTCCCGCATGAAGCTGATGATGTCGTAGCCGAACTTGATGGCCCTCCACGGGTTGTCCAGCTTCCCGTCCGTGGCGATCTTGACGTGGTCGAAGAGCTGCTGGATGTGGCGCTGGATGCCGTTGCGGCGCTCTATGAGCCAGTTGTTGGCGTCCGTGATGCTCTTTTCGAGCTGCCGCCCGTCCTCCAGCGACGTATGGTAGAAGTGCTCGATCTCGAAGTCCCCGAGCGGCTTCCAGCGCTGGACCGACCCCTTCGCCTCGATGGGCCACAGCAGATGGGACTGCAATTCTTGAGTCAGATCAGCCATTATGCAACTACCTCAAGCATTCCCCTTTCCCGCAATCGACGGCTGCGCTGTAGTTGTGCCAGCCGTGCTTTCAATGTAGGAGATTGATAGGCCTTTTTGATTTTCATTCTCTGCTCATCTCTGGCCTTTTTGGTTCTAAACCTGTGAGAAGTAGCACAGCCCCTTGAACAAAAGATTCGTTTGTCCCCTGGTTTGACCCAGAAGGACGCATGACATGTCGGGCATTCTTTCTCTATCAGAGGCCTACTTTTGGATTTACTAATCCTTGCGGCACGAAGCTTACGGGCCGCAAGGTTAGCTGGATCGGAGTGCCAGTGCAATGAACGGACTGATTGTTCGTCCTTCCATTCTTGGGTATGTCGCTGCGGACGTTCGTTTTGCCATCTGGAAGCGGCGATAGAATGCCGCAGCTTGGCTTGTGGACTACGATGAGCATCGAGAAACCTGGATTTGCGTTCCTCTGACTGAAAAACACCGCTCAAAGGAGACCATGCATCCTCGGAAATATTATACCCATGCTTGTGATCCGTGGCCTGCAGACGAAGAATCCAGGCATGTTCCCGTGGTCTGAGCCAAAAAGCATCATTCACTTGCTCAAGAATGAAAAATTCAAAGGCTGACTTGCCGTATAGTCTGAATGCATGCTGCAAATGGTGGTTTCTATGCACACCCGCCCTAAGTTCGCTAAAATGCCGGTTTATTCTTGAAGAAATGGATTCGGAACTACCCACATAGACCTTGCCGTCTACGGAGTTTCTCAGAGCATACACGCCTTGGTTAACTGTTTTCGTCACTTCTGTACGATCCTTGATTTGATACAATGTCAGGAGCCTCATGAGTTATCCTGGCTAAAGCCGCCTCGATGATCTTTTGGGCCGTTACCACATGGTCAGTCTTCGTGATCTGCCTAAATGCCGTGCATTCAAGGATGTAGTCGCCGGTGACGTGCTGGTGCATGTTTCCCTTCACCACCAGGTCCACGTCCCCGTTGATCTCCAGCCTGAGCCCCTTCTTGGCGCTGCTCTGCCCGATGGTCAGCTCCACGCCGCCGTCCAGGGCACCGGTCAGCGACCGCCCCTGCGAGTCCTTGCCCGCCGCCAGGACCACGCCGCCGTCGAGGTCGAGCAGAAGCGATTGCCCGGACGACGGGTTCTTGCCGATGCGCAGGAGGACGTCCCTCACGGCATGCAGGTCGAGGGAGAGCCCGTGCTTGTCCATCCCGCCCGTCACCGGGCTCCCCAGCCAGGCGTTGTACGGCACCATCTTGACCTGCGGGGATCCCGAGAGCGAAAGGTCGTGGAACCGGTAGGTCCCGTCCCCCGCCCCGTAGGCTGGGCGGCCGGGGCTGTGCGAGTTGCTGCCCCCCGCCTGCTTCCCGGGGCCGTCCGAGTACCCGTTCATCAGGTGGCGGCGCTGGGCATTGGGGTTGCGGGCCCCCAGCCTGGCGACCATCGCCCCGTCCGCGGCCATCCTGATGCTGACGCCCTCCGCCCCCGCCTTGTTCTCAAGGTCCACGGGGTCGCCGGGGGAGAGCTTGGCGGACGTCCAGTACTGGAGCGTCCTTTTCTGCACGGCGTCCTTGCCGCCCCGGGACTGCGTGAGCACCGTCCTGCCCGCGTCCGGCAGGCTGGCGTCGTCGCACCCGAGGCGGAGCACGGTCTGCCCGAGCGCCTGGAGGTCTATGGCGTCCTCCTCGTCCCGGTTCTTCCCCACGACCAGCTTGAGGGAGCCCACGAGGTGGGCCTCCACAGAGCGCCCCGCCCCGTGCGGGTGCTCGTATCCCCCCGAGAACTTGACGTTTTCCTTGGGCAGCGTCGACCCCACCTCCAGGGTGAGCATCCCCTCCTTGGACACATCCCACCGGGTGGTGCTGTACTCGTTCGGAAAGCGGACGGAAAGGCAGGAGGCGGCCAGGCGGGCCTCGACATGGTCCGCCGAGTCCGCCACGGGGTTGTACCCGCTCTCGAAGTCCGCCCCGAACCTCCCGAGGCGTTCGAGCTTCGAGAGGACGGGCTTGAGCACCTGCCCGTACGTGCCCTTGTCGAACCGGTTGTACCCGACTAGCGTCCCCTCGCTGCGCTCCAGGATGAACCCCTTGCGACGCGGCGTGGCCCCCTCGCCGAGGGTCGGGCCGAGGGGCTTGCCGCCGCTGTCCGTGGGATGGTCGAAGTCCTGGTCGGCGAAGTGCGTCTGGTCGTCGACCTGGAACTTCCCCTGCGTGCTCACGGAGGTGCGCTGCCACGGGTCGGCGGTCGTGCCGAGCACGCTGTCGAGAAGGTCGGTCTGGAGGACCTCGGGGGGGAGCGGGTAGTCGAGGGAGAACTCCTGGACCCTCGTAACCCGCTCGGAATAGGACACTACGTCCTGTTTACCGTTGAGGTAACGGTCGGACGTCCGGGCTCCGGGCTGGAGGCAGACCGTGTATTCCCGGCTGCCGTCCGGCATGACCGTGGGGACGACGGAGGAGGCGTCGGGACGCACCGCCGGGCCCTCGAAGGACATCCCGGCGTCGGAGTACCTGACGTGCCGGGATGTGACCTGCCGCCAGGTGCGCCGGTGCGCGTCCACCGTCTCCCTGTCGAACCCCCGGGACGACTTCTCCCACCCGGCGTTCGTCCTCTCGGAGTACCCCTCCACGTTCGACGACGCCCGCTGGCCCGGGTAGGCCTTGCGGAAGTTGCCCCGCTTGCGCTCGTTGAGCCCGGGTATGCCCTCGAACTCCTTCATGGCAATGGCGTCCAGCGCCCGCTTGGCGTCCGACACGACCCATGCCAGGATGGCGATCTGCGAGTGCCCGCCCACGTAGGTCACGGGCACGCAGAGGCACTTCGACAGCTCCTCGGGCATCTGGACGTCGGTGGACTCGTAGGAGCTGTGCGTGCAGGGGAGGAGCCCGACCTCGCGGTACACGACCTTGGTGCGGAGGTCCTCGACGCTGCACACGTGCCTTTCCCAGTCCACGGACATGACCGTGCCGATGAAGACCCGGTACTCCTCCATGTCCCTGGTGTGCTGGGACATGGGATCCTTGTAGTTGGCGGTGACGCTTCCGGGTATCGGCATGCCTATCCATTACCCCCTTGGCCGAAGTTTTGCAGCAGGACCGGCGGGGCGGGGGCGGTGGGATTGCCGGTGGTCGCGGTGCCCTTGGTCCCCTGCAGTGCCTGGACGTTGGGGAGGGACCTTCCTCCCGTGACGAACACGCCGAGGCGGTCCGCCAGACTGGTCCCCTGCCCGCTTTTCGCCATGTCGGGCTGGGTGCTGTCCACCAGGCTCGTGTCGTCCCCCACGTCCCCCGGCTTGGGGGTCTGGAGCTCAATGACCGAGTCCATCTCTATCGAGTCGTACCCGATGCTCGATGTGCCGTTGGTGCTGCTGGCAAGGGAGGCATTGAGCGCGTTGCTCAGCTCCGTGCTCGCGTCGCCAGAGCTCGGCGAGACCAGCCCGGCGAACAGGAAGACGTTCACGCCCCGGACGCTCCCCGCCGCCTGCGGGTTAGCATTGGCGCGGAGCACTCCGAGCCGGGAATCGCTGATCGCCGTGTTGACGTCCAGCCACCTTCCCCACGGGAACGGGGTCACGACTTCGTATCCCTTCTCGTCCGTGTAGGGCTGGCAGGTCAGAACTTTGGTGCAGTAGGTCTTGGTTATCCCGTTCTGGAGCCAGTTCTCCTTGCGGAAGAACGGCTGGCCCACCTGGATGCTCGATCCTCCGTCGAGCTTTTGGTCTTCGGCAGTGGCCTTGTCATTCTGGACCCGGAAGCTCTTGGTCCTGGTGTCGAACCTCGTGGCCCATAGGGAGCCCAGCTTCTCCTTCCTGTGCATGAGGTACTCCCATTCCTCCTTGTCGAAGGGGGAGTTCGACGGCTGCGGGAGGGTGGCGGGGTTCCCGAGGAGCCGGACCGCAGGATCCGTGGACTGGGCCCCCGAGTCGCCGGTCGAGGAAGATTGGGAAACGGGGTTCAGCCAGCCCGGGCTCTGCCAGCTCGTGTTGTTGGCGGGCAATGACTTCAATGCTCCCGTTTCGTCGGTGGACGGCGGCACCGTCCACTGCATCACCAGGTTCCTTTGGCTGGAATAGGTGGTGATCTGCCTGTCGGTACCGTCGGACCCCTTTATGGTCTGGATGCCCGGCAAAAGGGGGCGCTTGCGGATGGTATCGAGCATTACCTGCATCGTGGCGGTCCCCCCCTGCTGGTACGAGATGCCGATGTTCTTGATGTATCCGTACATGTCCCTGTGGGGGATGTACATCGGGAACCCGAGCCGCAGTTCGGGACGCAGCGGGATGGACAGGTTGTAGGTGCGGTACCCACGGTTTGCCCGGTTGAGCTCGCTCACCGCATAGGTATACAGGCCGATTATGTCCCCGGCTTCGATGAAGGGCATCTGGCGGGCTGGCGTCTCTCGAAGGCCAAACTTGCAGAGCTTGGGGATGTCGATGTGCTCGACCACCGGGAGCAGGCCGTTGGACGGGGTCTGCAGTTGGAAATCGGCCATCCAGTTCGCCTCCAGGGACATGCGGGTGGCCGTCACCGCCGCCTCGTCCTCCGATTCCGACTCCGATATTATCTCGCTGAGGCTTACCACGAACGGGTTGGCCCCCTCCCGGATGTAGCTGGCGGCGCTGACGGCACCGGGGGTGCCGGAGCCGGTGGAACCGGGGGAGGAGGGCGGAGTGCCTATGTCGGTGACGTCCAGGTTGTAGAACGGGGGCTTGAATATGATGGCCCCATCGAGGTCCTGGTAGCCCTCGTACCCGAGCAGGTTGGCGAGCGTGCGAATCCTTTCCAGGCGCGACACTATCTTCCCGTCCAGGAGCGTTATCTGCCCCACTGCCATCTCGGGAAGGTACTTGCGCATGAGGTCGGCCTTGAAGAACTTGTCCGCCACGGCCTCGGACGGCGACATGTTGGGCGCGAGGGTATTCCTGGACGACCGCTTGTTGGGGGCCATGCCCTTGGCATCGTCCGGGGTATGGGTGAGCGTGTCCGGAAGGGTTGCCGCATCGTAGTCCGATGCGACGGCCTTGTTGAAGTCGTACCCAAGGATGCGGACGTCCCTCACTATGTTGGTTAGCGTCGTCTGCCACCTGTTGACGTACCCCGCCTGGACGGCGTCCGCCCAGTCGTTTTGGCCTTTGCTAAGGGACGCCTGCTGCACGGCATTGAGCTGGAAGCCCTCCGTAGTGACGGACCGCAGGAACGTGTTCGCCAGGGCCACGTAGGGATTCATGTCGGCCTGGTTGGATTTCATCGCAACGACAGCATTGGGGGAGTTCGTCATCAGGGCGACCGCCAAGTCGATGTACATCACGTCGAGGAAGCGGAGCATGCCCACCATGTTGACCGAAATCTGGAGTGCCGTCCCGGTGTCGGCGTGGGATATGTTGGATACAAGTCCTTTGAATACACGGTAATAGAGGGTATTCCCGTTCTGGGAGGGAAAGTATCCCTTGGCGAACACCTGCACCTGCATCATGGGCTCGATGACGTTGTTCCCGCCCGGTGCCTGGAACAGGTACTTCTGGTCGCTCGGGACCGACAGGCTGAAGCTGCCGGACGGCACGAGGTTGTCGACGTCGTAGGAGGCGGTGAAGGAATCCAGGTAGTCGTTGAAGCTGACCACCGTATACAGGCCGTCGCTTTGGTTCTTGGCGTCCTTCGAGTTGATGTAGGGGTTTATGAGGTATGGCCGTCCCTCCAGGTACACCACGACGTCGGGCGCTGTCTTGACTATCTCCCGTTCCTGGACCGATTGCGAGATGTTGCGAATTGCATTTGCCATATAATGCCTATACTATAAACGGTATGAACTCCCCTGGATTGAACATGATGGAGCTAGGGGTGGGGGTGCTGGTGCCTCCTGTGGCAACGCCCTCTAGGGCGACGTCAGAATACACGGACGGAGGCAGGAGGCCCGTGGCAAGCCCGCTTCCGGAAAGCGGCAGGATCGTAATCTGCCCCGTGCTGGAGTCCGAAGAAGGATTTTCCTGCGCCTGGTACGATGCCGCCCCGTAGGAATGCCCCCTTTCCACGTTGGTCTGTATCCCCCACCGGCTGTACGGGGAGCCCTGCCTCGGCCTTTCCTTCCATGCCAGGAACGAGAAGGTGAACTCCGCCCGGAACGGATGGTCGGCGTCCAGCGTCACGCTGAGCTCGTCGAACATCCCGCTCCATATGAAGTTCCCCACGGTGAGCCGGAGGTCCTGGTGCTTCTTGATGCGCCTGCGCGTGAAGCCGGGGGCCAGCGGGCCCTCGTCGGCCTCCTCCCCCTCGAACCAGTAGCCGTTGTTCTCGTACACCATGGTGAGCTGCTGGAGGTTCCGCCAGGATTCCGTCAGGTAGGCGTAGTCGTCCGTGAGGCCGTCGGCGAAGTACTGGCCCGGCGTGTGCCCCGTCATCGACACCCGCACCAGCCCCTCCCCCCACAGCCCGAACTGCCAGCCTCCGCGGGCGAACGTCTGCGAGTCCTCCGTGTTCCTGGATACCTGGGCGGTCTGCGGGTTGATGAGGAACCTGTAGATCGCATTGAAGCTGGGGTCCGGCTTCCCGCTGCTGGGGTTGACGCCCCGGTGCGGGATGACCACCGCGACGTAGTCCGTGAAGGCCTGCTTGGCGGCGGTGACGTAGAAGTCGGACGTGGCGGCGAGGCTGGTGCCCGCGATCGCCGTGGCGTTCTCCGGGATGAAGCGCTTCTCCCCGCGGATCGGGAGCTGCATGGGGGGGACGGCGCTCACCCTGGGGTTGTTTATCCCTATGTCGCTGACATCGTTTGGGTTGCTGCCGACGTTGGCGGGCGGCGGGTCTATCGGCGTCAGGTCCAGGACCTGCGGGGACGGGAGCGTGCCGACGTTCGGACCCCGTTTAGCGCTCACTATGGCGGACGGGAATGTGGGTGCGCTTGCCATGCTATTCCTTTAGCCGCCTTTCCAAGGCGGACACCAAAGCCCTCAATTCAGGAAGCGTGGAGTTGTTTTTTATCATGTTGGCCTTTTTGCTTATAACCCACACATTTTCTTTGATATATCCTTTGGAGTTGTCCAAACGATCCAAAGAAGGACTAAAGTCGTAATCCTTATGAGTACCGGGCTTGAGCGGGGTTCCGAAAACGGGACAAACATCTGGGACGACAATATCTGTGAATTTCAGGCTGAATTCCATGCCTTTTCTTTTAGCCCTTGTTTTAACTCTTTGAAACATTCTATACTCAACGGTGTTTGTTTTGCCGTGAGTCCTTCGACCTTGCCTACTCCTACCACAATTCGAACAACTAATGGTTTTTTTACAGCCCAACTGATTTCCCGTAACGATGGTGGGGATTCTGTTTCCACAATCACAAACACATTCCCACATGAGCTGACCATGCTTGTTTTGACCAGCAGAGGCAACAACAGTTAGTTTGCCGTAGCGTAAACCAATACGATTGATGATACGTTTGACTCCCAAGGCCCGAACACCAGAAACTTTGTGGTTGTATTCTTCCTGGCTGAGGTTTTTCCACATTCTCTTGAGAGCTTCGCTTTTCTTTGGATAATACATAGTTACCACGCTGGGGAAAACATGTATCCCAAGGTCCTCTCCACCTGAAATACGAAATTAAAATCAAATTTGAATGGATTTTGGGCATCCATCTGCCAAGTCAGACTCTTGAAGTATCCGCTATAAGTCGAACCCCTGAACTTCATCATCACCGTCCCCCTGGTCGCCACGTCGTTGTTCCGGGCATTCTTGGCCGTGGCGGAGAGCGCCACCTCGGGGGACCACTCGTCCACCCCCACCTGCTCCTTCTTCCCCCACATCCCGCCCTGGTTGTTGAGCCAGTAGATGCCGTTGTTCTTGAACATGAGGAGGAACTCCATGAAGGCGTCCTGGGCCGCCACGCGGAACGCCTCGGCTGGGTCGGGCGTCCCGGCTATCAGGCTGATCTGCTGGTTGTAGAACGTCGTGTCGTCCTGTATGAGCCTCTCCTCCACCACGCCCGACGCCCGCTGGTCGGCCAGGTCGGGGAAGCTCCCCGCCCCGGACTGGAAGACCTTGAAGCCGCTCGTCACGAGCTGCGTGACCTGGTCGTCCGCCACGGCGGTGCTGAAGAAGTCCGTGAGCCCGAACTGGTTCATGAAGACGCCGGTCGTGCAGTTGCCGGTGATGACGTCGGCCTGCATCCCCCACATCGTTATGTGCCAGCCCGTGCGGGTGCGCTGCGGGGTGAAGACGTGCTTCATGGCCACGTTGAAGTTCTTCATCGAAGCGTTGAGCTGCACCTGGATCGGAGCGCCGGAGCTGTCGGACAGGAGCTCGACGTCCCTTCCCTTGAGCGCGATCTCGAAGACCACCGGCGTGACGGAGCCCCTGACCTTGGGGTTGCCGGTGACGAGGCTCCTGTCCGAGTACCACGGCACCTCGTCGAGCCCGTCCGGGTTGATCACGTCCGGGAACAGGACGTTGAAGTCCACGGTGGGCTGTTCGAGGACGACGGACTGGATTTGGGAGGCCTCCCTGGAGAACTGCAGCGGGGGCAGCCCCGTGTTCCCGGTGGCGTCGCTGCTCGAAGGCACGGCGGGGGCGGCATTGCCCGTGGCAGTGGGGAGCCCCTTCTGCACGTACTTCTGCGTTTCCGCGGGAAGGTGCGAGAGCCAGTCGTCCCCGTACAGGTTGGTGGCCTTGTTGACCGCCGTGGGCCCGGCATCGTATGCGGCGAGCTGCCTGGCCGGGTCGTTAGGATACTCCTTCTGCAACTGGCTGAGGACCGCCACCCCGGCGGCGGCATTCCCGTCTATGGAATCGAGCGACGCGGAATTGTAGGGAGGCGGAAGGCCCGCCGCCGTCTTTGGCTCCACCTGCATGGCCCCCAGGGCCCCGGCGGAGCTGGTCAGCGTCGTCCCATCGGGATTGAACTGTACCCCCCCGTATGATTCGTTGTTCAGCACCGCCTTGGCCAGCGAGGAGGATACACCCTGTAGTTGGCACTGCTGCTGGACGGCGAAGATGACGTTCTGATCCGGCATGGTTAAAAGTCCGCCAAGCTAGTGGTGGTTTTTTTCGTGCTCTTCTTGGCCTTGTCCAGGATGGCCGATCCAGCCTGCGTTGCGCTTTGGACGGACGTCTCCTTGCCGTCCAAAATGGAGTTCGGGTCGCCCGTCGACGCCTGCACCGTCCCCTGGGTGGTATTGTATTGGAAGGTCTGCACGCTGATGCTCGGAGTCTTCTCCTCTTTTGCCTTGGCGGCTTCTGCGCCCGTGCCGGTCGCCGCCTCTCCCGGCTGTAGCGCCGGAGGCACGGCTATGCCATAGAACTTGTTGTAGGCGTCGAGGCCCATTATGGTGTGGAGTGCCTTGATGTCGCCCAGGGCGTTTACCCTTTCGTCCCTGGTGGCCAGCTTCCCCGTTTGGTAGTCCTGGAGGGCCTTCTGCGCATTGTCCGTGACGGCGACCTCGCTCTTGAGCTTGGCCTGCAGGTTGCGGAGCTCCGTCTCCTTCTGCTGGACGGCCCCTTTCTTTTCCTGGTCGTCCGGGGCCGCCGCGGCGGCGGCCTTGGCCGTGGTCAGGTCCGCCTGCGTCCTGTCGATGTCGGCCCGCATGTTCTGCTGGATGACCTTCGCCTTCTCCAGGTCGGCCCAGACGCTGCCGGGCCCCTTGTATCGTGCCTCCTGCGCCACGTCCGCGGCGGCGGCCAGGCCCGTGGCTTTCTCCGCCTCGACCCTCTGTCCCGGGGTGCCGGTAAGCAAATGCGACGGATGCATTGCGACGTCCGCGATGTCCGTGACCAGCCCCAGGAACTGGTTGAACAGGATGTCGCGAATCTGCTTGAGGTAGACGTCGGTGCCCGTGAGCGCCGCACCGAGGTCCTTGGCCATCTGGGTCGTCTGCTGCGCCCCCGCCGCCTTGGCGGCATCGGCATACCCCTTCGCCAGCGGGGAGCCCGCGGTGAACATCTGCATGAACGTGTCGAAGTCCCCCGCCAGCCCCTCGGCCGCCTTCGCCTGGTTCTCGGTGCTGTCGCTGAGGGCCTTCACCACGTCCTGCTTCCCCGCCCCCGGCTGGAGCCCCAGGTACCCAGCGATCTTCTCGTATTGCGCGTCGGGGAGGCCGCCCTTCATGGCTTCCTGGATCTGCGCCCCCGCCCCCGCCAGGACGAAGGTCCTCTGCCTGTATATGTCCTCAGGGTTGAACTGGAGGGCCTCCGACACCTTGTTGATCTCCATGTTCCTCTGCGCCAGCGTCTCGGGATGGAGCATGAGCGTCTTCCACACGTCCTGCTTGTTTCCCCCGACCTGCGCCCGCATCAGTATCTCCGGTATCTTCGTCATGTTGAGGGCCGCCTGCATGGCGGGCCCCTGGAACGGCTGGTGGGAGAACTCCAGGGCGGCGGCCGGACTGTGGGGGTTGAGGAGGAGGTTCTGGGTGGCGGTCAGGGCCTGGCGGCTCGTCTGGAGGTTCTCCAGGGACGAGCCGACCGCCTGCTTCCTCGCCGCATCCCCCACCCCCGTCAGGACCTGCCCCGCCAGGATGTTGGCCTTCTGCACGGCATTGCCCCCGGGGGCGGCGAGCGCCGAGGCGCTCACCCCCTGCCCCGCAAGCCTCTTCTCCGCCTCCTCCTGGCTCATCCCGGCGCTCTTGAAGGCGTCGACCAGGTTGTCGTAGGCCTCCTGCGCCTGCTCCCCGACGTTCTGCTTTTGCGTCGCGGCGGTAGCCTGGAGGACCTCGGGCGGCATATGCAACGCCAAGTAGGCCCCGAGCTCCGGGGTCGTCTTCGTCATCATCATGGCCTTCATGGCGTCGGACACCTGCTCGGACGTCATTATCCCGGTGTGCCCGAGCATGCGGAGCGCCGAGGTCACGTCCTCGATGCCCCTCGCCATGTGGTCGAACTGCCCCGTGATGTCGTCGATGATCTGGATGTACTTCGTGGAGGTCATCCCCGACGCCTTGGTGTCCTCATTGAGCTTGTTGAAGAAGGCGTCCGTGCTTTCGAGGGACTGGTGGTACTGCATCAGGAGCTTCATGATCTGCTCCGTGGCGGCCCTCTCGTCCAGCCCCGCCAGCCTCGCCCCGCCGTAGACCGTGGCGGCGATTCCCTGCCCCGCCTTCCCGCCCGCCAGGCCGATGACGTTCCTGGAAAGGTCGCTTCCCGCCTCCGCAAGGTCCCCGACGCTGACCCCGAACTTGTTTATCGTCTCGGCTATCTGGAGGTTCTTCTCGTAGGTCTGCCCGTACATGTTCATGCCGGGGGTGAGGTTCATGCGCACGTTCTGGAAGGCCTGCCCGGGCTGCCCCCGACCGGCGGCAAACAGGCCGCCGCTGGTCCCTATCTTGTCAAAAATGTCTTGGTTGCTCGCGACCATCATGTCAAAGCTTTTCTTCAAAGCGTAGAGGATGGTCCCCAAGCCCGCCAAAGCCGCACCCCCCGATTCCGCCATCAAGCCCTCTGTCCACGATCCCCCTCCCGACACGATCCTGCCCATTCCCGCTGCTGCTCCCGCACCAATCTCTCCCTCCGTTCCCACATCAACGGCCGCTCGTCGTAGTATCTTCGTGGTCTGCTGGCGGTCGAGCCACCCAAGAGGCCCCTTGCGACCGCTGATTTGACCGGCCATCCGACCCAACTGCTTTTCGTCCATGCCCCTTATCTCTTCGGCAAGCTTCTTGAGTTCCTCCTTGCTCTTTGCATCCATTACCTTTGTATCTGGCCTGCCCGTTGCGTCCATGGGGACGCCACCCAAGAACCTTTTCACAACATCGCCCTGATCAGCAACCTTGCGTGTAAACTGACCGCGTGCTTCCACCGTAGCCGGGTGCCTTTCCACTACTTTCATAAGCGGAGCAAGCACTCTGACGGAACTGAGGGTCTGGAAAATCAGGCCGTGCATCTTCTTGGCCTTTTCGTTGACCGCCTCGATGCTCAAGGCCGCCCCCTTCATGGTTGTGGAGAATTCGTCTACCATGCTGGAATCAAATGCGTTTTTCAGGTTTTCTTTGGCATCTCCGGCTTTTTCCTTTATCTTTCCCAAAAGCTTGTCGATGGCATCAAGAGATTTAATGGCCGCTATCTGGTTCCCCTTTCCGTAATCGGGGTCCTTGCTCATCCTCATAGCCACTGCACGCATTTCCTCAAGTTGTTTCTTTACGTTGCCTAGTGTCTTCCCGTTAAAAAAGTCCGACCTGTTCATGTCATGTACGGTCTTGAGGATTTCCCGAAAGTCCATCCTTGAAGCCTCGAACCAACTAGCGGCAGCCTTCGCATCGGTGGCTACCCTACCGCCTTTCTCGACAATGCGATCCATTATGTCGAGGAATTTCCGTCCGCTCTCGACGAGCATGTCGGTCGTCGCGGAAATGACCAAGTTGAGGTCGTTAAGCGAATTTTGGAGGGTCTTCGGGTCGATGTCTGCCATAGGTTCCCCTAATAGGCTGGCTGGCAGTCAGATATGTGGCGATTGCCGTCACGGGAAAGAATCCCCGAGGAATTCTTGTATCCCGGTGTATACTATAGGTAGGAGGAACGAATCATGGATGTCGAAACCCAGAGCACTATCCTGAAGGAGAAAACCATGACTAGCGAAAAATGGAGACGAGAAGCACGCAAAGAATGGTTCCGAAACTCTCCAGACCGTCTTGCTCTGTACGAAAGAAGCGACATGCGAAAGAAGCAAGAGGAAAGAATACGAGCAAGGCCATTCAGGAACAACGTTTGCTGCAAGTTCCATCCAGACGGATGCCAAAAAGCCATGGAGGCCCACTACCTCAAAGAGGCGGAGAAGGAAAGAAAGGCGTGGAACGAACGAGTGCGAAGGGAGCAGCGCTCGTCATGGTGCTTTGATGATGCGGCGAGTTACGTTCTAAGGGGAGTTTTCGCATTCCTGAAAGTCGTCGTCAGCATAGTCCTTGTCACAGCTGTCATCGTCGCCATTGCCTGCCCTGCGGCGATTGTGCCCATGCTCATCGTCGGGCTTCTTCTCTATTCGATCATCTTCCACCCCGTCCAGTTCCTCAAGGCCGTACTCGCCCTGTTCGTACTCCTGGCCTCCCTGTTCATACTCGTATGCGTTCTTTCCGGTTAGGACTGATTGCCGTCATTGGGAAGAATGCCGAAAAATTCCTTGTATCCCGGTGTATACTATAGGTGAGGAGGAAGGACAATGGAAATAATAGGTATGATTTTTTGGTTTTTCGGCCTCGGAGATCAGCCCACACCTGCGCCATCCTACGACACAGCAAGTACGGAAGGTGCGGTTCTCTGGTTCCTGGTATTTTGCTTTGTGGGAAGCTGGATAATCATAAAGAAGCTTGAGGCAAAAAACGACAACCATGGGGCGTTCTTCTATTTGATCAAGGTATGCTTGTCCTTGGCGACCATGATCCTGGCAGTCTGCCTCCTGTCGTGGATGGGCGCTGTTATCATGGGGGTCCTAGGAGCCAACAAGCTATCTAAATCGGGATAACGTTACACCTTTTTGGCGGTCGCCTTCTTGAGCCTTTCCTTTTCCTCCGAGTCAAGCTCCTCGTCGAGCACCTTGGACACCGTGTCCTCGATGACCTCCCTGTTGGCGTCCCCGATCTCCTTCAGGGCGGCGTCGAAGAACCTGCGCTCGATCTCCGTCATGATGGTGGAGTCCGGGAAACTGGCCTGCAACCGCTTCTCGATCTTGTCGCAATGGACCATCAGGACCTTCCAGAGGGTCTGGAGCACCTCCTGGCCCCACCCCAGGAAGATGTTGCGGATGGCCACCTGCACGTCGCACTTCTCCCCCTCCTTGCCGGTGGGGTCCGTCACGGCGCGATCCGTCCCGGAAAGGTCCCGGATGCTGATGCCATTGACCCACGTGACGGCCCTGGAGAGAATCTCGCACCGGATGCGCTGCACCCATGCGTACCCCTTGAACGCCTCGGAAGCCAGGAGGGCCTTCATCTCCTGGTCGGTCGGGATGTTGGATATCCTGAGCTTGACGACCTTCCCGGACGCCTCGAAGCTGAGAATTTCCTCATTTTCTTCCAGCCCAAAGCCCTTCAGGCCGAGGATCACCTCGTCCAGGGACTTCGGGGCCTCCACGTCGACCGTCGCCGCCTTCTCGTCTACCATGTTCCCCCCTGAATCCATTACTGGTATTTCTTGATCTTCTCGGACGGGCTGGCCGCCTCGCCGCCGCTGGCCCTCTCCCTCCCCACGGGGGCGGGGGCGACCCTCCCCTTCCTGAGCGCCCTTTCCTTCCTCGACGCCTCCTCCTCCGTCTCGACCGTGATGACCTCCCGGTTTATCCCGATGCCGCCCCTCCTCGCCGCCAGCGCCTCGATGTCCTGCCTGCGCCTCTCGGCCTCGTCGATCTGCTGCCTCTCGAACTTGGCCATGAGCCGCTCGTGCCGGTCCTCGGACAGCATGCCGTGCAGCTCCTTGAGCATGCCCTCCTTCGTCTCCATGTTCTCCACGTGCGCCCACCCGTCGTCCAGCTCCTTCTCGGGCGGGGCGCTCACCACGTTTTCCCACGGCTCCAGGGCGTCGGGGCGCATCTGCCTGGTCGCCGCCTTGAGCTCCGCCGCGAGGCCGTCCACCGACTTCCCCGCCCACGGGCGCATGATGAGGACGGCGTTCCAGCTCTCGTCCAGCCGCTTCTTGGCCTGCTCCCGGTAGGTGCAGAGCGACGCCCACAGGCGGGCGTGGTCGGAGGGGCAGACGATCCTCATGGCCCTCCCGTCCGGCATGAGGATGCGTTTGTCCTCGAACGACGCATGGTCCCCGCCGCCGTGCCACAGGGACTCGGACGCCCTGGTGGTCGAGAAGGCTGAGAGGTACGGGTAGAGGGAGGCGTCCCTGTCCCCCATGGCCATAACGAGCTGCACGAGCCCCCGGGCCTCCGGGGACGACAGCCCCATCACCTCGTCCTCCCCCAGGGAGGTGACGAGGAGGAGGCAGCGGAACACGAACTCGCCCCGGTCCGGCACCCACCTGCGGAGGATGCGGCGCTCCGTGTCGTAGAGGCCCCTGACCCACCCGTGCTGGACGCCGTCGACGAGCAGCGGGCGTATCCTTGCCCCGATGCCTATCAGCTCCTCGCACGCCTCGACGACCTTGTCCCTGACCTCCTGGACGCGGGCGGGCGGTGCCCTGCGGAGGACGCCCTCGCCCAGCCTCTGCGCCATCTCCGCCCCGAAGGTGAGCCTGGACCTCCCCCTCCCGGACGGCGACGTGCCAAGCACGGAACGCGAAGTGGGCCTATCCCCCATCGTCCTCCCTGTCGGCGGACGGCCTGGAGGCCCCGGCGAACCCGCCCTTCCTCCTCGCGGCGGCCAGGACCTTCCTGCTCAGCTCCGCCTCCGCCGCCACCTCCTCCTTGCCGAACCTCGTCTCCATTTCCCTGATGGTCCTGGCGTGGAGGTCCTCCTCCGCCGCCTCGTCCTCCTCGCGGCGGGCAACGAGGGCAGTGGGCTCGGGGGCCATGTAGAGGTCGGCGGCGCTAAAGCGGCGGGCCGGGGGGAATGACCCTCTGTAGACCTTCCACACCCTGGTGGCGATGGCCTCGGGTATGGCGTCCACGACCTTCCTGGCCTCCTCGGGGGAGCCCGGCACGAGGCCCGAGACCGAGGCCAGGGCGCGGGCGAGGACGGTGCGGATCGGGTCCGCCCCCTTGCCGGGGTCCGCCCCCATCTCCTCGCGCCACGAGAGGCGCTTGAAGGCGAACCGATAGGACAGCAGCCTCACCTCCACCACGTCGAGCGGAGCGCCGGTATTTGATCCTTCGGCCACGATAGGGCTCCGGAAGCCGCCAATCGACGAATCGCCGACAAAGGCGGTATCTGGTAATACGGAACCTGAAGCGTAGCCACCCGAGGAGTGGGACCAAATGTACCTTTCCGAACTTGCTTGGCGTCTTTGCACGCAGGATTTGCATTCGCTCGTCATAGAGAACAAGAAGAAGCTGGATTGGACGCTGAAGTACGCGATGGTGCTGGACTCCGCCGAGGATGCGGGCGAGGTGGTGAGCAGCAGGACGCTGAAGGCCATATGGAAGTACATCGAGCGCTTCCGCAGGATGCCCGCCGGGCCCCGCTCCGTGCGGGACTACATCGTGACGAACCCCGACAGCGCCAAGGAATACTCCAGGGGAGGGGAGGGCGGGAACGACGTCACGAGGATGCTGGAGCAGCTCGAACAACTGGAGTCGTGGGTGCCCCCCTCGGCGTCCGTCAGGGAGATGGACGCCATCGTCCTCATGGAGAGCGCCTACTCGGAGGTGAACAAGGCATGGCACCTGTACCTCGGGAAGCGCTACGGGCTCATCGCCTCCGGGATGGACTCCCACAAGTGGAGGGAGTTCGGGGTCGAGAAGGAGGACAGGGGCCCCGCGGCGGCGGCCAGATGGCTCCGCATGCAATGGCTCCGGGCGTTCACCGACGATGCCCCCTCGGTCGACGGGTTCCTGGACGAGAACGTGCAGGTGGTCAGGGAGAAGTTCGCCGACCTCATGGACGACCAGGCGACCACCCGCCGAGTGAAGATAGGGATCGAGCACATCGACAAGGTCGTCCCCGTAGGGGAGCCGGACCTCACGTTCGTCGGAATCTTCGGGATGAGCGGCCAGGGGAAGACCACGCTGCTCAACTACATCGTGTACAAGCTGTTGACGCAGGGGACGAACGGGCTCTACTGGTCCATCGAGCACAGCCCCGAAACGATCTGGTCGGCGATGACCTACCTCCACTCGGCCCACCCGGACTACGAGGGGATGATCCTCCCCCCCAAGAAGCAATGGGCGCTCAAGAACACCAACGACGGCGACATCAAGCTCATGATGGCCATCACCGAGGACATCATGAATCGGAGGAACCTCCCCGGAAGGCTGGAAGTCAAGAGGTTCCAGGCCCAGGACCTGGACAGCATCGAGGACTGGCTCACCATCCACCACGCCAGGAACAAGTACGACTTCCTGGTCATCGACCGCATAGACTCGCTGAAAACCCACGGGGACCACAGGTTCCAGGACAAGGAGATCGAGGCGATGATCCACCGCGTGCGCGACCTCACGCGAAACTTCGACAACAACAGGGGGCTGCTGGTCCTCAGCCCCATCCAGATCACCAAGCAGGCCTTCGACGAGTCGCTGAAGAAGGAGGTCAAGGAAGGCGAGGCCCACATAGGCCAGACGTCCATCAGGCAGCACACCGCGTTCATAAACGACTGCGACGTCCTGCTGAGCGTCTGGTCCACCACGGAGATGCGGGACGCGAACGAGATCGAGGTGGGCTGCGGGAAGAACCGCGAGGGGAGGCAGCCTCCCGCCGTGAAGATGGTATTGTCTCCCCGGACGGGGAGGTTCAGCCTCCACCCGGACGATGGATACGTCGACGAATCGAGGTCGCTGGCCCCCGGGGTCAAGAAGGCAATCGACGAGATAAGGAACCTGGACAGCGGCATGGTGGACCAGATGCCGTCGTATTAACCAGAAGACGGGGAAACCACGTAATGGAGAACAGCAAGCCGCTGTATCAGCCTTGGAACGACGAGGAATTCTGGGCGGACCCTTGGGTCCGCCAAGTCATGAACCGACTGCAAAGGATGATGTACAAGAATTTGCTCAACCAAACATTTTTTTGCTCAACCAGACCTTACCTACCAGATGACGACGAGGAGCTATGGTTGCTTGCCGACTGCGAGAGCAAGGAGGAATGGCTGGACAACAAAACGGTGGTCCTGAAGAGGTTCCATTCCGAGAACGGGCTCTTAGCAAACAAGCGGGTGCTGGACGACTGGGCACGGGTGGTCGAAAAAAGGGCGGAATTACACGAAAAAAGAGCGTCGGCAGGACGAAGGGGTGGCCTAGCAAGCGCCAAGCAAAGGCAAGCACTTGCTAAAGGTGCTTCAAGCAAGTCAAGCAATCCAAGCATAGTAAGTGAAGTAAGTGAAGTAAGAGAGGGAAGTAAGCCAGTTGGCAAGGATGAGGAGGACTTCCTTGAAGCTTAATCCAAGGATCAAGCCGGAATGGGAGCCAGCAAGGAAGCTGGCACGCCAATTCTGGTGGCAGACGGGGAAAATGGAAAGATTCAAACGCCCCCCCTACCCCGACGAGTGGAAGGAGATTTTCCGCGGCCTGATCTCCGAGCTCGGCGAGGATTTTCTGTGGGGCCTCATGGGGTTCCTCCAGGAAGATGGCTGGTGGACCGATTGCCTTGTGAAGCATGCGGATCCCTGCGAGTATCTCGCCAAAGTCCTCCGCGAGGACAAGTCCAACAGCCTGAAGCACAAGTTCGAAAAGTCGAGGGCCATCCAGTCCAAGATAGCGACGCCCTCCTCGTCCTTGGGCATCTCCCCGGAAGCCCACGACGCCCGCCCAGCGTCCGACGTCGAGGAAACCCGCTGGCCGTTCGCGTTCTTCACCTGGTCCGAGGACGTGACGGACGGGACTGGGACGGTGCCGTTCTCCGACATCCGCATCGCCATCCACTACCACTTCAACCCCCGCCGGGAGCCCGCCGACCTGTTCTACAGGGAGCGCGGCCTCAGCAAGGAAACCCTGGAGCACTTCGCCCGCAAGATGGTGGAATCCGTCCCTGCGGGATACGACCCGAAAAGCCATCCATGGGACCCATGGAAGCGGACGCCCGATCCGTCCTGCCCGAAGTGCCACGGCGGCGGCGGTCGGGAGGCCAAGCTGCTCGGCACCAAGGCATCGAACTTCGTCATGTGCCGCTGCATCGACGGACCCGCCGAGGCCGACATGTCCTGCCCGAAATGCAGGGGCGGCGGCGGCAAGGACGTCATAGTGAAGGGGCACGACCAGACGGTATGGGTCCCGTGCGACTGCCTGGACAGGAGGCCCAAGCCGCCTTCCCCAACTCCGAAAACGCCATCCCCCGAAGAATCATCCCCTTCCCAAATTCCGCGAATACAGGAACCTAATATGCAGCCTCCGCATGACCATGCCTGAGAAAATCTCACAATGGGTTTAGGCCGGGAAAGAGGACAAGGGGAAGCCATGCCGAAAAGCCAGGGGATCACGCCCTTCCAGTCGTACATCTTCAAGTCCAGGTACGCCAGGTGGGTGCCCGAGAAGGGCAGGCGGGAGGACTGGGGGGAAACGGTCCGCAGGTACGTCGACTTCATCTCGAAGCGCATCCCGGAGGAGTTCCGCGAGGAGATCGCCGGGGAGATCGAGGGCTCGATACTCCGCATGGAGGTCATGCCGTCCATGCGGGCGCTGATGACGGCGGGCAAGGCGCTGGAGAAGGACGAGGTCGCCGGGTACAACTGTTTTGCGGGAACCGAGGGATTCCTCACATACCACGGTTCCAAAACTTTCGGTGAAACGGTTGGCACCACTCAGATTGTTATGTCCGGCGACGGCGAATGGAGGAATGCCGAGATTCGATCATTCGGCGTCCAGCCGCTTCAAGAGGTGACTTTCAAGCCCGCCATCGAGGAAAATGGACGTTCCAAAACCAATCTCCGTCACAGGGTTAGGGTAACTCTCGACCATCGTTGGGTCACGGTGAATCGAGGCGAAGTCACGGACCTTAATGTTGGGGATTTCATATCTTTTGTAGGACCCAAGACTGAGTTGCCCGCCAATGACGAAGCGTGGATTGCCGGGTTTGGGTTCGGTGACGGGACCATAGATGCCAGGGGAAGGGCCAAGGTCCGTCTTTGTGGCGAGAAGGACATGCGGCATCTTGGGGTGTTTGAGAAATATGGTCATTCTTCAATATGCTACCCCCCGTCCTATAGCGGCGACGCCGTAGTCATATTTCATCAAGGACACATGAAAGATTGGAAGCACATTCCTGTAAGCAAGGAAGCTTGTTACTTGGCTAGCTGGCTCATGGGGTATCTGGCGGCAGACGGTCACAACAACGAACACCAACCGGGAATATCCTCGCAAGACTCGGAAGCCATAGAATTTGTGAAGTCCATCGCCCCCCTTGCCGGGTACTTGGTCACGGGTCAAAACACATCCATGGTGGAGGAGACCAATTTTGGCCATCGCTATGCCCCTCTCCAGAGGCTTACGCTACGGAGGTCCGGCATTTTCAAAGTGATGTCTATCGATCTACTCGACGAGCCCGAGGAAGTCTTCTGCGTAGTGGAACCAACCACGCATTCCTTCGTCCTTGCCAATGGGATTCTCACTGGAAACTGCAGCTACATGGCGGTAGACGACCCCCGTGCCTTCGACGAGGCCGTCTACATAAGCATGTGCGGCGTGGGCCTCGGGTTCTCCGTGGAGCGGCAGTACGTCGGGAAGCTGCCCGTCATCGCCGAGAGCTTCTTCGACGAGCCCACGGTCATCAAGGTCAGGGACTCCAAGATAGGCTGGGCCACCGCGTTCCGCCAGCTCATCGCCCTCCTGTACGGCGGCCTCGTCCCGAAGTGGGACCTCAGCGCCCTCCGTCCCGCGGGCTCCCCCCTCAAGACGTTCGGCGGGCGGGCGTCCGGGCCCGACCCGCTCGACCGGCTGTTCAAGTTCGCCGTCCAGCTTTTCAGGAACGCCGCAGGGCGCAGGCTGACGTCCCTGGAATGCCACGACCTGATGTGCATGGTGGCGGACATCGTGGTGAGCGGCGGGGTGAGGCGCTCCGCCATGATATCGCTCTCCAACCTGTCGGACGACCGCATGCGGAACGCCAAGACCGGCCAGTGGTGGATCGAGAACCCCCAGCGGGCCCTCGCCAACAATTCGGCGGTCTACACGGAGAGGCCGGAGATGGGCATGTTCCTGCGGGAGTGGCTGTCCCTGTACGAGTCCCGCTCCGGCGAGCGGGGCATCTTCAACCGGGAGGCCGCGACCAAGCATTCGGCCTCCAACGGGCGGCGCGAGACCAAGGACATCGACTTCGGGGTCAACCCGTGCGTGGAGATCATCCTGCGCTCCAAGGGCCTGTGCAACCTCACCGAGGCGGTGGCCAGGCCCGGCGACGACAAGAAAATCCTCATGGAGAAGGTGCGCATCGCCACCATCATGGGGACGCTCCAGTCCACCCTCACCAACTTCCGCTACCTCCGCAAGGACTGGCAGAAGAATGCCGAGGAGGAGCGCCTACTGGGCGTCAGCCTCACGGGGATCATGGACAACAAGCTGCTGTCGACCAACGGCCCCGAGCTGGCCTCCCTGCTCGACGACCTCCGCCAGCACGTCATCGAGGTCAACAAGGAGTGGTCGGAGAGGCTCGGCATCCCGCAGTCCGCGGCCGCCACCTGCGTCAAGCCATCGGGGACGGTCGCCCTGCTGGCGAACTCGTCGCCCGGCATACATCCCCGCTACGGGCGCTTCCTGCTCGTCTCCATCCGCGAGGATCGCAAGAACCCCATAGGGCAGTTCCTCAAGCAGGCCGGGGTGCCCAGCGAGCCGGAGGCCAACAAGCCGGACGACGTGGACGTGTTCTACTTCCCCAGCGAGTCGCCCTCGTCGTCCGTCCTCAGGGACGGCATCACCGCCATAGGGCAGCTCGAACTCTACCTGACCTACAAGAAGCACTGGACGGAGCACAACCCCAGCACCACGGTGTACGTCCGGGACCACGAGTGGCTGGACGTGGCGGCATGGGTGTACCGGCACTTCGACACCATCGGCGGCGTGTCGTTCCTCCCCTACTCCAGCCACATATACAAGCAGGCACCATTCGCGGAGGTCACGGAGGCGGAGTTCCGGGAGCGCACGGCGAAGATGCCGGAGCTCGACTGGGCCGGGCTGGCGGAGTTCGAGAAGAACGACCACACCACCTCCATGAAGGAGCCAGCGTGCGGCAACGGTTCCTGCGGGCTATAGTCGCGGAGCCATAGCATTTGGGAGGCATATGGAAACCAAGGTTGTATTCATCCTTACGCTGGTCGGGGGCGAGCAGGTGCAACAGGAGATAGGATGCCCCGACCCGAGGGTGGAGGACTTCATCAAGATCGTGCTGGCCCAGTATGCCCAGATAGGGATGGTGAAGAAGGAAGGGAGCAGGTACACCCTCATCCCTCGCGGCCAGATAGCACGGGTCGAGGCCGAGGTCCCGCTGCTGTCCCTCGCCACCGGGGAGGACACGATGAGGGTGGCTCAGACGTCCAAGGAATTCGGGAAGGCGTTTCCCAAATAGGCTTCAGCACCAAAGGCCACGCTAGTCAGTCCCTCCAAACCGGTGGGTGCCGGGAGCGCCGGAAGCGGCACCGGCACCCATCCCGCACTCGGATTCCTTGCCGAAACCTCCCGGGGCAGTGTATATTGTATTAGGAGGAACCTCATGCCCAAGATTTGCTACCAGGACATCTCGTTCGGGACGGACAAGCTGGCCGCGGTCCGCTACCTCGACGACATCGTCAACGATCCGGACTATGCCGGGCTGAAGCTCACCCTCCGCCAGATATACTACGTCATGGTGTCGAACGACCTGTTTCCCGACACCCGCAAGTACGTCAAGATCCCGGGAACGGACAAGTGGCGGCACGTCCCGCCCGGCGACCCGAAGGGCATCAAGAACGCCACGCCCAACTACAAGTGGCTCGGGGACGTCGTGAACGAGGCCCGGCTCGCCGGGCTGCTCGACTGGGACATCGTCGAGGACCGGACCAGGGAGCTCAAGACCATCGGGCACTGGGACGACCCGTCCGACATCATGGAGTCCGCCGCCAAGAGCTTCAGGACGGACAAGTGGGCGGCCCAGGATTGCCGGGTCGAGGTTTGGATCGAGAAGGACGCCCTCCTGGGCGTCTTCCAGAGCATCTGCGAGACGCAGGACATAGACGTGCCCTACCTTTCCTGCCGCGGCTACACCTCCCAGTCCGAGATGTGGGGGGCGGCCATGAGATTCGTCCGCTACCTGGACGAGGGGAAGTCCGTCCACGTGTATCATTTCGGGGACCACGACCCCTCGGGAATCGACATGACCAGGGACATACAGGACCGCATACGGATGTTCGTCTCCCACCACGTCGGCGAGGACGAGGCGGACAGGGTTGCGATCACGCGGGTCGCCCTCAACATGGACCAAGTCGAAAAGTACAAGCCCGAGAACAACCCCGCCAAGACCACGGACAGCCGGTCGGGGGACTACATACGGAAGTTCGGGGACTCCTCGTGGGAGCTGGATGCCCTCCGGCCCAACGTCCTGGCCGCCCTGGTGCGCAAGAACGTCAGGTCCGTCCGGGACGAGGACCTATGGGAGGCCCAGGTGGAAAAGGAGAACCACGGGCGCGCCGTCATGGAGGTCGCCTCCGGCCATTGGGAGGACCTGGAGAAGCACGCCGCCAAGAAATGGGGCGAAGAGATAGCCAAAAAAATCAAGGAGGGATAAGCATGGGGGTCGCATGGTAATCGAGCTCAAGGAGGTCGTCGTCGATCCCAAAATGAGGGGCCTGTGCAGGCTGCCCTACCCCAACCATCCCAGGGGGTGCCCCAACTTCGGTCACAAGGCGGGCTGCCCGCCTTCCTGCCCGATGTTCGGGGACGCCATCGACCTAGGCAGGCCGGTGTTCGCCATAGTGAACGAGTTCGACCTGGCCGCCCACGTCCTGAGGATGCGGCTCCGCCACCCCGGATGGAGCGAGCGGCAGCTCGTCTGCTGCCTGTACTGGCAGCCGACCGCAAGGAAGCACCTCACGGCCAAGCTGATGGCGTTCCTGGCGGCGCATCCTGACTACGTGTCCGACGCATGCCCGGAGGCCGGTGGGGTCAACGTGACGGAGACGCTCCGCAGGGCGGGGCTGGAGCTGGAATGGCCGCCCGTGAAGGTCGCAAGGCAGGTGGCCCTGGCAGGAATCCCGGCGAAGGGGCGACCCGGGCAGTAAATCGGTTTTCCGGTATTGGATGGGAGGATCGGCGGTGGCTTACCCGGGGGATTTCCTTATCGGCCTCCGGGGTTCCACATCGCCAGGCGGTCGGCGGCCCTCTCTGGGAGGCTGGAGGCTCATACACCCTCGGCGCTGGTTCGACTCCGGCAGGGCCGCCGAGACCGCTTCGGGAACACGGTCCCGGACGGTCTGGCCATAAAATGAGAACGCGACAAATGGATCACCAATCTCCCGAAAGGAAAAAGAGGACAATGCCCAAGACCAAGGAGCAGGCATACGACGACCAGATCAACCCGCTGATGGCGAAAATCATCGACATATGCAAGAAACACAAGATCGCCATGCTCGCCAATTTCAGGCTCGGAGAAGACCTGTTCTGCACCACAGCGCTCCTCGCGGCCCCCCATTCCCCAAGCCAGGGCCAGCTCGACGCCTACGAGTGCCTGAAGCCGGAGCCAGCGTTCGCGATGGCCGAAACGATTGAAGAGAAGCCGGACGGATCGAAGCGCATAACGCTTCGAAGGATCAGCTAGGGAGGGGCGAAGCATGGACGCCAAGCTGCACGAGGAGTACCGCAGGCTGATGGCGGAGCATTTCCGGGCCACCGCGCACATGTCCATGACCCGGGAGGGCTGCCCGACGTACCTGGCGCTGAAGGCGCTGGGGCCGGGCATCGTGCCGTTCCTGATAGAGGACCTGCGCAAGGACGACATCGACTCCGGCTGGTGGATCGACAACAACTTCTGCATCCACGCGGCGTTCCACCTCCTGTGGGGATGGGCCGACGATCCGCCCGTCCTCAGGGAGGACGAGAAGGGGCGGGTGGACCTGATGCGGCTCCGCTGGCTGGGCTGGGGGGCCGAGCACAACCTGTGACCCCCTGGCCAGGGCACTCTTTTCGCAAGGCGCAAAAATTCCTCGGCATTTCCAAACCACGCGGTATTATGTAGGCGGATGAAAGACGGAAACCCAATCGCAGAGCACAAGCCAAACACCCAAAGGAGGCAGTCATGACCGAAAGCAGCGGCAGTCGCAAGTTTGCACTCAAAGCAGTCAGATTGTTGTTGACCATCGCATTGTTCCTGGCAGCCCTGGCACCAGCCATGGCGATTTCGCAGACCTATACCTACACGTACACCGGCGACCAGTTTTGGTACGTGGGGGGCTGGGGGCTTGGCGGGGTCAGCGGCTACTTCACCCTGTCGTCCCCGCTCAAGTCGAACCGCACCTACAGTCTTGAGCCCGATACGCTGCCTGGAGGCACGATCATCGACTACAGCTTTACGGACGGGAGGACTGTGTGGGACTTGGCCAATTTCGTCGCTGGTCCCGACGCCTTCGGGGTCGTCAGCGTGTTTTCCCTGACCACCGACAAGGACGGCATCCAATATTGGGACTTCAACATCGACAACTACACCGGCCCGATAATCGGCTGGCCCTGTCCTGGGTACCCATATTGTTCCGGTGGGTTCGTAACGACCAAATGGGAAGGCCAGCCCGGCGACGGCGACGGCACCAACGTGTACGGCAACTACAACGGCTGGAGCAGCTACCCGAACTACTGGACCGGGCTCGGGACCTGGACCGGGGACGTCTCGTCCACGCCGGAGCCCGCCAGCCTCGGCCTCGTCGGCATGGGCCTCCTGGGTATCGCGGGAGTCCTGCGGCGGAAATGAGCCGGAAGAACCCGACTGCAAGGGGCTGGCTTCCGGGCGGAAAGCCAGCCCATGAAGATTTCCCGCGATTTTTCGACTACGGGAGGTATTATATGGACGAGGGAACATGAAGGCACTGGCCATAGGACGCGAAGAATGCATAGCAGCGGCGGAAGCCGCTGCCGTGTGCGGGAGTGGCATGGTCGAGGGCGATATTCGGCCCTCGGACGGAGGGATTGGGTAGGAAGAGGCCAATCCAAGGTTCCGAGGGCGCTGGGAGGTTTCCAGCGCCTTTTACATTTTTGGGGGGATTTACTGGGGTGCGGCGAGCGGCCAAAGCCTCCTGTCCTACAAACAGGCATATCGTGGGTTCGAATCCCACCCCCAGTACCAAGTTTCGGGCGGGCGTAGCTCAGCGGTAGAGTGGGGCCTTGCCAAGGCTCAGGTGGGGGGTTCGACTCCCCTCGCCCGCTCCAGGTTCGTGGGATGTTTTGGCGTCTGCGCAAGTCGGCCACGTCCGAATAAAGCAATGACCCGAGGCATCCCGTGGGCTCGTAGCCGAGCGGGAAGGCGCTGCACTTGCAATGCAGAGGTCGGGGGTTCGACTCCCTCCGGGTCCACCAAGCTTTGAGCGGGACTGGTATATGGGTTGTGCCCTGGCCCTCCAAGCCAGAGAAACGGGTCCGAGTCCCGTGTCCCGCTCCATTTTCGTGGGCCCGTAGCTCAGCCGGGAGAGCGCATGGCCGGCAGCCATGAGGTCGGGGGTTCGAGCCCCCCCGGGTCCACCAAGGTTCGGCATCTGGCGGCCCGGCCTGCGGGTCGGGTGCTGGGTCAAGTCGGATAAAGCGAGCGTCCCAGCGCTTCCGGATACCACGTCCGGGCAGGGGGCCAAAGCTATCCCGGCCTTGCCGCCAGTCTTTCGGTCTGTTAGGGGAGCCTGGTCGTCCCCGCTGACCTGTCACGTCAGAGACCACGGGTCCGAATCCCGTACAGACCGCCAAATTTCGTGCGGCCTTATGCCAGCGGTAGACGCCTTCCCTGACACGGAAGGAGCGACAGGTTCGACTCCTGTAGGTCGCACCATGGGAGCGTAGCTCAATTGGGAGAGCGCGGCGCTCGCAACGCCGAGGCAGAGGGTCCGAATCCCTTCGCTTCCACCAAGTTTTCGGCCTGTTCGTCTACCGGCTAGGATCCCAGGTTCTCAACCTGGGGAAGGGGGATCGACACCCCCACAGGCTACCAAAATCCGGGTCCTTGGCATCGCCGAGGGCGACCCAACCAGCCGTCCGAGGAGGTGCCGAGAGATGGGTTCTTTCTTTGAGTTTTGCAGGGAGCTGTATCACGTCCAGCCGGTCAGGCTGTTCGACCGGATCACCCAGTGGATAGTGGTGGGGTGGCTCATCGCCCACACCGCAAGCTGGGTGGTGGTGGAGTTCTGCCGCCTGGGAAGGGCCACGCAGCTCAAGCTCAGGAGGATTTTCCAACAGGACGTGGCGGAAGAATAGGGAGTGCCCATGTATTGGGTCGTCGCATCCGGTTATCTCCTGGCCTTTTTGGCCGGGCTGTGGTTCATCACCAAGCCGCGCGGCTGGTGGTTTGGCGTGGACCCGAAGTAGGTTTTGGCACCCGTGGCCAAGCGGCAAAGGCGGAGGCCTGCAGAGCCTCTAATCGGGGGTTCGAGTCCCTCCGGGTGCTCCAGTTGGGGCGATGAAGGCTGGCAAGGAGCGGCCGGACAGAGTCTCCTTGGAGTTCCGGCGCAGCGGATCGGGGCAGGAGAGAAACCGAGTGGCCGCGCAGTCGGCAGTCTTCGTGGCTGCCGTTGGCCTGTTGCCGAACGGCATCGGCCATCGCCTCGTTTTACCGTCGAAGACGAAGCATCGAGTCCCCTGGCTTTCAACCAGGGCATTAGCGGGTTTGAGCCCCGTCGACGGTACCATTTTCGGGCGGGAGCGAATGTGCCGCCCTTCGGGGCGGCTTTATAGGCTGATGTCCCGCCCGTTATTTTGCCCGGCGAAGTTTGCGGCCGAACGAGCGGTCTTATAAACCGCATAAGCTCCAGATTAGAGCATGGATCGGGTTCGACTCCTGACGCCGGGACCAAGTTGCTTGGCTTTTCGTTGTATCATACAACTGTGGGGGCGTTCCGGTTTCGACGGGAGCGCTCGTGTCCAGGAGGCACGCCGGGGGACCATGCCGCCCGCAACAGGGATGGAAAGTACAGACGCAAAACCACTTGCTATGTACGCAATGGCCTAGAGACATCTGGGCCACGCCTCCCCCTCCAGGCTCGCATGCAGGGGACGGGGCGTTGATATGGCGAGAGTAGCTCCGGCGAAGCTTGCAGGCCGGGGCGAATTTCCGAAAGTTAGCCAGCGTCCTTGCATCGCCCGGTACCTTGGGGCGCTGGCGAAGGCAGTGGAACCGGGACAAGCGTGTAGTCTCCTGATCGTGGGACTCCTCGGACGGGGGTTCGACTCCCCCCGCCTCCACCAGATTCCGTGATCCCTGGTATTTGACTGGAGGGTATACGAAAATGGACAATGCAAGCAGGGCATCCGCTGCGGACTTGGTGAAGCGCCTCTACAGGACCGAGGAGCCGATCTTCGAGGCCCGGCTCAGGGCGTCGTCCGCGGGCAGGTACGACGACGACGTGTCGGTCGCTGTCTCGCTCCCCGCCGAGCGCAGGATATCGTTCCGGCTCAAGGAGGCCCCCGAGGGAGGGGACGGCACGCCGTGCTTCCCGCCCGGCCCCGACTTCGAGCTCCTGTCCCTCGGCATCGGGGACATCAAGCGGATGAGCCCGCTGGTCCGCAGGATGTTCGCCCCGGGAGGGCGCGGGACGTGCGCGGGGGTGTACCTGGACCCCGACCTCGCGCTCAGGGAGATGGCCAATTGGGCCTCGTGGTACGAGGAGGGGGTCAGGCAGGGGGAGTTCCAGGCAGCCTAGCTTGTGGACCAGGCAACCGCCGCCCCGTGAGGGGGGGAGGAAAGTCCGAACTCCATAGGGCAGCATGCGGGGTAACGCCCCGGCACGCCGCAAGGCGTGACAACCAGCGCCACAGAGACGAGCCGGTTAGGTCCGGAGTGAAACGCGGCAAGCTTCATGCGGAGCAATCGCAAATAGGAGGGGAGGGCCTGCCCGGCCCGCATCACCCTCGGGTAGCGAGCTTGAGGCGGCCGGCGACGGCCGTCCCAGACGAATGGTTGCCACCTCGCAAGAGGGACAGAATTCGGCTTACCGGTCCACGAATTTTTCGGTATTGTGCTTCGGGAGGAAACGGACATGACAAAGATGACGATCAACGAGGGGCTCACGTGGGCGAAGACGCTGGCCGAGCGGCACGCCGAGCTCCAGGGCCTGCGCAACGAGAACTCCGCCGCACGGACGACCTATCGCGGACTGAAGGGCGACACGCCGGAGAAGGTCGAGCCGACGTACGACGTCGTGGCCCTGGACAGGCTCATATCCAACATCGCCCGCGAGCGCCGGAAGCTGGACATGGCCATCAAGGCGACCAACGCCGTGGCGGCCATCAAGGGATACGAGCCCAACGAGGACGTCCTCGGCGAGCTCGTGCCGGCCAAGAAGGAGTAGGCAGCCAAGTTGACGGGGGCCGCCCGGAAGAGCGCGGCTAGTCGGAAAGCCTTACCTGGCCTCCGACGATAAAGATAGTCGGCAGGGTTACACTGCGGGCGTGAGCCTGTTAGGGAACTGTTGGTTGTCGGTGGTTGGTGGTTCGTTTTCGCCGTTGATGATGGTTGGTAGTCCACCACGCCGCTGACCGGCGTTGGCCCCCGGCCCAAATCTTGACTGCCGCGCCCTTAAATAGAAGCGGGGGTAATTCAGCGGTAGAATGCCAGCTTCCCAAGCTGGACGTCGCGGGTTCGATCCCCGTCCCCCGCTCCATTTTTTGACTTTCAGTATTATATGGTAGAGGCATCTACCATTAAGATTGAAGATATAGTGGTTCCCGACATTTGTCCAGTCCTGGGGATTCCTTTATATTTATCTAGGGGTAAAGCGGGTCCAAACTCTCCTTCTTTGGATCGCATCAACAACAGTAAAGGGTATATTTCAGGAAACGTGTTTGTCATCTCATATCGTGCCAATGTTCTTAAAGGAGATGCAACCATTGATGAGGTGAAAATGGTATTAGACTACATGGAGAAGAACAAGTGAAGGCACAGCTACTTTCAGATTTACATTCTGAATTCTACCCAGACCCGGTCAGGTTCCTCAAGACCATCCCCTTCGAGCCGAACCTCGATTTCCTCCTCCTTCCCGGGGACCTCGTCGTCCCCTGCCGACAAAGCCCCCAAGCCATCAAGGACGTGCTGGGCTTCCTTTCCAGCAAGGCCAGGCACGCCGTGTTCGTCGCGGGAAACCATGAGTACTACGGCGGCTCCAAGGAGGAGGCGGAGGCCGTCCTGTCCGAGGCCATGCCCCCGAACTTCCACTGGCTGCGGAACGGCGACGAGACCGTCGAGGGCGTCCGTTTCTTCGGGGGCACCCTCTGGTTCCCGCTCGACAAGGAAAACTGGTACCACAGGCACAAGCTCAACGACTTCTCTCAGATAAGGGGGTTCGCCGACTGGGTCTATACGGAGAACGGGGCCTTCCAGGAGGCCGCGTGGAGGCTCGTCCGGGAGGGCACGGTCGTGCTGTCCCACCACGTCCCGTCCATCCTGGCCATCCATCCGCGCTACAGGGACGACAGGGAGAACCTCAACCGGTTCTTCGTCTCGGACCTCACGAGCCTGATCCTGGAGAAGCAGCCGAGGCTGTGGGTGTACGGGCACACCCACCTCCCATACGACCGCACGATGGGCGGGACCAGGGTCGTCGCGAACCCGTTCGGCTACCCCCACGAGAACAGGCTGTCCGCCTACCCCCCGGTCGTGGCGGACGTTCCGGGATCGCCATCCGGCGGTATTTGCAGCCTGTAGGGACAGCATGGTCACGCACCTGATCCTGGCCGGAAGCTACGAGCAGTACTGCCACTGGCTCGACCTGCGCCAGCCGTGGGCCAGGCCGGAGACGGCAAGGTACGTGCCCGGCCCGGAGTCCCTGCGGGGCCTCCAGGCCGACAAGGACCACACCTACGTGCTGATCAAATACGGCACCTGGCGGGAGCGCGCCGATGCCGAGGCCATAAGGGGATATGCCGAGTCCCATGGCTTCTTCGAGAGGTGAGGGATGACCCCAGACATGTTCGCCGCCATCGTCAGGAAATACGGGACCCTGCTCCCGTGCGGGGAATACGAGATTTCCGTATCCTCCGCCGAAGTCGCTGACCTGCGGGCCCGGATGCCCAGGAGCGTGGTCAGGGAATACCAGAGCCTCGTGCGGAACGCCACCTTCTTCCGCCTGTTCCAGCAGCCTCTGATCATCGACTGCGCCGCCGTGCCCGCCGAGGCCGAGCCCCCCGCCGCCCCCGTCCCCCCCACGGAGGCCCTTCCCGACCCGACCGTCCCCTAGTCCCGCGTCTTTTCGTTCCCTATTCAGGGAGGACCATGCGCAACCCGCTCCTTTGCAAGAAGGCCGACGGGCCCGCCGCCGTCGGCAGGCTCGACGGGCTTGCCGCACAGCTATGGAAGGCCATCTTTGCCGGGGGCGGGGACGCCCGCGCCGCCTTCCTGGAGGCCTACCCCAAGCTCAAGGAGCTGCTCCTCGGCGTCTATGCCTCCCTCCCCCCATCCGCCGCCCGCCTGCAAAGGGACGTGGGCCTGGCCAAGCGGGACGTTTCCGGCTCGAAGGAGTCCGCCCGCTCCGGGGACTACGAGTCCGCCATGGCGCTCCAGCGCGCCGCCATGCTGAAGCTGAGGGGGGTCCTGGACGTCCTGGCGGGCAGGAAGGTGGCCTATGGCTACGACATCTCCGGCGAGCTCGGGGAGATGTTCCACGGGTCCGAGGAGATAGCCAACCGGGAGAACCAGAAGCACATCGACGACACCGCCCAGCCGTTCGAGCAGCACGAGACCCCGAAAAATCCAGCCAACCTGTCGCGGGACTACCTTGCGGAAAGGGACTACCCGGCTCTGGCAAACATCAAGAACAAGAAGGTATGCTGGCCCCCGAGGACCAGGTAGGCCCCGCCTTGCGGCAAACCAAGTATTGAGACGGCATGGTCAACTTCAGCGTGTGCCTGATAGGGAAGAACGCGGAGAGGACGCTCCCGCGGCTGATCGCCTCGCTGGGGGGGTTCCTGGGACGGGGGGGCGAGGTGGTCCTTGTGGACACGGGATCCACGGACGGGACCGTGGAGGTTGGCAGGGCCGCAGGGTTCTCCGTCCATTGCGTGGGGGACAAGTTCATGTTCGACATGCCCCCCGGCATCGCGGACAAGATCAATGCCCGGTTCGTTGTGGAGGGGGAGGCCCCGATAGTCCGCCAGGGGGACAGGCTGTTCAACTATGCCGCCGCCAGGAACCATTCCGCCTTCCTGGCCACGAACGACGTCGTCTCGATGCCCGACTGCGACGAGCAATTCTCCGTGTGCGACATCGACGCCATCGAGGAGGCCGTCAGGCGGGGCTACGAGCAGATGGAGTTCCACTTCGTCTTCTCGCACTACCCCAACGGCCAGCCGGCCGTCCAGTTCAAGCAGTGCAAGATGTACGACCGCAGGAAGATGCGCTGGCAGGGAATCGTCCACGAGGTCCTGGTGGGCGAGGCCGAGCGCACCTACCTCCCCCCGAGTGTCCTCCTCCTGGAGCACTTCCAGTTGCCCGACAACGACCCGCACAGGGACCGCTACCTCGCCGGGCTGGCGCTCGACTGCTACCTCAACCAGGGCAACGACCGGAACTCCCACTACCTCGGGCGCGAGCTCCTGTGGAGGGGAAGGCCGAAGTCCGCCATCAAGGAGCTGGCCCGCCACGTCGCTATGAACCGGTGGGCGCAGGAGAGGGGCCAGTCGCTGGTGTTCATCGGGGACGCATGGATGGCGCTCGGGGAGGAGGGGAAGGCACTCGACTCCTGGCACAGGGCGTTCCTGGCGGACGGGACGCGCAGGGAGCCGCTGCTCCGCCTCGCCGACCATTACTGGAGGAAGAACGACCCGCAGAAGGTCGCCTGCTACTGCTCGGCGGCCCTGGAGATACCCCCGAACGACTGCTACTGCAACCTCGGGGCGCACTACACCTACGAGCCGCACGAGAAGCTGTACTGGGCGCTGTGGTGGCTCGGCGACAAGGCGCGGTCGAAGGAGCACTACGACAAGGCGTTCGCCTACGACCCGGCCAACCCGAAGTACCAGGCTGAAAGGCAGTTCTACTATCCCCGGGACTACGAGTACAAGGACCAGGGCATCGAGGGGTGGATGAGCATCGGCGAGCTCAACTGGCTCTACGAGAAGGCCAAGGGGATGGACAGCGTCCTGGAGCTGGGGAGCTGGAAGGGGAGGAGCACCCACGCCCTGCTGTCCGGGTGCAAGGGCACGGTGACGTGCGTCGACACCTTCCAGGGCTCCGTGGACCCGAGGGACCAGACCAACGCCATGGCGAAGGCGGAGGACATCTTCGCCACGTTCACGAAGAACGTCGGGCACTTCAAGAACCTCGAAGTCCTGCGCATGACGAGCCGCGAGGCCGCCGCCAAGTGCGCCGTCGAGGGGCGCAGGTTCGGCATGGTGTTCATCGACGCCGGGCACACCAAGGAGGAGGTCAAGGAGGACATCGGGCTGTGGCGGGACATGGCCGATGTCGTCCTGTCGGGGCACGACTACCTCCCCGGCACCTGGATGGGCGTCTGCGAGGCGGTGGACGAGTGTGTCCCGGGGACGGAAAAGTGCGAGAGCATCTGGTTCAAGGAGACGAGGTCCGAGCCGCCCGACAGGATTCCCAGGCGCATCTTCACCGTCTGGCTCTCCGAGGACGGAAGCATGCCGGACCTCGTGAGGAAGTGCATCGCCAGCCAGAGGGCGGTCGAGGGATACGAGCACCACGTCATCGGACTGGGCGACTGCCCGAAGGGCATCCCCTACCTGGACGCCGCCATCGGGGCCAAGAAATGGGTCAAGGCGTGCGACTACGTCCGCATACACGAGCTGATCGAGCGGGGCGGCATATACTGCGACGCCGACGTGGAGATCCTCCCCGGCAAGGATTTCCGCGGGCTGCTCCGCCGCTCGCTGTTCGCTGGGCGGGAGGAGAACGGCTTCGTGTCCACCGCCGTCATGGGGGCGGAGCCGGGGCATCCGCTCCTCAAAGCGCACCTGGAGGAGGTCGTAGCCAAGTTCAGGGGGGACGACGACAAGAACTTCGAGTCCTCCCTGGAGATCATCACCCCCCGCATCCTGGCCGCCGCCAGCAAGGACGAGGGCATCCTCGTGTGCATTCCGGAGGTCTTCTACCCCTACAACCACCAGACCGGCAGGACCAACGTCACCAGCCATAGCATTACCTTCCACCATTTCCTGAAGTCGTGGGTCAAGGAGCCCGGGTCCGCCAGCCTGGGCAGGGCCCCCATACCCAGGAGGATCTTCAACATATGGCTGTCCGAGGACGGGGGCATCCCGCCCGCCATGGGGAAGTGCCTGGCCACGCAGAGGGCGATGGGGGGGTACGAGCACCAGGTCCTCACCCTCAAGGACCTGCCCAGGGGAATCCCCTACATGGACGCCGGTGTGGCTGCTAAAAAATGGGTCAACGTCTCGGACTACTGGCGGCTCCACGAGCTGGCGGAACGCGGGGGAATCTACTGCGACCTGGACGAGGAGGTCCTTCCCGGCAGGAGCTTCGACGACATGCTGGGCCATTCGCTCTTCGTGGGCACGGGGGAGGACGGATGGGTCGGGAACTCCCCCATCGGCTCGATCCCGAACCATCCTTTGATCCGGGAGCAGATGAGGCTCATGGAGAGCAAATTCAAGGGGGACGAGGACTTCCCCTTCGCGGCCGCGACGGAGGTCTTCACCCCCCTGGTAAAGGAGGGCGGGAGCGGGCATCCGGGCGTGGCGGTCTATCCCCCGGAGTACTTCACGCCCTACAACCACCGGACTGGCACCATCAACGTCACCCCCAACACGAGGCTCTTCCACCACTGCATGAAGTCGTGGGTCGACGCCGCCCACTACAGCAAGAAGGACTACCTGCCCCGCGTCGCCTTCGTCATCCCCGCCCTGGGAAGGCCGGAGGGGTTGAGGCGGTGCGTGGACTCGATAGATGGGCTGTACTACCCGAAGCACCTCGTCACGATCCTGGTGGACGGCACCACCGACACCGTGCCCGTGAAGGTCAACCGGATGTGCAGGGCCGCCGAGGCCGCCGCCTTCTTCTTCGCCGCCGACGACGTGGAGTTCTCCGACCCGTGGTGTCTCTACCGGGCGGCGCTGTCGTCAAGGGAGCACGGGCTCGTGGCGGTCAACACGGGCCCCCTGCTCCCGGACGGGGGAAACGCCTGTGAGCACTTTCTCATCCGCAAGGACCTGTTCGACAGGCTCGGGGAGGTCTTTTCCGAGAGATTCCACCACGTGGGGTGCGACAACCTCCTCTGGGCCAAGGCGTCGAGGCTCGGGGAGGCGTTCAGGGACGAATCCGCCAGGCTGACCCACCACCATTTCACCAAGGGGGCCTCGATGGACGAGACCTACCGGAAGGGGTGGTCGCAGGTCGAGCGGGACCGTGCCGTGCTGAAAGAGGAGCTGGAAAAGCTGGATAAAGCATAACTCCTTTGTTTTCTTATTCCAACCATAAATATACCGACTACGCATCCCATAGGTGAGGGGACGTTCTAGTTGGCCATCCTTTCGAATGGAACTCAATGCTGGGCAACGACGCCCGACATCTCCGTCCCTGCCGACTCGCCATAAGCCGTTCCGCCTAAGGAGGCAAACCAAATGGGCAGCGTATATTCTGCAGGTCTAAGTATTCCAATCAACGGTAGCTTTTCGGAAAGCGGGCTACTTCAGTTTTCAACTACTCCCATGTCCTGGAGGGGGTATCTGACCTACCCCAAGTACTCCGTCGTGAGCTATGGCGGGCTTCTTTGGGTATCGACTATGGACAGCAACTTAGGCAACGTGCCCGATCCCGGAGCAAATCTGCTGGGTCCATGGTTCCCAATCCCCAACGCTCTGAGTAGCGAGGGAACGCTCCTGATTGCGGTCACTGAGTGGACAGACTATACCTACAACTTGTACGAAGTAGTGATGTACCAAGGAAATGCATACATATCCACCATCGACGGCAATCAGGGTTGTACCCCCCCAGCGGCTTGCTGGCTGCAGCTTACAGGGGCCACCGTTATACCTACTCCATTTCTGGATTCTTTCTATCCCTACATGAACGTCATTACCTGGGTCCCACCAGCGTACAGTCCTACTACGACCTACGGCTCGGGCAACGTTGTATCGTACAATGGAGACACGTTCGTTTCGGTGCGGTTTAACAACATAGGGAATGCCCCCCCTGACGGAGCGATGTCAGGAATTGCTGGTCTTGTGGGCTCCTTCTTCATGGGTGAGTGGTCGTCCACAATCACCTACGTCACCGGGCAGATGGTTTCCCACAACTCGTCAATCTGGCAGGCGCTTACAGCCAGCACCAACTCCGTTCCCTCGGCAGGCAATACTAACTGGGGGAGCATGGGGGCATCGGGCGCATTTAAGGGCTCGTGGGCATCGGGCAATGCTTACACCGTTGGGCAGGTGGTGAGCTTCCAGAGCCAGTATAGCTGTGATGTCTACGGCTGCCTTACCAACAACTCCAACGAGGAGCCCGACAAACAGCCCACCTACTGGGCAAATCTGTGGCAACCTGTCCAGTCCTGGATACCCTTTGGTTCCACTGTCGTTCATGGCATAGCAAGCACCCCTCTCTGGCAATGGGACCCCACAGTTTCCTACAGTAAATTCAGCATGGTAGTCTGTGGCGGCTCCCCGTGGATCGCAACGGTGGGCGCTAACATCACTCATGCGCCCGGTTCCGACAGCTATTGGTTTCCGCTCATATATTCTGCCGCGGCACTCCAGGGCGGCGGCCTTTCGATTGGGACGGCAATTCCCGCCGTTGGCACCCATTTCTTTGCTCAGCGAGGAAGCAATCCTCCGGTGGCCATCACGACCACGGGCAATCTGGGGGTCGGCACGGCCGACCCCTCCATGTCCGGCCAAGTCGGCTCCCGGCTCACCATCAGCACCTCGACCGACGCCGCAACCGGGCTTTCCATTTTCACCGGCAGCGCCAAGCGCTTCGCTCTCAACACTCAGTCCTCGGGAGGGTTCTTATTTTATGACGGCCAAGGCGCGGTTTGGAACCCCGGGCTATCGCAAGTCGGCGGCAACGTCGGCATCGGGACGACCACCCCGCACTCGAAGCTGGCCGTAGCGGGGCTGCCCGCATACGCCAACAACGCGGCGGCGATCACGGGAGGGCTGGCGGCCGGGGACTTCTACCGGACGGGCGGCAACCCGGACTACGTCTGCGTCGTCCACTAGCCATCCGTATCGTAATCCCGTCGCGTTCCGACCGGATTCAGGCGGCAGGGCCCCTCGGGGCCTTGCCGCATTTTTTTGCTTCCTTCGTCCCAAATCTCGCCTATTGCCTATCTTTTTTAGTGGCACAAGCTCCTCGTATCGAGGTAACGCGGAAGGACGGTATTGTCGATCATGAAGGACGCCGAGGGATTCCCGCTCAAGGTGGAGGTCGAGACCATCCAGCCGTCCGTGCGCTTCTCAGACGCCCGCAAGGAGCTCGCCTCCGAGGGGAAGAGGTTCACGAGCAAGGCCCTGCGCCGGATCAGGTACCCCGACCTGCACCTCTGCTGCATCGGCAGCGCCCGGTCGGCGGCATGCTCGCCCGCGCTCGTCCGCAGCGAGAAGGAGCGGCGCATCGGGCGCTTCCTGTCCCTTGCCCCGGATGAGCTTGGCCAGGCCGAGAGGTGGCTCAGGGCGGAGGGCATGCTGGAGGACGTGGCGGAGGAGATGTCCTCCAGGTCCTCCCCCTCGTGGGACCGCCTCAGGCCCAGGCAGAAGCTGGCCTTCAAGCTGATGTGCATCTACAACCACATGGACTCCCCCGAGGAGAGGATATTGGAGGCCGTAAGGCTCCTCAAGGAGTCCGCGGGCGACGGCATCCCTGCCGGGACGTGCTCCTCCCTGTGCTCCGCTCTGACGTCCCTGGCGAGGAAGTACGTGGGGATGGAGGAGGACGAGAAGGGCAGGATCGAGGGCCCGGAGTTCCGGGACGGCATATGGAAGGCCATGGAGGAGGTCCTGGACCTGCTTCCCAAGGAGGAACAGGCCGTAGTCCTGCGCGAGCAGGTGAATGGCTATGGCTGCACGAGCGACTGCTTCCGCCCCGTCGTTTTCTAAAAGTAGCCAAAAACCCCCCTTCAAAGTCATTTTTCGGTGTATTATACCCATGAGGACAAAATCCCATGGGGGACCCCCTAGCCGTCCAGGAAGCCCGAGAGACTTGCAGGAAATGGCTGTCGCTGATAGAATCCAAGGAAATCAGGGATCATTTCCCGTTCGACAGCATCCGTCCTGCGCAGGAGGCCGCCCTCAAGGCGGTGGAGCGGGCGTACCTGGAGAACAAGAAGTACGTCGTCCTTGAGCTTCCCACGGGCTCCGGGAAGTCCGGGCTGGCCATAGCGGCGGGGTCGTGGGCCCGGGTCATGGCACCTGGCGGGTGCTATGATGCCGGGACGTACATCCTGTCGCCGCAGAAGACCCTCACCGAGCAGTACCTCGGGGACTTCGGCGGCATGGGCCTCGTGGAGCTGAAGGGCAAGTCCAACTACACCTGCGGCTACTACTATCCGGTGGAGGAGGGCGGCGAGGAGATGGACTGCGAGGCGGCCGACTTCATGTACGAGGAGCACGCCCAGCCGGGGGGGTGCCACGGGTACAAGGTCGCCAAGAAAATCTTTTGCTCCAGCCCCCTGGGCGTGACCAACTTCGCCTACTACCTCGCGGAAACGTCCTTTTCGGGGCAACTCAGGAACCGCTCCATGCTCGTCCTGGACGAGGCGCACGGCACCGAGCAGCACATACTCGGGATGGCCAACACCGAGGTCACCCGCTGGCGATGCGAGGAAGTGGGGATAGACTTCTGCTCCGTCCCCTTCGTCAAGCCCGACGCCGAGGGCATGGGGGTGGCGCTCGACTGGCTCAAGCAGGAGTTCCAGCCCGCCGTCCTCGTTGCCGTGCAGAAGCTCCAGATGGAGGCGGAGGGCCTGCGCGACACCATGAAGAAGGAGGCCGCGAGGCTCAGCAAGAAGGCGAGCGGCCTGGAAAGGTACCTCGGGCAGCTCGACATGTTCCTCAAGTCCGAGGACCGCAAGGGATGGATGGTATGGTCCGAGTCCGAGACTACCAAGTGCCCGGAATGCCGGGCCAAGCTCCGGCCCGGGACGACGAAGTGCTGGAAGCGGGAGTGCGGGGCCAAGATTCCCCTCCTGCCCGCCAAGATGATCATCAAGCCCCTGACCGCCACCCTCTTCGCCGACAAACTCCTGTTCTCCAAGGCCGAGAAGGTCGTCCTGATGAGCGCCACCATCCTGGACTTCGGCACCTTCCTGCGGAACCTGGGCATCGACAAGGACGACGCGGTGTGCGTGGCCCTCCCGAGCGACTTCCCGGTGGAGAACCGCCGCATCCTCTACCGCCCAGTCGCCAACATGAGCGCCAAGACCATCGACCAGTCCCTCCCCCTGGTGGCCGCGGAGATAGAGAGAATCCTGAGGAAGCATGCCAACGATAAGGGGATCATCCACACCCACACCTACAAGATCACCAAGTACGTCGTGCAGTACCTGCGGGACCACGGGCTCGGGGACCGCGTGCTGACGCACGAGGAGGGGGTGAAGGGGGACAGGGAGAGGATCGTGGCGGAGCACATCGAGAAGGTGGGGGTGCCGACCGTCATCATATCGCCCTCGATGACCGAGGGGCTGGACCTGAAGGACGACCTCAGCCGGTTCAGCATCGTGGTGAAGGTCCCGTACGAGTTCCTGTCGAACTACGTGAAGGCGCGCATCGCCCTCGACCCGGAATGGTACGACTGGACCACGGCGCTCCACCTGCAGCAGGCCACGGGGCGCTCCAACCGGCACGTCGGCGACAAGGCCACCCACTACATCCTGGACGCGGCGTTCGGCTACTTCGTCCAGAAGGCCGGGAAGATGTTCTCGCCCTGGTGGGCCGAGTCCCTGATGTTCCCGGGGGAGTACGAGGTGGATTGGTAAGGATATGAGACCATCCTATAGATTATCCGTGCTTCGCTTGCTTGCCGATTCCGGCAGCATAATGCCCCATGTCGGGCACTACCTGCTCGAATCCGGGAGCAAGTCCAAGGGATCATACGTCCTGAAGAATGTTCGGTGGGGAACCGTCTACGAGCTTTTGAATAATGGTCTGATACAGCACGGAGACCACGACGACTACGAAATTTCCGATCGCGGAAGGCTCTTGGTGGAGAAGGGCCAAGGAGGAGGCACGCCATGAAGACGCTGGGCATTTCCAGGACGATACGCAGGAGGCTGCCGGGCGGGTGGTTCGTCAGCATAGGCCCGTCGGGCTTGGCGTTCCGCCAGAGGCGGCAGAAGGTGTTGTTCTTCATTTCGTGGAGAGAAGCCGGACATCGTGCGCAGTTCCTGTATTCCCAGGGACCGCCGGAAGGCCTGTTGTCGGAGAAGGAAGCATCCTCTCTCCTGCCCGACTCCCGCCAGATTCCGATGTTCGGGTTCTCGCCCGACCATCACGATGCGGCGAAGAACTGATGCGCAAGTTCCGCCCCAGGTATCCGAGGCCGCAGGACGTCGCCCAGGTCAGGGCGGTGCTTGAGCGCTCCGTTCCGATGGACGGGCCCATGCGGATGGGATGGAGGGAGTCGAACAAGCTCGTCCCCAACTGGCGGTTCCTGGCCGCCACGGGCGGAGTCGAGTGGGTCGTGGATGTGTACTGCGGGGGATACTGCTACGTGTCGGTCGGGAGGTCCACCGAGACCGTCAGGTCCATCCCGGCAGTAATAAGGTTCTTGAGGACGCACTTGGCGGCGAGGGGGCAGCATGTCTGAGAAACTGGCGGAAAAGGAAGGCGAGAAGTGCGGGGTCTGCGGGGAGACGCTGCGGAAGGTCGAAATCTACTGTCATGGTGCGAAGGAAAGAAAGGAACCCCAGCCCACTATCCTGGCATGTAGGTGCCTCCATCCGGGGGACCTGATGTGCAACTGCGGGAACCCGTGCTTCAGCGTATTCTAAAAAGGGGGCAGTCCATGAGATATGGGATGATGGTTGTCGTTGCCTGTTTTATCCTGTTTTGCGTTTACGGGCTGGTCCTCGACCTTCGCATGGGCGACGACGAGGTCCTGGCCCAGCGGAAGGCGTCCGCCAGGCGCTGGGGGATGGAATGGGTCGATGTCGAAATCCGTGGGAGGGACAAATGAAAAAAGAAGAAAAGACCGTGCCGGTGATGGCCAACAGGGCCCCGTGGAACGAGCTGGTGCTCTCCGGGAAGCGGAAGGTCAAGACGATCAGCTTCAACTGGAAGCACCGGGGGCCGATCCTGCTCTACACGTCGTCGAACCGCGTCGACGACTGGGGGTGGGCGGACTACAAGCTGCGCAAGAAGGTCGCCGACGTCCCGGTCGGGGCCATCGTCGGCTCCGTCGTCGTGAAGGACGTGGTGCCGGTCGAGGAGCTGCCGCAGAGCTACTTCGACGACGACCCGAACCTGTACGGCAGCACGGGGCAGGCGTACGTGGCCATCATGGGGAGCCCGAGGCGCTTCGGGAAGCCCGTCCCGTTCAGGCCCCCGCAGGGGGCCATCAGGGTCTTCCGGGCACCGGAAAGGCTGCTGGCCACGGCATAGCCCAAGAGGAGGAAGGATGAAGCCCAAGTACAAGTATGCGTGCCCGTGCGGCTACAGGACGAGGAAATCCTGGAAGTTCGCGGCGCACCGGAGGAAGCATCGCAGGGGGCCTGCCAAGGAGGCATGATGGTCAAGGAGCCCGCAGGCAGGGAAGACGTCGTGCCGAGGCCGCTCGTCCGCCTCGGCACGATGGACGACCTCAAGAAGGTCCTGTTCGCCCAGAAGGTCATCGCCCAGGAGGTCAGGAGGGAGATGATGGCCCTGGTCACGGCCAAGCAGCTCGCCACCGGCAAGCTTTCCGGGCCGGAGGAGATCAAGAGGCTGGTCCTGGGGCAGAGGGAGCTCCTGGAGAAATACGCCAAGTACCCGACCATGTCGGAGTTTTCCTTCCATCCCTCCCTCATCGGGGCGACCAAGTGGGGTGCCACCTTCGGGGTGGCTGTCATGGTGAAGGTGTTCATGGTCGACCCCGTCAAGACGATCATGCAGCCCCTCGCCCCGTTCGTGAGGGCCGCCCTGATCCTGGTCCTCAAGGAGCTCAACGACCCCGTCCATGAGTACCTCATCGAGCCCCTGGAGGAGGCGATAAGGCTGAAGTTCACGGACGAGGATGGGGTGGAGGTCGAGGGTGACAAGGCGAAGGCGGTCTCCAGGAAAATGATCTACCAACTGGCGGAGAACCTCCTGCTGATCGGCGCGCAATACGGGCTGGTCGCCGGGGCCCCGCAGGGGTTCGCCATCACGGACTTGGGGAGGCGCGTCCTCCTCCACATGATCGACGCCGACCTGTTCCTCATCGAGCTTACTTCCGCCCATAAGAAGTTTCAGTCAGTAAGACCAAAGCTCTTAGTGGCTTAGACCGCCCGAAGAATCCCCGAAAAATTTGTGTATCCCGGTGTATAATGTAGATGAAGGGAAACCAAGCATGGAAAAATGGAACAAAGGATTGAAGCTTGAGGCGCTCAATATGGTCCAGCCCGACGACCGATTCCCCGGGCTGGACGTCCTGTACTTCGGCGTGGAAGTCTCGGGGTATTCGTCCGGTTCGGTATACGCCAGCGTCAGGGCGGTGCGCCGCATGGTCGGAACGTCGCAAATAATCACAGTCCAACTGGCTGGCCCTCGCGGGCGAAACCGCATCCGCATCGACGAGGTGCCGGGATTGCGCACAGCGGTCGTCAAGGCCGCCAGGAATTTTTGGTCGAATCTAGGAGGGAAATAGCATGCCAGCAGCCGCAGCAAAACAGCAGATCGTCATCTACACCCCGCCAGGGACCATCAAGCTCGCCGACAACGCCCAATGGACGAACCGCTTCGAGATCAGGTCCGAAAGCTCCAACCGGGTCTACGTCGTGTCGCAGAACAAGGCTGGCCGCCATTGGGGATGCTCCTGCATGGGTTGGATTCGCTACCGCCACTGCAAGCATTTGGCAGCCCTTAGCATTCCTGCCGACATGAAGCCCTTCGAGGCCTTGCTGAAATGAGCAACCGAATCATGACATTGCCGGACGGCACCACCGTCAAGGAAGGCGACAAGGTGCGGGCACGCGGCGAGGACGGCCGTTGGCATGTCTGTGTCGTGCTGGAAATCTTTAAGGGGACGGGAGTGGACAAGGCCCTGTTGACCGCAGGCAGGAAATACACGGGCCGTCTCTCCGATTTTGGGACGGTCATCCGTACCCGCTATCAAATCGAGCCCCACAAAAAGGCGGCGCAATGAGCAAGCGGCCCTTCGGCGGAAACTACAAGACCTACGACCCCGAGGCGGAGGGCTACGGCAGCCCCGCCCAGTGGCGCTCGGCGTTCCGCAAGCGGATGAGCAAGGACGAGGCGAAGGAAATCCTGCACGGGCAGAGGCGCACCGCCCGGGAAATCCTGGGTGTCGGGGCCAACGCCAGCAAGGCCGAAATCAGGAGCGCCTACCGCCGCCTGAGCATGGCGTGCCATCCCGACCGCATCATCATCAACCGCATGACCCTGGAGGAAGCGACCGAGCAGTTCAAGATTTTGACCGCAGCGTATACCGAATTGAGCTAGAGGAGATGCTATGTCCAACGCCAAAATTTCGCCAGAAGTCGAGGACGTGCTCCGGCGTTCCACCGTATCTGGAAACCAGCTAGCGTTGCCCGCGGGGCAATTGGAGCGGAAGCTTTACGAACAAGTGAACAAGGTCCTCGTGAATGCTGGCGGCAAATGGAGCCGCCAGACGAGGACGCACGTCTTTCAGGGCAGCCCTCTTGTCAAGCTGGGCCTCGCCTTGGAGACTGGGGTTTCCATAGACGAAAAGAAGCTTTTCCAGGCGTTCTTTACCCCCGAGAAGCTGGCGCAGAGAGTGGCAAGGATGGCAAGCGTGTGCGGATGTTCCGTATTGGAGCCGTCCTGCGGCGAAGGTACCCTTGCGGATGCGTGCATGCAGGAAGGAGCCGTATCCGTCCAGTGCATCGAGGTCAATCCCGAATTTGCCGCCCGAGCGATTGAAAAATGCCTTGACGTCGTCGTCGCAGACTTCCTCGCTTTGCCTTTGCCCGCCTCGGATGATGATAAGTTTGATCGGATAGTCATGAACCCCCCATTTACAAGAGGGCAAGACATCCGACATGTGAGGCACGCTCTTGGCTGGCTCCGACCAAAGGGCACCCTGGTCAGCATCATAATGCCCCACTCAGACCAAGACTTGGCCGTCTTGTTCCCGGATGCCGACTTTACAGTCGAGGACGTTCCGCCAGGAACGTTCAAAGAGTCGGGCACGACAATCGCCACTCGTATTTTAACAATCAGAACCTAAAGCACAGTATTAAGCCCGTGTGGACGCACCGCACCGGCCCGGCATAACGGCATCCGACTTCCCCCCCGTCTTCCATCTCCTGTCCCGCAAGAACCCCAAGAAGTACAACGTCCTGGTCGGCAGCGACCCCGCGCAGATAAGGTTCGCCGAGCAGGCCCTCGGCCTCAAGTGCCGGTTCGCCGAGGCGGTGGACGACTCCACCCTCCTCACGGGGGAGCCGTGCCTCCTGTGCATAACCGCGGCCAGGGTGGTGGACCTGTCGGCCTCCGTCAGGGAGAAGGCCGCCTTCTGGTCGATAGGCCCCGTCAGGAAGGGGTCGGCGGCGGCGCTGGCGCTGGTCAAGCACGCGGCGCTCCTCCTGGGCAAAGAGGGCGTCGACCGGGAGGTGATGCGGCGGTGTGCGGACGCCCTCGCATTCGAGGACGTCGACGACGTGCGCGTGGCCATATGGAACGCCGTATGGCTCCTCCTGGGGCCCGTGCCCGCCCCGTACAGGCGTTGGCCCGGGCCATGGGAGGATAGTATAAGGTGGATTCCCCCCGGCGTCGACCCAGCGTACCGCCTCCATGCCCTGTTCAAGGACCTCTCGGCGTACGCCTTCGTGCTCTCCGGCGAGGAGGAATCCCTGAGGAAGGCCGGGCTGTCCGTCTCCCCGTCGAGGCTGAAGTACCTCAAGGGCCTCTCGCTCGACCCGTCTAAGGTCCATGACACCGTCCGCGAAATCTCCGCCTGGAGGATGAGGAGGGGGGACCCCCATTTGGCCGCCCTGCGCGTCTCCGCCATATGGCAGAGATGACTTGCCCGTTTTTCGGTATTGTCCCCATGGGTGATGTGCCCGTTCGGCGTTGGTAGCCGAAAGAAACGAAAGGAAGCCTTGGATGGCCAGCTCGCGGATAGGCCTTGAGATGTTCATGGGGAAGGTCAGGCAGGCCTTCCCCCGCCTCTGCAAGAAGGAGGCGGAGGAGATGGTCAGGGGGGTGTTGGCGGCCCTCGAAGCCACCCTGGCGGAGAACCTGGACGTCGACAGGTTCGCGATCAAGCTGTTCAAGTTCGGGAAACTGACGGTGCGTCACCGGCCAGCGGGCCTCAGGAGGATTCCCCTCACGGGGGAGACCAAGCACACCGGCAAGAAACGCAAGGTCAGGTTCGTGACCCTCGGAAGGCTCCGCAGGCTGGAGAAGGCCGGGGGTTCCGGTAGCCCGGAAAACCAGATCGACCAAGGGTCGCAAATAGCCACAAATCAAAAGGAGAACCAGAAATGAAACAATTTTCCGACGTAGACGACGAACTCAATGACATCGTCCCCAGCAAGCCCCCCGCCGCTGCGCCGTCACCGGCCCCAGTGGCCCCGCCTCCAGCACCCCAGACACCGCCGCAGGCGGCCCCGCCTCCTCCTCAGGCATCCGCCAAGGCATCCACAGAGGAAGACATTGACCTTCCCGCCCCCGCCACCAAGGGCGGCGGCAAGGACGGCAACCCGGTGGGAGACGAGGTGGAATGGGGCGACACCGAGCTCATGAAGAAGGGCGACGGGCTCGAACGCATCCGCCCCGAAAGGAAGAGCGACAAGGTCGTGCGGTTCGCGCTCCTGCCGTTCATCAAGCCCAGGGGGCACCGCAGTCACTTCGTGACGACCAAGGAAGGCAAGAGGCAGGTGCTCTGCCTTAGCGAGCAGGGCGAACCGGCCTTCTGCTGCCAGAAGCTGGACGAGGAGGGGCGCTACCACGTCATCGCCCTGGCCCTGGAATACACCAACGTGGACCCGAGAAGCGGGAACCGCAAGCTGCCCGACGGGAAGACGCCCCCCATCGAGTGGAAGATCGGATTCGTGGACTTCTCCCGTCCCAACTTCCGCTCCGTCTCCTCGCTCCCCGAGGAAGGGACGAGCGTCTACGACTACGACATCGTGATGGCGCTCAACGGCAACAAGTACGAGTTCAACATCAAGGCCCGCAAGGCGAACTGGAAGCTGGACCCCGCCCTGGCCAAGGAAGTCGAGGCTGCGGCCCAGAAGTTCATCGCGGACGGCGGCAAGAAGCTGTTCAGGAGGCTTGGGAAGAAGGCCACTCTCCTCGAATGGAAGGCGCTGCTCGCCGGGGCCGCCGCAGGCGCGGCGGAGGCGAACCTCGACAACATTGAGGATTTGTAGAAGGAGCATAGCATGGCAATAGACTGCCGCTCGATTTCCGATGTCTCCGTGAAGGGGCTGAGCACGGCACAAGCAGGCATGGCCTACAACAGCGGGGACCGGGAGGCCGACTCCAGGCTGGTGGTCTTCCTCTACCTCCTCATGCGGGACAAGCTCCCTTCCGGGGCGGTCGAGGAGATCATGTCGGAGGTGGAGAGCATCGACGATCTCCCCTGCCTGCTGAGCAACGGATGGCTTGCGGCGCATGCGGGAAACATCGCAAAAAGGCTCACGCACGGGCATGCATGAGCCTTCCTCGGCCCACTGAAATGAAGAAGCCCAAGGAAATCCCGCCGCAACTTCCAGACCCATGGTTGACGCCCGAGAAATACCGTCCCGGGGAGCCGTGCGGGCATCCGGGATGCCTGAGCCACATCAGCCATCCCTGCGAGGGATGCGGGAGGCGGGGCGGGGGGCTGCTACCTCGCGGATGGGAGGGCCGAAAACCCAATGGGAAAAACGTTCCTCGGCATTGACCCCGGGCAGACCGGATGCCTGGCCATGATCCGGGTCCTGGATGACGGAAATAAAGACATCCGCCTGTACGACCCGCTGCTGTTCGAGGTCAAGTCGGGGAAGAAAATAAGGCACGAGTACAACGAGGCGTCCATGGCCTCCGTCCTGTCCGAGTTCTCCACGCTGGAGGCGGAGACTTCCTGTATCCTGGAGAGGGTGTCGGCCATGCCGGACCAGGGCGTGTCCTCCACGTTCAACTTCGGCATGGGATATGGGCTGTGGAGGGGCATGCTCGCCGCCCTGAAGGTCCCCTATACGTTGGTCAGCCCGGTGACGTGGAAGAAGGCAGTCATGATGGACATGCCCAAGGAGAAGGACGCCGCCAGGCAGCGGGCGATCCAGCTCTATCCCCAGGTGGCATCCCAACTGTCCAGGAAGAAGGACATCGGGAGGGCGGATGCCCTCCTGCTGGCCCATTACGGTATTGTCTCCGCTGGGAGAGAAGGCCAGCATCCGTGCTAAGGGAGGAACTGACATGAAGAACAAGGAGAAGGCAAAGGGCAAGGCAGGGGTCAAGAAGGCGGAGAAGGCCAGGGAGAAGGGTCCGTCGTCGGACCCCCGGCTTTGGACCCCCGCCCAGCGGCGCGAGATGTTCCTGGAGGCGAGGAAGGAGGTCAAGGACGACTATCGCATCCTCGACAAGGACTTCAGGGAGGAGCTGGTGCCCTACGGGAACATCGTCCTGGATCACGTCCTGAGCCTCGGGGGCCTCCCCCGCCATGCCCGGGTCACGCAGGTCCACGGGGACGAGGGGGCGGGGAAGACCACCACGGCCCTCTGCATCGCCGCCCAGTACCAGAGGGTCATGCAGGAGCCCATCGCCATCTTCGAGTACGAGCCGGGCGCTTCCGCCACCTACGCCTGGACGCTGGGGGTGGATCCCAGCCTGTGCTTCTTCGAGCAGCCGACCAGCCTCCAGGACGCCATCAAGCGGCACGTGCAGCTCATGGCCGACTTCGGCGTGCGCCTGTTCGTGAACGACTCCATCCCCTACATGGAGACCAAGATCCCCCGCAAGGACTTCGAGAGCGGGCGGGCCTTCAAGAGCAGCTACGGGGGCCATGCCAAGGGCATCAAGGGCTTCTACCACATGCTGCACCCGTGGCTCCTGGAGTACGATGGCTCGCTCCTGATGGTGAACCAGACCAGGGACCGCATCGACGAGGATGCCGACAACGCCAGCAAGTGGAGCTACACGAACCGCATCTACTCCCTTCCGGGCGGGAGGGAGGCCAGGTTCACGCCCAGCGTGATGCTGGAGCTCACCCTGGAGAACGAGGTCCGCCCGTGGGAATGGAAGAGCATCCCCGACGAGAAGGAGAAATGGCTGCTCGTCCAGCCCAAGGGGGCCGTGCTGAAGAACTACCCGACCGCCAACCGGGTCAGGGTGCGCTCGCTCAAGAACAAGGTCACGGGGATGGGCTTCCGCGAGGGGCACATCTACATCCGCCCCAATTTCGGGATCGACGAGAACATGAGCATCCGGGAGCTCGGATGCGCCTACGGCTACATCGGGTTCGACAAGAAGCGGTGGTTCGTCGGCAAGTCGGCGGAGGAGGGCTTCGCCTCCTATGCCAGCAAGACGGAACTCGTCGAGGCGCTCGTCGTCAAGGAGGACCCAGAGGTGCTGGGGAAGCTGCGGGCACTGATCGTGGAGGCCATCAAGTCGGACGACAGCGGGCGCTTCAAGTGGAGCGGCCCGCAGGAGGAAATCGCCTCCCTGGAGAAGATCGTCAACGAGGAGTACGCCCCCCTCGACGACGAGGAGGACTTCAAGGAGGAGGCCGCCGTCCCCGGCGAAAGCATAGATTTGGACGATGCCGACCGCACCGGGACGACGCCATAGGAAACTTGTGAAGCTGACGGGCAGGAACTTCCAGCCATGGGACGAATTCTCGATGGTCATCGAGGGCCTGACGCTCATCGTCGGGCCCTCGAACCGGGGGAAGAGCTCCGTGTTCCGGAGCCTCAAGGGGGCGCTCCGCAACGACCTTCCCGCAGGGTTCGTCAAGGACGGGCAGCCCGGGCCCCTGGAAGTCACCGTCGAGACGGACGGGCACGTCATAAGGGCCACCCGCCCCCGCAAGGGATCCTCGAAGTACGTCGTCGACGGCAGCCCCTTCGCCTCCCTCCAGCTTAAGGTTCCCGAGCCCGTGGAAAAGCTGAGGTTCGGGGAGGTCCAGGTCGGGGGCACCACCATCGACCCGATATTCTCCGAGCAGAACAGGGCGCAGTTCCTCATCGACCCCGAGCGCTGGAAGCCCAACGAGGTCAACGCGGTCCTCGGCGCGTTTTCGAGCACGGAAAAGCTTGACGCCGGAAAGAAGGAGGCCAACCTCCGCATCACCCAGCGCAACGCCGAGGCCAAGACCCTGGCCGAGGAGATCAGGGAGGCGGAGGAGCGCAAGGCGGCCCTCGCCCGGCTTGCGGAGGCGTCCGGGCAGGCGCTCGTCCTGGTGGACGGCTTCGAGTCCGGGGCCGGGCGGTGCGAGTCCCTGCTGTCCTTCGTCGCCGAGGCCCTCCGCAAGGCGGCAAGGGTACGCCGCCTCGGGGAAATCCTCTCCCCCCTGCAGGTCCCCGACGCGTCCGGGGCAGAGAGGCTGCACCGCAAGGACGGGCTGCTGGCCCAGGCGCACGCCTGCGCCTCCAGGATCGCCTTCCTGGCAGGCTTCGGGGCATCCCTGGACCAGGCCCTGGCCGCATGGGAGTCCTCGGTGGGTGCCTACAAGCTCCTCCGCGGCCTGCTGGCCCTCTCGGAGGCGAGGAAGAAGGAGGCAGGTCCCAGGAAGCATGCCGACCTGCTGAGCTCCGTCCTCAAGGAGGCCGAGTCGTTTCTCAACCCCGCCGTCGACTACCTCGACCTCGCGGGCTCCGTCAGGGACGCCCGGTCGCTCAGGGCCGCGTTCCAATCCGGGGAATCCGAGCTGGAGAAGGCGGGGAAGGAGCTTGAGGAGGCCGGACGGGGGCTCAGGGAAATCGAGCAGGGGGTCAGGGAGGCCGAGGAGGAACGGAGAAGGGCCGCGGCCAGCAAGGCATCCGGAGGCACGGCGAGGCCCAAGTGCGACGTGTGCGGGGGCTATTTGGCGTGCCCGGTATGCGGCGAACAAGGTCAAAAAGTTTTCGGTCGCTGAGTATTGACCTGAAGTAGCGAAAGCGGAGGCGGGCAAATGGCGGACATTCAGCAGCAGTTGAAGGATGCGCAGGCCAGGGTCAAGGTCCTGGCGGGCAAGCGGGACCAGGCCATCCGGGACGCCGGGATAGAGGAGCAGAAGCTCAAGCAGGTATACGACAACCTGCGGCAGCTCGGCATCGAGTCCCCGGAAGCCCTCTCCGAGGACGACCTGCAGCGCCTGGCCGAGGACACGAAGAAGAAGCTCGAAACCGAGATGCTGGGCCTCATGGAAACCCTCTCCAAGGGGGAGGCCCTGCTCCTGGAATACGAAAAGGTGCTGGAGGGAGAATGATATCCAGATGGCTGGTGGAATACATAGGGTCCACGCCCTGCCCGGTGTACGCCTCGCGCGGGACGTATCCGACGTGCGATCCGTACGAGGCGATCAGCTTCGACACCGAGGAAAGGGCCAAGAAATGGATGAAAGGGAAGGGCACGGTACCCTACCCTCCTCCCTGGACGCCGGTCCAGCACGGGTTCGAGGATTGATTCGTTTTTAGATGGGATGGAAAAGAAAGAAGGGCAAAGGAGGAATTTGTGGAATTTACAAGTGTTGACTGCAAGAAAAACTCCAGCAAAAAGTATGAAGTCCATCTGACCTACAAGGATTCTACGGTGGGCGTCGTCACTTTCTCGGACAAGCTGCTTGCTGACGAATATGTGGATTTCAAGACCAAACGACCAACAAAGGTTGTGGAGGTAGGGAAAGTCCCGGAAAAGAAAGAAATCTCGGACGCATTCTGGGAGCTGGCAAAAACCCAAGCGGAAACCCTCACCTTGGTGGGCGTGCTCAACGAAGGGGTTGATGGCTTCGAGATCGAGTTCGGGAACGCCCAAAAAGCATAGCCCACAACAGGTCGGACAATGGGAGAAGAGCAGCTTCCGCCAATCGAGGAGCTCGACTTCGAGCGCGAGTCCGTCCGGAAGCTCTACCGTTCCGGGGCCAACGGGATAAACCCCGAGAGGTGGGAGCGCGCCAGGGACGTCATACGCTTCGACGACGTGGTCTTCGAGCTCACGGGGCGCAGGGACAGCGTCATCCGTTGCCCCTTCCACGGCAAGGATTCCCGCCCCTCCTTCACCCTCTACAACAGGACCAACGACGCCTACTGCTTCGGGTGCCCGCCCGGCAAGATGTACTACGACTCCGTCATATTCGCGTCGAAGTACATGGAGATAAGCCGCGTCCAGGCCCTCCAATGGCTCGAAAAGAAGTGGGGGCTCCCCCGCCTCTCGGACGTTCCTCTGGAGGGCGAGGAGGACGAGGAGGAAACCCTGCTGGGCTTCTGGGACCTGGCGGAGCCCTTCATAGTCAAGGCCGGCCGGGAAGTGCAGAACGTCCGCGACCCGGAGCTCGCGGAGGACTACATCCGCATATACTTCACCGCCCTCGGCCTCGAAAAGGCCGCCAGCGCCGCGGAGAAGGACCCCGAGGGAAACCCCGGGGACCTGCACCTCCAGGCGGCCCTGGAGCTTGCCAGGGCCCTGGGAAAGGACAAGCTTTCCTCCATTGCCGACAGGAAAGTGGAACGGGGCAGTAATGAGCAATCATGAAGGCGAGCCTTGAAAACGTGACCTCCAAGGACCTCAAGAAGGCCAAGAAGAAGGTCACGAAGCCCAGGGACATAAGGAGCGTGTTCCGCGAGCGCCTCGCCTCCCTGGCCGCCGAAGGGGGGGTGTCCAAGGTCAGGAAGCCCTGGATGAGCACCAAGGCCTTCTGCATCCTGGACACGCCGGAGGCCCTCCAGTCGTGGGCCGACGACGTAATCGCCAACGCCCCCCGCTTCGAGTTCTACGGGCATACGTCCCCCGTGGTCGCCGTGGACACGGAAACCCTCGGCCTCGACACCCGCCTGTTCGTGAGGCTTCGCAGGCTTCCCGATGGCTCCTACAAGCAGTTCTACGAGGTCAAGACGGACGTCGCCGGAATATGCCTTTCGGCCGATGGGATCAAGGGCGTCTACATCCCCCTCAACCACGAGTTCCAGGACATCGGCCTCGGCATCGCCGCCAAGGTCCTCGACCGGGCGGCATGCGACGGAATCCTCCAGCGGCTGTTCGACCAATGCCATCTGGTCTTCTACAACGGGAAGTTCGACCGCGAGGTCATGCGCCTCACGCTCGGAATCGTTTTCAGGCCCTACCCGTTCTTCGAGGACGTGCAGGTGCTGGCCTACATCAACGACCCCAAGGCCGACCTTGAGGACAAGAGCTTCTACACGGGGGATGCCGGGGGCCTGAAGGCGGTCTCCAAGAACATCCTCGGCATAGAGCAGATCGAGCTCGAAGATATCGCCAGGGTCAGGGCCGAGACTTGCCCCCTCACCGGGACGGCATTCTGCCAATGCTCCGCGGAACAGAAGAAGGAAAGGAAGCACGGGCTCAAGTTCCATTACGTCCCGTTCTCGTGGGTCCCGGTCGATCTGGCCCTGTGGTACGCCGCATCGGACGCCATCTGCACCTGGATGCTGTGGGAAAAGATGCATGCCCTGGCAAGGACGAGGAGGACCGTCCACAGGATAGACCACGAGCTCGTCGACACCATCGCCTGGATCGAAAGGCAGAGGTTCATCATAGACACTGAGCGCCATGCCCGCACGGTCAGGGGGCACCAGAAGAAGATCGCGGGCCTGGAGAAGCGGCTCTACGACCTGGGCATAGCGGCGGGGTACCCCGAGCCCCATACCGACGAGGGCGAGGTCTTCGAGAAGGACAGGTTCAATCCCGGGTCGAACAAGCAGCTCCAGAAGCTGTTCTTCGAGGTGAAGGGATGGAAGCCGACGAGGAGGACCCCCACGGGCCAGGCATCCTGCGACGCCGAGGCAATCGGGGACCTGCAGAAGCTCTACCCGGACGACGAGTTCCTCTCCGTCCTCTCGCAGTTCAACGACTACAAGGCCCTCCATCCCGCGGACCTGAGGTTCGATCCCGCGGACGGGACGGCGCGCATATACCTCAAGCAGAACGTGGTGGCGGGCGGGCGGCTGTCGTCGGCCGGCGGGGAGTTCGAGAAGGACGGGGGGTTCGGGCTCAACTCCCAGGCGGTGAAGAAGGTCGAGCCCCACCTCATGTGGAAGGTCCGGGGGAACGTCCTCAAGCCGGACGAAATCCCGGAGGACCAGATAGAGGAGCATGCCGAGGAGGACCTGCATCCGTCCTGCTTCCGGGAAGTCGGGGAAGACGGCGGGACGATGCGCAAGAAGGCCCCGGGCATCGTCCACAACCACATCGGGCAGTACATGGGATATGCCATCTGCCTGGTGCCCGGCTGCAAGACCTGTGCGGAAAAGTTCGGCGTCCTCATCGAGGACGCGAAGATGGACGCCAACGAGGTCGTCAACCTCCGCGCCCTGTTCTGCTCCCCGCCCGGCTGGACGTTCTTCACCATAGACTACGGAAACATCGAGATGCGGGCGGCCGCCAACTGCTCCGGCGAGCCCGAGTTCATCAAGGAGTTCCTCGAAGGCAAAGGCGACTTCCACTCCCTCACGGCCAGCAAGGTGTTCCCCGAGTTCAACGACCCCAGGACCCCCAAGGAAGTCCGCAAGAAGCTCCGCGACCTGGCCAAGATCATCAATTTTGCCCTCCTGTACGGCGGCACCGAGTACGCCATCTACGAGAACATGCGGAAGCAGGACCCCAACATCACCAAGGAGCGGGCGAAGGAGATGGTGGAGAACTACTGGAAGGGCGTTCCGGTGTTCTTCGCGTTCTGCCAGCAGAAGCAGGCCATGGCCCGGGACCAGTTGCTCTGCACCACCGTCACGGGTCGCGTCATCAACTTCCAGTCCGCCATGGATGCCCTACATCTCCACGTCCCGAACGAAGAGGAGCGGAAGAACTACTGGAAGTACCGGGACCTGATGAGGAAGGCCGAGGAGCTCAAGGTGGCCGGGGACTCGGCGTGGAGCGAGTACTTCAACCTCGCCTCCTCCATGTGGAAGAACCTCGATACCGGGGTCCGCAACTGCATGGACTACAACAAGTTCATGGGCAAGATTCAGAGGGTGAGCGTCAACGCCCCCCTCCAGGGCCTTGCGGGGGACTTCATGCGCATGTCCCTGAACAAGATACATACATGGGTGGAGTCCGACCCCCCGGTGCAGTCCGTCATCATGCTCCACGTGTCGGTCCACGACGAGATCGACTTCTCCGTCAAGGACGAGTACGTGCCGTTCGTCGTTCCCCGCGTCACCCGCATCATGAAGCTCCGCAAGCTCCACGAGAGGCTGAAGTGGCCCGTGCCCATCGAATGCGATGCCGAATACGGCATCTCGTGGGACGTGGAGCACCATGTCACGGGCGACGACGACCACGTCCCCGTCGCCTGGACCAAGATCAAGGCCATTGCGAACTACCTCCCGGACGGATGGGAGGCGGGCACCGTCAGGAACCTCATCAAGGCCATAGCCTCGGGGGACGAGCGCAGGGTGGCCAGGGCGGACGCCTTCCTCAAGGAAAACCTGCATAAGCGCGCCTACGCCGCAGCATGGCATTGCTTCTGGAGGAAGGACGGGCAGCAGAAGGCGAGGCAGTCCGACCCCAAGGCGGTGAGGGCCGCCCTGCTGGTTGCCCTGCAACTGGACGAGTTCTGGAGGCTGGACGGGGTCCCGGACGACGAGGGAGACGGGATGGAAACCCTCGAACAGTACGAGGCGAGGAACGGGCTTGGCCTCGCCGACCGCAACCCCGCCGCCCTGTCGTTCGGGCCCCTCGGCTCCCTCCCCCTGGACGCCGAGGTACAGCGCCCCGTCCCCGAAATGCTCGGGGCCTTCTTCATCCCCCCTCCCCCGGGAATGTCCGAATCCTCGGCCTGCGATGCCGGACATGCCCTCGAAACGCCCCAAATGGCGCTTCCCCTCGTCCCGAGCGTCCCTACCATCCCCGAGCCCGCCGCGGACGCAGCAGGCAGCCCTTCCGCAGCGCCGGAGCCCATCCCAATAAGCCCGCCACCGGGAACCAAGGTATTCGAGCTCGGGGACTTGAGGGGGGGAAGGGACCGGCAGCTAAGCATAATCATCGGAAAGGGCCCCAACCCCATGTGGGTCAGGCTCCTGAACGGGGAGGAGTTCTGCATCCACGCCATGCTGGACCACATACCGGACAAGTTCCTCAAGAAGAAGGAATGATTGATTTTGCCAATCCTGTATTAGGGGCCAAAGGAGGAAGCACGGCGATGCAGGGGCGCGATGGCAAGCAAGCATTTGCCCTGACCTTTGCGACGGGGGTGGTGATCGTCGTCGTGTCCGCCTCCATTGCCATGGGCCATGCCCTCGCCTTTTTCGTCAGGCTCTGGCTGGAGGGAACCCTGCGGGTGCATCCCTGAGGAGGAAGCATGGAACTTTCGCGGCTTGCGTTCAAGGCTGCCGTCTACTTGGCAAACCGGATGAGCAAGGAGGAAATGCCGTGCGCCCATTGCCAGGGACAGGGCGTCGTGATGCCGGAGTGCATCTACGACCGGCATGCGCCCGACTGCCCGTTCTGCTTCGGGACGGGAGTCGATCCCAGCACCTACAGGCATCTCAATGGACAAAGCGAAGGAAAAGGGCAATCGCCCGAGGTTTAGGACCAGGAAGCAGCTCGGGCTCAAGTCGGGCGAGCTCCCTTTTAAGTTTCGGGTGGACATAAACCCGGACGACGACGGGGAGACGGAGGTGTCCAGGAAGAGGGCCCTCCTGCGCCTCAACTCGCAGAGGGTATACACGCAGATGGGGTGCTCCGTCCAGGCCCTGGGAAGCATGCGGACCGTGATGAGATGGCTTTCCAGGCTGATGGAGAATATGGACGAGGAGGACCAGAAGGCCGCCCTTCCCGCCGTGTCGGCGGCCAGCGCCTCCCTGTCCAGGATAAACGCCCTGAGCCGGGAGAAGGTGGAGCGGGCGGTCCGCATGGAGGAGGAGGTCGAGCGGGCCAGGAAGGACGCCCGCGTCGCCCGCGTCCGTCTGGCAAAGGTGGCCCTGGAGAAAGCCAGGAAAGCAAAGGAGTTCGGGATACTGAGGCTGGGAGGGGAATCCTCTCCGGCCTCCCTTCCGGCCTTCGGGGACATCTTTAACTGGATTGGGCCCCAGGCCGGGGAAGGCGGCCCGGGCTCCGCGCCCAAGGAGTAAATCCCTGGCTATTCGGTGCTTTATTGAGGAACCATGGCTGAGAAAAAGACTCCGAAGAACAGGCTGGGAAAGAGGGAGAGGGGCGCAAACCTCCGCATCGGCACCACTGAGGTGAAAAGGAAGATCGCCACCGGCAAGGGCGGAAGGCAGTTCGCCTCCGCCGGGCCCCGCACCTCCATGACGTCCTCCGGGGAGATCGCCGACATCCAGATTTCCAGAATCCGCCAGGCGGCGGTCCAGGGCCTCCCGCTCGGGGCCTCCGGGTGGGGGATGTACGAGCTGGCAAGGTTCGACAAGACCGCCGCCTTGTTCTCCGACGGCACGCTCGGGAACGCGGACATAGCCGACTCCAACAACATCGGCTACTACAGCTACGAGTTCCCGGTGGACGCCCTTGAGCTTCCCGCCTCCAGGGCCGAGGAGCTGAGGTTCTACCGCCTTGCCTACGACCGCGACCCCATAGTCGGGCGCGCCATCGACATGCACACCGAGCTTCCCCTGTCCAAGTGGACGCTGGAGAAGCCGAAGTGCTCAAGCGACGACTTCGCCGACTACGTGTACGACTACTTCCAGGGGATGGTGAGCAGGACCAAGTTCTTCCAGGTCCTCATCCAGGCCGTCCGCGAGCACTGGAACATCGGGGAGTCCTTCATATTCATCGAGGAGTCCGACGAGGTCGAGCCGTGCGACATGGCCAAGGCGGTAATCAAGAAGGACGAGGAGAGGGGAAAGAAAACGAATGCCCAGGGGACCGAGCCCGGCATGGACGCCGAGAACCCCCCGCTGGGAGGCACGGCGGACCGCATCCTCGACTTCCTGCAGCCCGAGAAAAGGTCCTCCTGGCTGAGGAAGCGCTCCTCGGACATCGAGGAGATCGAGAAGGCGGGGCTGGGCTTTTCTCCCGGGGAGAGCATCGACGCCGTCAAGAAGGAAATAGGCAGGAAGAAGGCCAGCCTTTCCAGGGGGATCAAGAAGCTTGCCAAGGTGATCTCCAGGGACGGCGCGGACGACGAGCATCCCATCTCCGTCACGGCGGCCCCCGCCGACCCGCCGGCCGGCGCGGATGCGCCTCCTCCTCCCCCGGGAGGGGAGGGAGCGCCGCTCGGGGACGCGGGGCTGGCGGGAGTCGAGGGGATGGGAGGGCCCGACGACGCGGCGGTCCCCCCGATGGACGATCTTGGCGGAGCGCCCCCCGTGATGGGGGGAGGAGGCGGGGGCTTCCCCGCCGGGCCCCCCACCCCCGGGGACGCCGCAGGGCCGGTCCAGGACGCCATATCGCAGGGCTCCAGCATAGCCAAGCAGCAGGAGCTGATGGAATTGAAGCGCGTCATCAAGCTGCTGGAGAAAAAGAAGAAGGTACTTGAGGAACTGAAGGAAATACGGGAGAAAAGGCGGGAGGAGGAGGAGCTGTTCTCCCACGTGGCGAACAAGGACTACGAGGGGTTCGACAAGATCCAGGTCCTGCCCCCGGAGCAGATCGAGCTGGCGGCCGAGGGCGGGCTGACCGATGGGGCCACCATCTACTACAAGCCCCTGGAAAAGCAGAAGACCGCCTACCTCGAAGATCCCGAGATAGACCCCAAGGTCAAGGCGATGCTCGAAGAGAAGGGGAAGGTGGCGCTCAACAAGGACCCGTTCAAGGGGTCGTACGTCATCCACTTCCCGAGGAAGAAGTCCGACTACGAGCTGCACGGGCGCTCCATACTCCAGCGCTGCATCCGCACGGTCATCTACCGCGAGAAGCTGCGCCAGGTGCAGAGCACGCTGGCCAGCCGCAACATGACCCCCAAGACGCTGATCGTGGCCCCCGAGATACCGACCAGCGAGGTGCTGGCCCTGCGGGCCCACGTCGACGAGGCGAAGGCCGACCCGGACTACAGCGTCGTGGTCAACTACGAGTGCAGGTGGGACGAGATCGGCAGCGACGGGCGGCTCCTGTCCCTGGACGGGGAATGGCAGCACACCAACTCCGACCTTTCCATCGGCCTCGGGTTCTCGCCCGAGATACTCATCGGCGAGGGGCTGTACAGCGGCAACAAGGTCCAGCTCCAGCTCATCGAGACGTCCTACCTCCAGTTCCGGGACGTGCTCGCGGACATCGTCGAGCAGGGCATATTCCTCCCGATTGCGATGAAGAAGGGCTTCTACGAGATGGACAAGTGGGGGAAGGCCCGCTGGATATACCCCAAGGTGTCGTTCTCCCGCCTGGCCCTTAGGGATTCCGGGGACGTCTACGACATGCTGTACAACCTGTACAGCAAGGGGAGCATCCCGGTCAGCATCGTGCTGGAGTTCCTGGAGATCGACCCTGAGGACTGCAAACGCAGGCTGGAGGAGGACCTCTACGGGGTCAACGACAGCAAGTTCAACGAGCTGCTTTCCGCCATCTACAACAGCCTCGGGGAGGCCATCCTGACGAAGTCCGACATCCTCAAGAGGGTCATCAAGGGGATGCAGCTCGACGAGACCGAGCAGGAGCCCGAGCAAGGCCCGGAAGGTTCCGGGCAGGGAATGGCATGAGGCTCGCTGGGAAGACGGACCAATGCCAGGGCGCTTACGGCGGGTGCATAGCTTGGATTGCCGATGCTTACTCCTCTTGATTCCGTCACTTGGTCTTCCGATCTCTACGAGGGCAACGCGGCCTTCGTGGAGGTCCCGGGCTCCGGGAGCCCCCCGTCTCCCGGCACCCTGTACGTAGTCAGCCAAGTACGCCCGTCCGACAACTCCTTCGTCATCCTGATGTCCAACCCCGTCCCCCCCGACCCGGGGCCCGGCTGGTCCTTTACCCAGGTCGCGCAGTACACGTTCCCGTCCCTCAACGAGTCGTTCGATCCCGTGGTCGCCTATGACGGAAGCCGCTACATTCACATCATAGGCACGCAGGACAACCGCACCGGGCTTACGGGAAGCGACCTTTCGTCGTCCCAGGAAGCCATCCCGGTGGACCTCGTGAAGTTCACGTTCGACACCCATGCTCCGTCTGCTTCCCCTCCTTACGACGGCCTGGTCGGGCCGGTGGTCCTTGCCACCGCTTCGTACGTCCGGGAGGGGTACGACGTATGCCCGCTGTCCACGGGAGGCTCGTTCGTCGTCGTCGCCGTCACCAATCCCTCGACGGTGGACATGATCGACACCGTGGCGCAGGTCACGGGAGTCTCGATATCCGGCAACGTCCTTACCGTAACGGCGGACAACGACTTCCAGCCCAGCATGGTCGTCCAGTTCTCGGGCATCCAAATAGCCCAGTTCCTCAACGGGCAGTCCGTCACGGTGGCATCCTCGGACGGCTGGCACTTCACCGCCCCCTATGCGTACCCGGGCACGTACTCCCAGTCCGCCAGCCCCCCGGCCTTCGAGTCGGGGTACGCCACATGGCTTCCGGGGCATTCCCTGCTCGGGTTCGAGCTCAGCAGCCTGGATACCATAATGACGCCCCCGTTCCTGCTGGCCAGCTCCCCGTTCCGCAGCGGGCCGGTGTTCGGCTCCGCCTCCGCATGCTCCCCCGATGGTTCCACGGTCGAGGTCTACTACGAGAGCCATCCCAAGGACGTGTCGTTCCAGGACCAGACCTTCACCGTCAGCCAGCTAACCCTTTCCGGCATCCTCTCTCCGCCCTACTTTTCGTGGGGCCCGGCCACGGTGCTCACGACCTTCACGGCGCGCTACACGGACAATCGCCTGACGGTCGTCCCCAGCGGCACGACCCGCACGGCGTCGACGGTCTTCTACACGCAGGACCCCCAGCGGAACAGCGTCGTCGGCAACGTCCTCATGGGACATTTCGACGGCTCCATTTCGCCCCCCGTCCCCTGGTCGTGGAAGGTCGGGTCGGGCTCGGCCCTCGGGGGGTCGATCCTCCAGGCCGTGCTCTCTCTGTCCCTCACGCAGGGGGCCAGCATGTCCTACCTGCTTTCCCCGGCATATGCCATGCGGGGAGCATGGTCCTACGGGGTCCCGACGATCAGGCCGGAATGGCAGAGCAGCTATGATGTCAACGACAATGTTTCCTATGTCATCAGCAACTACGTCTGCATAGTGCCCGTCCGCAACAGGGGATGGTGGGCGCTGCAGGCCGCCTATTCCAAGGACGACATCGTGGCCGTCCCGGTCTACTACATCGCCCTCCAGGGGATAACGGGCAATCCCGAGGCACTGCCCCCCGCGCAGGACACGGAGAACTGGCGCACCCTGAGGCCGGACGAGGCCGTCCCGGCAAGCGCACCGGCATGGGACCCATCGGAAAGCTACCTGGCAGGAAGCGCCGTCAAGGTGCCGTCCTTCTACGTTTCCCTGGGAATCGTTCTGTCCAACCTGCCCAGCCCTCCCTACGACCCGACCGACTGGCAGCCATTGCTTCCTCCCTCGTCCGATGTCGTTCACTGGGCCCTGTCCCCGCTCGCCTGGCCCCTGTATACGGGACGCCTCGACCTGGTCGGCCTCGGCATAGTAAGCCCCTCCACCTATGCAGACCTGAGCCTGACTTGGCTGCGCGGGACCAAGTCCGTGCTCGACGATGGGACGAAATGGGCGGCCGTGGGGGAGAAGTCCACGGGCGAGGCGGGCCAGCCGTACTACGTGTCGCACTTCAACGTCCCCCCGACTGCCGAGCTTTCCCCCTTGGGCGGCACGGTGCTGCGCGGCATGCCGTTCCTTCTCGACGCCAGCGGGACGTACGATCCCGACACGGGGGACACGGTGCAGTACACGTGGTCCCTGGTCCCACAAAACGCGGACATCGTCCTCTCCGCCAGCGGTCCTTTTGCCTCCCTGCTGGTGAGCAGGGCCATCGGCGGTGCGGAGGTCCCGGTCAGCGTCGCCGTGGCGGCGGTGGATTACACGGGCGCATCCCCCAACCATCCGCCCATGGCGGTGGCGGGGGCGTCCTACGACTTCGCCTCCAACACCGCGACGATCCTGTCGGACTCCGCTGACCTGGCCATAGGGCAGCAGGTGCTCCTCTACGGCCTCCAGGCCGCCGCGTTCCTCAACAATGCCATCGTGACCGTCACGTCCACGGGGACCTCCTCCTCCCCGCCATCGGCGGAATTTTCCGGCACTGTGCAGTTCGCCACGCCCGCCCAGGTCCTGGGGCACGACTATCTCCTTGCCCTGGACAGCGGATACGCCATCTCGGCCCCCCAATTTGTCGTGATCCAGTCCCGTCCCTCTCCCCCGTCCGGTCTCCTGGTGCCGTTCAATGCCCCTCCGGTGATAACGATGCCACCGCCTCCGACCGTCCAGAGGAACTCGTACTCCACGATATCGCCCTCGATAACGGGTGACAAGGACGCGGACGACGCCACGACGTATTCGTGGATCCAAATCCAGGGCACCCCCGTGCAGGCCACCGGAACGGGCACCGCGTCCCTGACCTTCTCCTCCGGGGGGACGATGGTGGGGGGAGAGACTCTGGAATGGAGCCTTACGGTCGACGATGGGGTCAATGCGCTCGTCACCCAGTCCATATTCGTCTACGTAGTATCGTATGACTTCTCCGCCCACGACTCGCTCAGGCTCAGCCGGTCCGCCTGGCCGGGAAACATAGCGCAACGCAACGTCCCTCCGTCCCTCAGCCCCTTATCGGGCTGGTGGGGCCCTTTGGACGTCTCATCCGTCTACACGGACTTCTTCAGCGTCAAGCGCACCTCGATACTCGATGGCACGGATCGCTACGTCGTGATCTCGCCATATTCGGTGATCGTCTACGTGGAGGGCACTCCCGGGTCGGTGCTTAGGAAGGCCCTGCTGCCTAGCTCGACCTCCTCTCCTCCGCTTCCTCCCCCACTCGTCCTGGACGCAATCCACACGGAGGACGACTACACGCTCGTTCTCGGGGCGGACGGGAACGTGTACCGTTTTGGCCAGACCCTGCTGGTAGAAACGGATGACCCAGACGTGGTGCTGGACCTGCACAGCCTGTCCGGACTTGCCTTTTCCAGGATATTCTCCACCGTGGGGTTTGCGGGCAGCCGGGTCCTGGTGCTTTCCGGCCCGGACGGGTGCCTCCTCCTTCAGGTCGACAGCTCCGACTTTTCCGTCCAGGGGCTGCTTGAGATCAGCCTCTCGTCGCAGAGGCTCTACGGGGCTAACAACGTGCAGTTCGTCAGGTTGGCCAACGTGGAGAACCTACGTTCGGGCAAGGTGCTCGTGGGCACAATCGGGACGGACGGGAGCACCTACGAAACCCTCGTGAACTTATCGCAAGGCAGGATCGTGGGGACGTGGGACAAGTCCAGGCTGGTCAACCAGTACGTGACCAGCGGGGAGATATTGTTCGAGCCCGAGGACGCCTATTCCGGCAAGCCCTTGGCCCCGATCCTCGGCACGCCTACGGACGGCGGGGCCAACCCCCTGATGCCCAACCTGGAACGAGTAAACCTCGGCTGGACGCAGACTCGTCCGGACCTATGCAGCGGATACGTCATCCAGTCCTCCACGGACGGGGGTGCCACATGGCAGCTCGCTGCCACGGTCGGGAGCGGGGCGGTGGAGAATGCCGTCTTGTCCCTTGCAAGGGGCCATGCCTACCTGTTCCGCATCCAGGCCGCCTCCGGGGACGGCAGCTCGGGCTACTCGAATGCCGAGGGCATCTCCATATAACCTTCCTAGAAACTCGGTATTGTCCTGCGGAGAGACATCCATGAGCGCAGAGGAAGTCGCTGCCGAGCATGTCATCGAGCAGGTGTGTGCAAAGGTAAAAGCAGAGATCGTCGCGGGCGGGAAGCATCCCGAAGCCATCGCGGCACTCAAGAAGGTTGGCAGGCACGCCCTTACCCTTTTTGACCGAAGCATCTTCTGGTCCGTGCCGGACTGGACAGAACCCTACGCTGAGCTGTTTAAGGAGTAAAGATGATAAAAAAAGCCAGCCTCGTCCCCTTGCTGCGCATGGTCGGGACGCTCGACAACAGCGCCTGCCCCTACGTGTCCGTCCAGGTCCCTCCCGGGAAGCCCCCCCGGTTCTATAGGTCCAGCTCCTTCAGCTTCGTCCAGTCCAGGGACTTCGACCCCGTGGAAACCAGGCACTTCGTGTCCTTCGGCCACCTCCAGGACTGCCTCCGGGCCTCCGCGGACAGCCTGGAGTTCTCGGCGGACGACGGGGGCATCGTATGCATAGAGTCGGTGGACGGGCCGTACCGCAACTTCATGCACGTCCACACGGTCCGGGAGAGAAGCACCGGGGTCAAGTACCACAGCGTCGGGGAGCCCGTCAAGGAAAGGCTGGACGCCTCGGCGTTCTCGGGGATCGACGTGACGCCCTTTCCCGTGGCCAGCACGAGCCTCGACGGGGGCAAGCTAGTCATCGGGACGCAGGCGGGCCTGGTCAAGTGGAAGGTGCCGGAATCCCTCGGGCACATCTCCTCCGGCCCCCGCAAGTCCTTCCTGGATTTCGTCTGCGGCTCCCCCGCCGACTTCCTGTCCATCAGCGGGAACGGGTACTGGATAGCCCACAAGGGCGGGATGGTCGGGGCGTTCTCCTCCCACGGGTTCCTGGACCCGCTCCGCCAGGTGTTCGACGTCCCGGGCGTCGAGGCCGCCCGCCTGGACGCCGTCCGGCTTGTCCAGGCCTTTCGCAGCGTCCTGGTGCTGTGTGAGGGCACCGACAGGGTGGAGATCGGCCCGGAGAGGGGGGTGTCGTGCCGGGACAAGTACGGCAACGAGGCGGTGTTCAGCCTCGGGGAATGCCCGCCCTCGTGGGCGAAGTTCGGCATCACTGGCCAGACCGCCAAGCTCCTGGCCGACGCGCTGGCGCAATCCGGGGACAAGGAGGCCTCCCTGCTCTCGACGGCCCCCAAGGCGGGCCTCCCCGCCATGAGGATGAGCCGGGGGCTCTTCGAGGTGGACTTCAGGGTGCTGCCATGAAGCTCGATATAGCCATAAACCTCAACGAGGACGACGGAAGCCTCGTGTACCACGAATCCTTGTTCGGATGCGTGCACTGGAAGGACGGTACCGACGAAAAGGCGGCCTTGGCAGGCTTCGGGAACTTGATAGCCGGGGTGGTGGATGCCATGAAATTGACCGGGCTAGAGTCCGAGCCGAGGCCCGCGACGGACTAGCAGTAGTCGGAATGGCCCGCAAGCTGGTATTAGAACCACGAAAGGAAGGATCCAATGGCAAAGACGAGAACCAAGAAAGTCTGGTCGTTCAGGACCTACGAGAGCCGCTCGCTCGCGGCCGAACTCAACAAGCTGTCGGAGCAGGGGGAGGTGGTGTTCAGCGCCTACCCGTCCGGCAACGTGTCGGGATCGTTCGACGTGCTGACGTACCACAACGTCGAGGTCAAGGTCGAGTCGCTCGCCACCGGCACCATCAGCGGGGGGCCGTTGCGGAGAGTCCCAGCATCGGAGCTGGCGGTGGAAAAGCCCAGTGCCAAGGCCGAATAGCTTCTATGCCAACATCGAGGCTCCCATCCGGTCGCTGGTAAGGCTCCTTCGCGACAACGGGTGGAACACCACGTGCTCGTGCGGGCACGGGATGTGGGTGGAGCTCGACCTGTACATGTACATGGACGACCTGGAGGCCCTGCGGTGCCTCCTGCTCGACCACGGGTACCACGACTTTACCATCAAGGCCGACCTGCGGTGCGTCGACCAATGGCCAGTCCGCTGTGCCTCCGTATACCTGGGCAACTATATCCCGGTGGACGGGACAAGCTACCAGGAGCTGTCCGCCAAGATTGCCGACCTCAAGGAAAAGGGCGAGCGCATGCACCAGGCCCTCTATCGTACGAAATGCGGGCTTGCGAAAGCCAGGGAGCGCCTCAGGAAGGAAAGACGATGGAAGCGCAGGTAGGCTTGCGCGTTTCGGCGTTCCGCTCGGCGACGGCCCGGGTCCGGCAGCAGCTCGACTACGAGTCCTCGTCCATATCCCGCCTTCGGGACAAGGTGAGGAGGATAGAGGAGGAAAAGTCGTCCCTACAGAGGGCGCTCGGGCTCATCGACCGGTGCATCGAGGTAGTGAGCGCCAACGGCATCGGGAAGATAGAGAGCATCGTGACTGCCGGGCTGCAGCAGGTGTTCGCCGACCCCACCCTCGGGTGCATAGTCGAGAAGACGGAATCGGCCCGGGGGTACAGCTACCGGATCAAGACCCGCCACGGCACCGTCACGGGGGATCCCATGACGACGTTCGGGGGAGGGGTGCAGAACGTCATGGCGTTCCTCTTGAGGATCATCATGATAAAGAGGTTCAGGCTGGCCAAGTTCATCTGCCTCGACGAGTGCTTCAACAACATCAACGGGCAGAGGAACCTCTCCAGGGTGTCGACCATGCTCCACAGCCTGGCCAACGACTATGGGTTCACCATTCTCCTCATAACGGGGCAGACCAAGCTGGCCGAGGCCGCCACCCGGATATACGAGGTAGTCCCCGGCGATCCTTCCCCCTCCCTGCGGCCCAAGACATTCGACGGTATTGGCGAGGAGGAGGCAGAAAACGAGCGGACAAGGCCCGATGCCGTCCTTGTCGGCGTTCCCCGAAAGCCCGAGCTGTACGATCTGGCTCCCTCCCGCCTCGATTGAGAAACATCAGGGGATGGCATGGATGTCCCGATAAGGCTCAAGTCGGCGGAGGAAATACTCACAAGGTTCCGGGAGCTCGTGAGGAGGTATCGCCGCAGGTTCCTGAGGCGCAACCTGCGTCCGTGCCCGTACAACTGCGGGCTCGCGGATGTCCTGGGCCGCAAGGTGGTGGGTTGCCACGGGTGCGGCTCCCGCAATCCCGAGTTCTGCAAGGACGCCTCCAGGTTCGAGCCGCTGTACTCCAAGAAGGAGCTTGCCGAGCAGTTCAGCAAGATGCTCAGGGACCCCCAGGTCCTTCTCCAGGAGTACCGGGATTTGGTGGCGTTCCTGTTCGTCCTCGGCTACTTCGACAGGCCGGGGGCCGTCCCGGAGCACATCATCCGGGAAGAAGGGCACGAGGGGCGCTGAACCTGCCAAGACGGGCTCGGGTTCCCGAACGGTATCATATGGGGGAAACGGGGGCGCAATCCCGAGGAAAGTTCCCGAGCGGGATCATGGAGGAAACATGGGAGGAATCAGGCTCACCAAAGACGGGATCAGGTTCCTCAACGGGATCATCAGGGAGGAATACAGGCACAATCCCGAGGAGCTGCGCAGGCTTTGCCGGGCCCTGGACGAGATAATCCCGCGCAGCGACGGGCGGTCGCACGAGTGGGGCCTGGACAACGAGATACTGCCCTACCAGGCGGAGCTGTTCGGCGAGGCCGTAGAAGGGAGGGACCATGGGGGGATCAAGGACGATTGACCCGTCCGTGACGGACTTCCAGTTGACCGAGTTCAGGCCGGACCTGTTCGAGGACGGGCAGGAACTGATGACCGTCTGCGAGCGGGGCCGCACCACTGGAAACGTCTATAATTATGAGTTCTGGAAGTGTCCATGCGGATACTATCCTGGGGAGGATGACGGTCCGCCGCCGTTCAGGTGCTACGACTGCAAGAGGCCATGCTATACCGACGACGAATCCCAGGCCCGCACCAAGATTCGGGTAGTGAACAACGGGCGCTTGGTCTATTTCAAGATCGTCTGGCAAAAGGCGACAGAAGCCTGAGGAGGGACGATGTTTCCGAACATCTACAAGTACGGATTTGCGGCGGCAAGGGCAGCCGACTCCCTGTCCAGGAACGGGCCCATGGACATCCCTTCCGAGCAGCGGGGGGCATTCTCGATCTGCAAGGAGATGATGGAAAGGGCCGCGAGGGGAGCGGGATTCGTCCTGATTGGCGAGAGCGACCCCCGGCTGAATGCCGGGGACATAGGGATTTTCGTCTACCTCATGAACATGGACGGTGACCTTTCGGCCGACGGGGGCCCGGTGCAGCTTCGCCTCCAGGAGATTGCCAGGATGCTGGGGAAGCTGGAGACCCCGCCGTCCGCGGACATGGGGGCGGAAGAACTGGCGGTCGTCACGAGGTTCTTGGACGAGTTTTCGAACTCGCTGCTGGAGACGTTAAGGGGAGGCATGGGAGGCATGGATGACTAGCGACTGGTACCTTGCCGACGTGCCTCGGCTTATCGCCGAGACCGATGCCCTCTACGCCCGCATCGCCGAGAAGTTTCCCGGCAAGACCAAGGAATCCCTCACCATCCAAAAGATCGTGGAGGAAAGGGGATGGGAAGGCACCCTAGGCCTCTACAAGGACAGGTTCGAGGACGTGGTCCGCCAGCTCGGGTGCTTCTACGTCCCCAAGGTCATGCCCCCGGGCCCGGCGTTCGTCTTCCCCATGCGGGGCGCTGACGGGGCCGTCATCCGCGCCCAGACCAAGCCGCTGGAAGGAAGCGTCCTCATGGGCGAGGGCATGAAATACCGCTACATTGGGGACAGGAACAAATACCTCGGGCCCAACTGGCTGGGGAACGATCCCGAGACGATCACCCTCATCATCCAGAGGCAGGCGGTCATGTGCGTGGAGGGGCCTTTCGACCTGCTGGCCATCCGGCTCGCCTGCCCCGGCTACCCGGTGCTGTCCCCCCTCACCAAGCGATTGGGGAAGGCCCATATCGCCTACCTCCGTATTCTTGGGGTGAAACGGCTTTTCTTGATGTACGACAACGAGGCGCAGGGGGAGGAGTCCATGGAACAGCAAAAGAGGCAGATAAGGTCCATGCTCGTCGTTCCCTGCGAATGCCCCCAGAAGGACCCGAGCATGGCCCTTGAGAAGCTCGAATGGGCAAAGGAACTGTCGTCCCGCATAAGGCAGCAGTTCGAGTATTAGGCTGCATGGAGAAGTTCAACGACCACGACGCCCGGCTCATTAGCGACATACGGAGCGAGTTCAACAAGGAGCTTACCGAGCGCGGAGTTCCCGGGGATGTCCTGGGCTGCATTGTGATATTTGAGCACGCAGTGAGGGAAGTAGTGCTGAGAAGATCGTCACCCAAGTCGGGGAAAAGTACAAAGGGGGAAAACAAATGAGCATGTTCGGAAGGGGCAATTGGTCGGTATTCGGGCTGGAGCCCGACTCCCTCGTCGATTTCCTGACGAACCTCGCGGTCGACCTCCAGGCGCTGAAAGCATCGCAGGTCATGGCGTCCGTCGTCACGAAGCTGCACGAAATCTCCACGGTGGGAATCAACCCGTTCGGGAGCCCGAGGCTCGACGAGGACCTGCGGGACACCAGCGCCATCGCGGGCCTCTCCTCGTTCCTGGCCGGCATCGAGAAGCAGGAGACCGTGCCCCTGGACCTCGGCTCCGTTAAGGGCCTGCTCCCTTCCCAGGAGTCCCTCTCCCTCGGAAACAAGGGCTATGGGTTCTGGGCGGTGCTCAACGGGCCGAAGGACGTGACGGACCCCACCTCCAAGAAGGAGGACCTGGCATACAAGAACATGGGACGCCCGTTCAGGTTCCTGGGCAAGAAGGAGAAGGAGGCGGTCGAGCAACAGGTCAACGCCTCCGCGGTGATGGCAAGGAAGCAGTTTCCCGTCCTCCTGGACTTCCAGCATGGCCGGACATATGCCGAGGTTACCTCCAAGGACGACATCCTGGCCCTGAGGAAGCTCCTCGACGGCCTGGGGGCGAAGACCTTCTCCCTGCTCTGGAGCTTCGGGGGCTACTCGTGGCCGTCCGACTTTCTCAACGACGTCAGCAGGTCCACGAGGTATGCCAACGACATGAGGTCCCGTGCCGACGAGCTTGCCCAGCTCCATCGCGGGGAGATAGACAAGCTGGAGGACAGGGAGGTCGAGAAGATCGTGTCCTCCTTCTTCGCCTTCACTCCGTTCGGAAACGGCCTTGTCGCCGCCCTTGGCTGCCCGGCCCAGATATGCATCCACAAGGCCAGCGACCCCGTGGGCGTCGCCAGCCCATCCGTGGCCTTCTCCCTGCTCGGGATGACGCAGGACTCGGGGGTGGCGGGGGCGTCCCTGACCATCGTGGATCCCGTCGTGAAGAAAACCAAGGGAGGCGGGGAGAGGATCGTCAACGTGCCCCGGCTCTCCGTGGACGTGGGGACCAACGTGAATAACTTCGACGCCGGGGCGGCGCTCCTCCGGGGGCTCGATCTGCCCCAGTTCAAGCACCACGTCAAGGCCGCCCTGAAGGCCCATGGGGGCCTGGAAATCAGGGATTACTGGGCATTGTGGCTTGACGACCTCCACGATGCCGTCCTTTCCGTGTCGGACTGCATCATGCACACCCTTGAGCTGGATGGCGGGCGGGGCTGCTACGGCCTGACGACGTTCGAGTCCGACGCCGACATCAACGAAGTGACGGTTTAAGGAGAACGACGATGAGAAGCCTTAAGACGGTATGCGAAGAAACGGTGTCGAGGTTGGAGGACTTGATCTCGACGGCGGACAGCGGCTACGTGACCTGCAGCGTCTTGAAGCTGACCGATGCGGCGAACCAGCTTGCCGACAGCAGTGAAATCAAGATCGAGAAGGAGTAGCCTATGAAGCCCGAATCCCCGGTATTTTTACGGTCTATCCCAGGGCTCTGCCCGCCCGAGGTGGTCTACGCCAAGGACCAGCCCCAGTACCTCCCGCTCCCGGTCGTCAAGGAGGCCAACGGGGTCGTGACGGCACGCTGGCACATGAGCTTGAGGGAGCGGCTCGTCGCGTTGTTCCATGGGGACGTGTACGTGCAGATCAACACGTTCAACAAGCCGCTCCAGCCGAGCCGGGTGTTTGTCGTTCCCCCGGAAATACGCAACCACGTCGTATCGTACGATGACGATGACAACGTCAAGAAGGACGGGTGAAACATGGCAAAAGCATACGGATTGCCCCAGGCCGAGGTTGCCGTGATAATCCTGGGAGAAGAGGGAGACGTCCTTCTTGGGAAGGCCAAGGAGGGATTCGACGAGGGCAAGCTCACCATCCCCATCGGGCCGCTGTTCCCCTTCGAGTCCATGTCGGACGCCGCCAAGAGGATAACGGTGGAATGGGCCGGAGTCGCCGTCGAACCGCAGCATGCCCTGTTCGTCTGCGAGTCCATCGTGCCCGACCGGGAGGAGCACAGGGTGGTGGTGTTCGTCTTCGCCCGGAAGCCGCCCAATAGCAAGGCCCTCAAGGGCTCCTTCTGGGCCAACGTCAGGGACCTCGGGGACTACCAGGAGGAGATGAGCGAGGTGGCGAAGGACGGGTTCCTCAAGCTGTCCATGGTCCTCCAGAGGCGGGCACAGACGACCGACGATCAGCCCGCCCAGGCATAGGAAGCGGCATGAACTTGATAGCCCAAAGGCCCGGGACTTGGAGCGAGATTGTCGGCCAGGATCGGGTCATCTCCCTCCTCAAGAGCCTACTGACGGTCGGCAAGTTCCTGCCGAGGGGCTTCGTCCTCAAGGGACCATGGGGCGTCGGGAAGACGAGCGTGGCCTACCTGCTGGCCCGCGCCCTCATGTGCTCGGGCGACGATCCCCTGGGGTGCGGGAAATGCTTGTCCTGCCAGTCCATAGACAAGGACGGCATAAAGCACGACCCGGACTTTGACGAGACGGACGCCGCCGAGAAGCCGGGGGTGCAGGATGCCAGGGGCATGCTCGACCGCGCCGTCCAGCCGCCCACGCTGGGCAGGCGCAGGGCGGCCCTCGTCGACGAGGCGCACCGGCTTTCCAAGGAGGCGTGGGACGTGTTCCTCGGGCCCCTCGAAGAGCCCGACACCGACAGCGTTTTCATGTTCGTCACCACCGACGAGGACCGCATACCCAGGACCGTGCAATCCCGCTGCCTTCCGCTCGCCTTCTCCCGGGTCCCCGAAGCTACCCTTACGGGGCTCCTGGCCAGCATCTGCGCAAGGAATGGGATGGACTACGAGACCGATGGCCTCCGCGCGATCGCCGGGCACTCCAGGGGGATAGTCCGCGACGCCGTACGGTGGCTGGGCATGGCGGCTTCCCTCGGGAAGGTCACGGCGAGGGCCGCCGAGGCCGTGCTCGACGACCCGCTCGACGCCCTGTGCCTCAAGACGCTCTTCGCCATCGCCTCCGGCGACCAGCAGGCCGCCGCCAGGCTGGCGGACGAGGCCGGGTGCGCGGCCCCGCCCCTCAAGGTGGTGGAGAGGCTCCTTTCCGTCTACTCCCGCTCTCCATGGGCCGAGGCGGGATCCGAGCTTTCCGTCGTGTTCTCGGGGCTTCCCAACATCCGGGAGACGGACGCCACGTTCCTCAGGTGGCTGGGGGCCCAGTCGCTTCCTTCCGACGCGCTTCCGCTCCTCGTCTACGAGCTCGTCGGCATCGCGAGGGTGCGTAGGCCCCCCCTGTCCGCGAAGACTTCCGGGAACGCCTTCGGCGATGCTTCCAGCAAGGCAGTCCTCATGGGGGAGGTAATATAGCAAAGTAGATAGGGGGTATGGATGATCTTGACTTACGGGGACTGCTCCAAGCTCAAAGGCAAGGACTGGTGCATGCTGGAGGTGCGTTCGGAAAAGACCATCGAGCCCACCCTGCGGAGGATTGGGAAGGCTATCCCCTCCATATTCCGGGGCGAGGCGGTGGAGCTGTTCGTGCCGGTCGGCAAGCGGGACCTGGACACGTTCGACCTGGGGGCGGACACGTACCTTTTCGTGCGCAGCGCCAACTTTTCCGGCCTCCTCAGGCTCAAGACCATCACGGGGGTCGTGTCGCTGGTGACGGAAGGGGACTCGAACCGTCCGTCCAACGTCATCCCGGTGCCGGACTCCTACGTGCAGGGCCTGGTAAGGGCCGCCGAGAAGCGGTTCAGGGAGCACTCTTCCGGCGTGACCGTGGGGACGTTCGTCCGCGTCCTCGGGGGGGAGACGAGGGACTTCTGCGGGACGGTGACGGCGATGGGGAACGGAAGGGCGGTGGTCCGCATAGCCCTGATGACCAAGAGCATCATGCTGGAGACTCCCGTCTGCAACCTCCTCAACCTTTCTCACGTTCCCCAGGAGCTCAGGACCTACTATTATTGCCCCCTCGTCCTGAGCCTCACGGAGCTTGGCGAGGAGGCAGTGGGAATCCTGGGGGACCATGCCTCATTGGGCAATGCCCCGGTGCCGATCCCCAAACGCGAGCCGAGGCGCTGTCCCCCGAAGCGCGCCAGGCAGCGCACCGTGACCGCCCTGGTGAAGAAGCTCATCCTCGTGGACGGAATCCACCTTCCCATGGAGATAGCCTCCAAGGTGGTGGGGGCCATAAAGGCAAAGGAGGTCATCCCGCCCAAGAGCCTTTTCATCGTCTACACGATAATCAAGGACGGCGTCATGGAGCACTGGGCCAGGAAGGAAAGCCCCGGGGCCGCCACCTACCGGGACCTGGCGAGGCTGCACGGGGAGGCATACAGGATTTCCGCCGCCCGGATAGCGGGCATAGACCCGAATCTTTCCATCCCGCTAGGCGGGAAGCCGGATGCCACGGCGAAGGCCCGTCATTTCACGAATCCGAAGATGAGCAGCGCCGCCGTTCCCGCGCCCGAGATGAACCAGTGAAACTTCGACTTCTTGGCGTCCGCTTTGACCTTTAACAAGTCGGCGTTTAGGGCGAGCTTGTCGGCCTTGCAGGCGTCGACGTCGCGCTGGTGCGCCACCTTCTCCGATGCCAGGGCCGCCTGCCTGTTGTCTATTTCCTGTGCCTGTTTTTCCATCGCGGCCTTCTGGTCGGCGACGTCGGCGGCCAGCACCGGCACCTGGATCAGGGCGACGTAGCTCTTGGTGGCCAGGGGGAGGGGGACGACGAAGTTGCCGCCAGCGTCGATGTTCGGGACAGGCTCGGCGGCCGCGCCCGCCCATTGCTTTGCCAGCTCGGGGGGCTGGAGCTTGGGGGCCTCGGCGACCTGCGTCGCCACCTTCTGGTTTCGGGAGGCGATGACCTGGAGGAGCCCCGCCACCTGCTGCTGCAACTGCTGGTAGGCGGCGTCGCGGGCCGCCTGCTGCCGTGCCGACTGCTGCTGGAAGGCGGCGTTGTCGATGTCCTTTTGCTTGGCCACCGCATCGGCGGTCGCCGCCCGGGCGTCGGCCTGGTCCGCCCGCTTGGAATCGTACAGGTAGACTGCCAGGACCATGCAGCCAGCGATGATGGCCAGCATGACGATGTGCGAGGTGCCCCACTTGACGGCCTTTTCTACGTCGGCCTCGATGGCCTTTAGCTCGGATTGCTGCGTGCTTGCCATAATTCTCCCCTAATTGGCGGTACTGATAGTCAGTAGTTGAGTTTTTGGGAGGAATTCAATGAAGGTAGAAAGGCTCTCGATATACAGGGTGCGCATCTCCCTGTCGTGTGGGTGTGCAGTGGAGTGCGATTTCAAGGATCCTCGATGCAAGGAGTCCCTTGTTGTGACGTCTAATGCAAACGATCCGTTGGCGGAAAGGTATTTCAAGATATGCCACAAGCACGAGGAGGATGCCGGGCGCTCCATGCTCGAATTCCTCCTCTCGGAGAGGCTTGCCGAGGCCGTCGAGGAGGCCCAACGCCCACCCGTCGGGCCCGTCAAGCTCGTTGATCAAAAGGGGTTGGAAGGCGAGACGGTGACCAAGGTCGCCGGGGTGTCACAGGGGGCCAACCGACCGAAGAGGCCTCCCGGGGTCAAGACGATCCAGAGGAGCCCCGAGCAGCTTGCCAAGGCGGGGGCCATCCCGACCGCCCCAGCGGCAGCCGAGGAAGTGGAGACGGGGGACGAGGCCAGCAACGTGTCCTCCCTGGACTCCCTCCTGGACGAACACGACCCGACCGAGCAGAAGGTGAGCCCCTAGCAGCCCGCCAGGGCCTTCCCCATGCATTCCGGCCCAAACCCGTTGTCGACCGATTCCGGCACGGTCAGGAGCCTCCCGCAACGCCCGCACCTTCCCTCGTGCCATATCTCGGTCATGGGGGGCATGTTTCCCTGGGAAAGGTGATCCATCACCCATTTCATGGCGGTCACGGACGGGCTTTCCGGCCCCACCTTGGACTTCTTGGTCCAGAGGAACCTTTCGTCGGGCGTGATGATCCCGATGTAGGAATAGTCGTCCTCGTTGCTCGGGCCGGTAAGGAGGTCGACAAAATGCACCGGAGGCCTGTCGCCCGCCTTCGGTGCCTCCCGAACCTTGTAGGTGTACCTGGCCCCGGTCTTGCCGCTCACGAAGGTCACTATGGCATTCCCCCCGAGGATGAACCTTATGGCCATGCTGGGGTCCGATATCATTCCCTGCATTTTTTCTCTCCTGCCAGTAATATACATCGGGAAGGCCCTTGGAAAAGGGTATTTTTTCGATTTTCGGCATTTGGTCGACGAAGGAGGAATATGAGCAAGTTCGATGCAATCAAGGTTGGCTCCACTTTCCAGGCGGACGGGGTGATCTACAAGAAGGTCGGGCTCCGGGAGTACGAGGAACTGTCCACGCACATAGAGCAGTACTGGGACCCCCTGTTCGACTCCAAGATCGACTCCCCGGACGAGGCCAGCAAGCTGGGCACCAAGTTCAAGGTGGATCCCCAGACGAGGGTCGTCACCGCCGACCCCGCCCACAAGGACCCCGCCTATTGGTTCCACGAGCTGTGGGGCTCGGCCCTGTTCGACTGCGGGCCCGACGACTACGACTTCATGGTCAAGAAGGCCATAGAGTGGGGAAAGAATGCAAAGCAGGCCGCGGAAAGCGGCGATGAGGCCGAGCAACCCAAGGCGTAGCGCTGGGCCTTCCGACCATCTCGTTCAATGGGGGGAAGCATGAAGAAAAACAAGCCCATGGGGCTCAAGAAGTACAAGGCAACGGCGAAGAAGCAGTTCATGAAGTCCCTGCGGGCATACGCCGAGCAGCTCGAAGGCGAGCTCCGGCAGGTGCACAACGACCCCGCCACGGTCATCGGCAGGATTTCCCAGAGCTACCAGAGCGCCCTGAACGCCAGCAAGCGGCTCTCCGTCCTGTGCGCCGCCCTCATCAAGGACCGGGGAGGGAAGGTCGAGGTCCTCAAGGCGGAGCTGGAGTCGTTCAAGGGAAAGGCCATCAACGTCAGGTGGGAGCTCCCCGAGGGCGTCAAGCCCGAGGACGCCCGTTCCTACCTGTTCTACTACGAGACCATGCAGGAGGGCCAGCCTGGCCAGGAGGCCGCGAAGAAGGCACCGGAGGCGGGCCCCCAGGGGGGCCCTCCCGAAGATGCCGGGAAAACGGAGCCGCCCAGCGAAGAACCAGGTCCCGTCCCTCCCGAGGGCCAGCCAGTTCCCACCCCCGTTCCTCCCCAAGAATCTGTTCCGGATGAGGCCTCCCTGGTCATGGGGATAGTACGCCCCGATGGCACCACTGGCCTTGGCCCTCTTCCGCCCGTCGAGGCCCCACCCCCACCCCCTGACGGCCCAGTGGGATACCAGCCGAACACCCCGTCCCTGAGCTGAAACTCCGACTTCTGCTTCCGATAATGAAGGCCATGAAGCCGGGGGTGTATCTTGCCAAAAGTCCTGTTCATCCTCAAGCATCGGGAGCACTATGGGGCATCTGGCTACTGGAACGAGGAAGAGTACGGGGATGCCGTTCTGAGCTATAGCAGCACCTTGTCCAGCGGCCTCCTCAACTCCGCCCGGTTCATCGTGGAGATGCTCAACGACAACGGCGTGGAGGCCCGGCTCGTCGAGGTCCTGGACAACAACTACATAGATCGCGAGGTGGCGGCCTTCAGGCCCGACATCGTGTTCATCGAGGCCCTGTGGGTCGTGCCGGACAAGTTCGACGTCCTCCAGAAGCTGCATCCACGGGTCAAATGGGTGGTCAGGGGGCACAGCGCCGTGCCGTTCCTCGCCCAGGAGGGTGTCGCCATAGAATGGATAACCGGATACGTCCGGCGCAAGAACGTGGTGTTCGCCCCCAATTCCCGGAACCTGGCCAATGACGTCAGGGCCATCGTGGGCTCGGCCAACCCATCATGGTCCGACTCCGAGGTGGAGGCAAAAATCCCGTTCCTCCCCAACTACTACCCGTTCCAGCCCGTCACCCCGGCATCCAAGGCCCCCGATGACGTCCTTGATGTCGGATGCTTCGGGGCCATCCGTCCGTTCAAGAATCAACTGACCCAGGCGGTCGCAGCAATCAAGTATGCGAAGGCGATAGGCAAGAGCCTTCGCTTCCACATCAATGGCATGCGGGTCGAGACGGGCGGGGCTAGCGTCCTCAAGAACCTCCGGGCGTTGTTCCAGGCCACTGGCCAGCAGCTCGTGGAGCATGGCTGGATGGGCCATCCGGCCTTCCTGAGCATGCTGCAGACGTGCGACGTCGGTATGCAGGTCAGCTACAGCGAAACCTTCAACATAGTGTCGGCCGACATGACCGTGGCGGGCCTACCGATGGTCGTCTCGCCGGCCGTAGGGTGGGCCAGCCAATGGAGCAAGGCGGATCCCAACAGCGCCGACGACATTGCCTTCGTGCTTGCGCTTGCCCTGGAGCCATCGTCCCGTAGCACCCTCCTGGCCCGAAACGCAAGCGGGCTCAGGTGCTTCTGCTCGTCGTCCCAGGCGGCATGGCTGGCCTTCGTCAAGTCCCAGTCCGATCCCCAGCCCGCCCCGGCCCCGGCTTCGCCCAGTCCGTCCAAGCCCGTCCCCCAGTCCAGTCTGGTACAGGCTTCGGTCTCAATCCCGATCAAGCCTCTGGTCCTAACCCCGTTCAAGTCCGATCCCCAGCCCGCCCCGGCCCCGGCTTCGGTCCCGTATACCCCATATACCCCGCTCAAGCCCCAATCCAGTCTATTCCGCTCTTTAGTTGGGGCACTATGGACCTACGTTCGGAGTTTCTTGTCCAAGCCGCAGACTACCGGGAGATGTTCAGGGGGCTCCTGGCGATCAATCCCGCCCTTAAGCCCCAAGTAGACACCAGCATAGGCTGGGCTAAGCATTTCCTCAAGAAGCAGGACAGGATCGTGTGGTTCCTCCGGTGGGCCCGTGCCGCCATGGCGGCCAGCCTTCCAGACCTTCCTGAGCAGCAGCCGCAAGCCTCGGCCCTTCTCCAATCCCTCTCCAAGGACATCGAGGAGCTCGGGAACTTCACCGTGGGGGAGCTCCGGGGAGGACTGGAACACTACCTGAGCCTTCCGATCCCCGAGATACAGGCCAGGACGTTCAAGAACGAGAACCCCGAGGCCCTGCTGCGGGATGCCTTCCCCAAGCTGGAGGAAGAGTTCAACAGGGCCAGGAAAAACCTCCTCAGGCCCAGGCCCGAGGACGAGATCGTCGTCCGGTTCCCGGACGGCTGGGCATGGTGGAGGCTGCCCAGGGCGTCGTGCCCCGACGAGGCCGACGCCATGGGACACTGCGGGAACTCCCCGTAGAAGGACAATCCCAGGCAGGAGATCCTGTCCCTGCGGCAGCCTAGGATGGTCGGCAAGGAGACGTGGTGGGAGCCGCACGCAACGTTCATATTCAACAAGAACGGCTATCTCGGCGAGATGAAGGGGAAGCAGAACAACAAGCCGGTGCCGAGGCTGCATCCCTACATAGTCGCATTGCTCAAAGACTCCAACCTCATCAAAGGCATCGTAGGCGGCGGCTACAAGCCCGCGAACAACTTCAAGCTGAGCGACCTGAGCCCCGAGATGTACCGGGATTTGATCGCCGCCCGCCCGGACCTCGGATCCCTTGCCATAAGTCCCCAGGTAGCAAAAATCATCGAGCTCCTGGAGTTCGATCAGGACGCATGGAATCCCGCGGACGAAGTGTTCGTCGTCCAGAGGTGGGCCACCGGGAAGGACTTCCTCTACCACTATGCGAGGCAAGAAGGAAGGGAGGTGCTGGACCTGTACTTCGGCGAGGATTCCGCCGCCGCCCCCAGCTTCTGGGAACTGACCAACCTCCTGGATGAGTGGTCCAACAAGGAGCAGGACGAATGGAAGGAAGGCAAGCGGACCCCCGTAAGGAGCCCGAACTACCTTGGCAACTTCGCCCTGGCCCTGGCATACCAGAACCCCAGCAAGGTCCCATCCGACTTCGCTCCCGTAGACAAGGACAGCGTCGAGGAGCTGCTGGACGCCGTGGACCCGGACGGCAAGGCCACCGAAGCATACTTCCGTTACCTGCGCCGTCCCAGGAACAGCGAGGCTGAGGAGCCCGCCGCCTGCGAGGCGCTCAAGCGGGCGGTGGAGCTGTATTCCGCCACGCAGCCGGGCGAGTACGATGCGGAAAGCGAGGTCGAGGCGGCCCTGGAGATGCTCGGGCACGGCGAGAACTGGGGCACGGACATCGAATACGGCGGGGACGACCAGCCGGTCAGGCAGACCCTGTCTTTTTCCAGGGCAAAAAAGTATGCCGACCAGGTGGAGGACAAGGGCAAGAGGATACCGGACTGGGACCAGGACGTATATCTCTCCATTGGAGGAGATTGGTTCAGCGAGGAAAGGTATTCGGACTACCTCAGGGAGGAGATGGACAAGCACTTCGGCGAGAAGCCCAAGATGCCTCCGGGGTTCCACATCCCGAACGAGGGGGAGGAATACAAGGAGCCCTGGACCCCGTCCCCGCAGCACCGCCGCCTGTTTCCCGAGCCCGAGGCCGGGGACGAAGGCATCCATGTGGGAAGCATGGATAGCTCCCTGCTCAAGAGGGCGGACGTCCTTGAAAACGTCAGAACTCTCGAAGCCCCCCTGTCGAAGGAGCACGACCTCGTGGCCAGGGTCCTGAAGTGGTACCAGGACAACGGCGTCCGGGAGCTCCCGTGGAAGGACTTCCAGAAGAAATTCCCGTTCGCCCAGAATTCCTCGCTGTTCACCAGGCTGCGCCGCAACGGGCCGACCGTCACCCTCGGCCAGCTAGAGGGCTGGCTGGAGACGGAGGAGCCGCCGGAGAAGGACTACGGGGTATCCTACGAGACCTACCACGACCCCGAGGAGTCCTTCCGGGACGCGGAGCAGCTCGTCCTGCAAATCAACCAGGGGGCTTCCGCCAAGGGCATCATGGGGGAGGACATGCTGCTGTCTGACTACGTGGACTACGTCGGGAAGTCCAGCGAGATGTCGGGGCACCCCGTGGGCAAGGACACGGTGGGGTGGCTGCGCCTGGACTTCATCGACAAGGACTGGCTGCTCGTGGACGAGGTGCAGACGGACCTCATCAACTCCGTCAGCCAGGCGAAGGCCGTCCTGGAGGCGGAGACCTTCGAGGAGTTCTTCGCCGGGATAATCAATCCCCGCGTGCGCGAGAAGATCACGAAGGAGATGCAGAGGATCGAGGGGGAGGGGGAGGACGAGGGGGACGAGGGGCCGGAGGAGAGGACGACCATGCACCAGAGGTACGACGTCGGAAGACGCCTCCTCATCCAGCATGGCTATACCGTGGAGGAGATGGAGCGCATACGCCGCCGCCTCACGGAGCTGTTCAAGGACTGGGCCGAGTATGCGATCTCCACCCTGCTGGAGATGGCCAGGAGGAACGGGATTAAGTACGTGGCCATCCATACCTCGGAGAGCATCGCCGAAAAGGACCTCTCGGTCGAGGCGGACAAGATAGGGCTCTACTACGACGGCCTGGCCAAGTCCTTCGGGTTCCGCAAGGAAACCGTCAGCCTCGGCGGGCAGCAGAAGGCCTTCTGGGTAAGGCAGGCTTCCGCCCGGGCATAGTATTTTCCTGTATGTCCAAAAAATGCATCCATAAGATCGGAAGCGCCTACGACGCTTGGTGGTTCCTTTACAATCACCCCGGGCTCTGCCTCCGGGCGCGCAACGAGGTCTCCCGCAAGGAGGCCGACGACCTGGAAAAGAAAGGCTTCGTCGTCACTCGCGATCGGGTTGGGAGCGCTCACGGAGGGGGCGGCAAGTGCTGGAGGGAATGGCGTCACCTCCTCCGCCATGCCATCGAGGAGAACCTCAGCATCTTCTACGCCAAGGTGGACGCCTCCGGCAAGGTTAACGATGACGCCTCGCTGAACACCGTCCCGGAATGCTGGCTGGAGTTCGGCTCGATGGAGTACGGCTACCCCTCCCAATGGCATGACGAGACCCAGGACATCCCGTACCACGATCCCAGCCTGGACTGCGGCGGGGCCACGTTCGACGAGGCCCTCGTGGCCCTCGCCAAGGGGGTCCGCAGGAAGTACGGGGACTATAGGGACAAGGAAGGACAGGAAGGCGTCTGCGGCAGGCCCGCCTGCGCCGACTGCGAGGAAATCAGGAAGATACAGGAGGCGAGGAAGGTGCGGTCCCGTTCCTTTTCGCCCTTGCCTTCCTAGACGCCGCAGTCTTCGCCATATGATCCGCATGGCATAAAACCCACAGGTTTTCCGGGACGCTCAGCCCCCCGTCCGCCACCTCGACGATGTGGTCCACCTCCCGTCCCGGCCTCCCGCACATCTGGCACGTCCACTTGTCCCTCCGGCGGACGAAGTTCCTTACCACCGGCCATCGGACCAGGAACAGGACGGCCTTCAGGCATTCTTTTCCGCACCAGGCGGTCTTCTTTCCGTCCAGGACATTGCCGCATTTCTTGCAGAGATGCCTGCCATGGGCGTCCTTTCTCTGAGGAAAGTCTTCCCATACGTTCGGCATGCCCCTTGGGTTGCTCATCAGCTATGCGCTTGGATGCCCATGTAGGCCTTTATGAAAGTCGCGGCCGCCTGGGCGCACAGGGAGTTCGCGTATCCCTTTAACCTTGCCTTCCGGTTCGGCGTGCCCTCGACGAACGGCGAATAAACCTGGGTATCGCCATGGCGCACAAGTCCCAGATCAGTGGCAAGCCCTGGAGCCACCTCGCAAAACAGGGGTTCAGGCACCCTGGGAATGGGGCGGTACCTTCCGTCCCGGCAGAAGATCCAGACGGGATCGGACCAAGGATTTCCCCCAGGAAGATCAGGTGCGCCACTTGGTTGTTCAACTGCTCCCCCTTCTTCCCCCCGCCCCGTTCCTCGTACGTCCTGAGGTTCGGGAAGCGGTAGTCCCTGGCCGTCGGGGTGGCCCATCCCGCCGTCAGGGCCGCCGACTGAAGGTCCCCCCCTCCCGACTTTGTCCTCCCCCTGGCCCGCTTCTCCTCTGCGCTCTCCCCGCCTCCAGTGCAGGTTATGGGGGTCGGCCATCCCGCCTTCTGCGCCACAATCCCCAGGGACCCCGAGCCTATCCCCTTCCCCGGGTACCTCTCGTACTCCGTCCGCTTCCGCCTTTCCCAGTTCTCCAGGGACTCGTCCGCCCCCCCGACCTTGGGGCTCGGCCACCCCGCCAGCTTCGCCGCCTCGCAGAGGTAGAGCGGGACGGTCGTCTGCCCGTGGTTCTCCAGCCTCCATTTTGCCAATTTGTCGATGATCTCCCGCCGCCGTTCCCGCTCCGCCACGGTCGGACTCGGCCACGAAGTACAATCGTTTCCTGATGTGCGGCGCGCCGAGATTGCAGGCAGCCAGACCATGTGCCCCGAAGGCGTAGCCCTCCGCTTCCAGGTCGTCCTGAACAAGGTCGAGCCACACTTTTCCGTCAGCCCCGCCAGCCTTGCGTGCAGCCCTTCCGCCAGATTGCCCGACGACCTTGGAGGACGCGACCTGCTCCCCGAAGACGACGAGGGGACGGCACTCGCGGATGAGGGAGAACCAGGCTGGCCAGAGGTGACGTTCGTCGGCGGCCCCTCTCCTCCTTCCCGCGTCGGAATAGGGCTAGCAGGGGCAGGAGCCGGTCCAGCACCCGAAGTCGTCGGGGACTCCCGCGAGGCGGAGGGCGTAGGGCCAGACCCCGATTCCGGCGAACCAATGGCACTGGGCGAACCCCCGGACGTCGTCGGGACGGACGTTCCTGATGTCTCGCTCATCGACCTCTCCCTCGGGAATCTGGCCCGCCGCCATGAGCCTGCGCAGCCATTCCGCGCAGAACGGATCGATTTCGTTGTAGTAGGCCCATCTGGGCATGCTAGGCTAATACCATCGGCACCGGAAGGCGCAGGCCGCCCTCATTCCAGGAAGATCGGCGTGAACACCGACTTGCTGTTCCATTTGCGGTTGACCAGGAAGAACGCCTGCTGGGGCTTCTGGTACGGGGCCCGAATCCTGACGGCAAAGTCGTTGTAGCCTATCAGGGAGCCGTTCATCACGAACTTCGAGTTGTCGATCAGGCGGTGGAAGTGCCCGAATATGTCGAGGTCTGCCTGCTGCGTCATGTCCCACTGCGCCAGTGCGCGGTTGATGGGGATCTCCACCCCCCCGATGCCGCCGTTGAAGTTGATGGCGTGCCCGTGATGGCACCTGATCCGGTACTTGTTGTCGAACAGCCCGATCCAGGAATGGTAGCCCTCGGCTATCTGGAACTGGAGCCTGTCCTCGCCCTCGAAGAGGTCCCGAAGGTGGTAGTATATCAGGCGCTCCAGGGAATGCCCGGCCTCGGTGACCCCCCGCGTCTTCTCCGTGGTGCGCGAGTGGTTCCCGTAGTGGCACGGGATGACGAACCTGACGTCCTTCTCGACGTTCTCCAGCAGGAACTTGAGGCCGCTCCTCAGCATCCCCTCGACCTTGTAGACGGCCTCCATGGGGAGCAGGTTGTTGTTCTCCAGGAACTCCTCGTGGATGTGGTTCGTGATGAAGTCCCCGAGCAGCGCCACGACGAGGGTGTTTATCGCCGTGTCCCTCCTGAGGATGTCGTACATCCTGTGGACGCCCTGCCAGTATTTGGTCGCCCGTTTGTCCCCGATTTTCAGGTTGAACTCGTTCTTGTAGCTTACGGTCGCCGGGGCCACGTTCTCCTCGATGTGCCAGTCGCTGGCGATGGTCACCGCCACCGACTCCGACCCCGTGGACGGGGTCTTGGGGGCGATGATGGTTACCTGGGGGTTGTGCTTCTTCAGCGAGAGGGCCACCTCCAGGTTCTTTTCCAGCAGTACGATGCGCTCGGTGGCGCTCTTGAGCCGCGCCCCCACGCCCGCCTGCTTCGCCTTGACCTTTTCCTTCTCCAGTTCCAATTGGTGCTCGGGCGGGAGGGACGTGTCGGAGGTGCTTCCCACCGTGGGGAGCTTGGCCTCCTCCATGAATGCGGCAAACTTGGCGAACTGGTCTCCCCACCTGTTGCCGAACCTGCTATGGGTACGGAACCAATCGCGGCTGAACGGCTTCCGGTCGTTTTTGTCGAAAAGGGCCTTCGCCTCGGCTATGAGCTCCTTCTTGCTTGGCTTTTGATGTTTCAAGTTTCCTCCTCGTGCGGCCGGATTGCCGCTTTGCCAAATCGTTTTCTCGGATGAGATTGCATCGCTAATAAAGGGTTTCGTAGACTGCCTATCCGAGATGCGGGCTATCCTTCGGCTCGTTCTGGTCCGCCTTCTCCCTTGCCTTTCCTTCCCGCCTTTCCCACTGCTTAATCCCGTCCCATAATACCGTGATTTTCAAGTCCTTTATCAGGGGGGCGCATGGATTTGGAATCTAGCTTTCGGGTGACGGGGAAGCTCCCGCAGCACCACAACGTCAAACTGCATGGCCTGGACATTATCGTCGAGTGGCCCAGGGGATCGATCCGGGAGGGCAAGGACAAAGACGGGAAACCTTGGAGAAGAGAAATGCGTTGTGATTACGGTTTCGTGGACGACACCTCCGCCAAGGGCGACAAGGAGCCCCTGGACGTATACATAGGGCCCTTCAGGGACTCGGAAAAGGCCTACATAGTGGAGCAGCTCAAGGAGGACGGGGAGGCGCTGGACGAGTACAAGGCGGTCCTCGGGTGCAACAGCCTGGAGGAGGCCCAGGCCCTCTACCTGGCGCACTATCCCAAGGGATGGGGGGACAAGAGGCTGGGGGACGTGCACGAGGTCGAACTGGACGACCTGAGGCCCGCCATCGAGAAGCACCAGGAAGCCGTCAAGGAAGGCCCGGGCACCGTCGACGACGAAGAAAAGGAAGAAAAGGGGGCGTCCAAGGAGGGAGCCATGGCTTTGGCCGATGGGGCGGAAAATGTCAGGATCGGGACGAGGCTCACCGGGTTCGCCGGGCATGGCCCGGCGACGTGCATGAACTGCCATTTTCGGACCCCCCACTCGAAGGACGAGGACGGGAACGAGGTCGATTCGTGCTCCCACCCCGCCGTGATGAAGGACCCGGACATCAAGCCCGAGAAGAAGCTCCCCGATGGGGCCGTCAAGGTAGGTTACGACGATTGGTGCGCATTCTTCCGTCCTCCTGAAAAGGAGGGGGAAGAGGAAGGCAAGGAAGAAGGCGCTGGCCAGGAAGTCAAGGCGTCCTCGGCCTGCGAAATCATCGGCTCCTCGTACATCAAGACCCTTAGATTCATGGACTAGGACTGGCTTCGCGGAATTCCTGCCCGGGAAGGCCGGACCAAGGTATAATAGTCTTGGAGGACCCTCGGGATGCTCGCTCCCTTTTTCAAGGTCGTGGTGGACAAGAAGGAGGAGAGGAAGTTCCGCCGCCGCGCCCTGGGCCACTATCCCAACGAATACGTCGAGGCGCTCTGGGGAAGGATACATGGCGACACCCTCTACGTGGTGGCGTTCGTGCGCATGGAGCACAAGGGGCACCGGCGCTCCATAGAGTACGAGGACTCGGAGCTCGACGAGCACGAGGACGACGCCAGGGAGGCGGGGATGAGCTTCCTCGGCACCATCCACACGCACCCGAACTTCTCCGACACCCGCTTCGGAGACGCCGACCTGGCCTCCGCCCAGGAGTCGCAGGAGCTGGTGATGGGGATACTCGCCATCGAAACGTCGAGGGACGGGAAGCCGCTGAAAAGACGCCGCTGCCGCATGGCGTACTGGCCGGTTTCGAGGCCCCTCTTGACGGAGCGCAGGGAGGAGTACGCCAACGGCCACCGGGCGTCCTTCTACGCCAAGAAGGGAAGCCTCCGCAAGCACTGCTGCAAGCCCGCCAAGCCCTAACCTTTCTTCTTCCAAGTCTTCAACTTCCCATTTCTCAATCAGGGGCTCCAGGCCCCCGAAGACGGCGTACAAGCCTGCCCGGTCCCGCCGTCGAGCGAGATATGCTACGATGCGCATCGCACAAAACCCGCTCCTCAGGACAGCATGGCAGGAAATCAGTTATAACACGCCTCATTACGACCTAATCGGCGGAATCCTGGAAAACGACCCGGACCTGGAGGCATGGGCCGACAACGAGCACCTTTCCGACCCCGAGGGCTTTGTGCGGATGCTGTCCGGCAAGAAGGTAGGCGTCATCGACATCATGTTCGCCTCCCCTCGCGGCGAGGGCTGGGGAAACAAGACGCTGGAAAGGTTTACCCGGCAGGCAAGGCGCATGGGATGCGACGCCGTCGTCCTCCTGGTCGGCATATACGAGAAGAACGTTAGGGCGCTCAAGGGCATGAACCTGGCCAAATGGTACGAACGCCACGGCTTCGAGCACGTGGGCATGGCAGGCGGAGAATGGGCCGAGGAGGGCGAGAAGCCCACCCTCCCCCTGATGGTCAAGTGGCTCGTCCCCCAGGAACCCGCCCGCCCGAAAAAGGCGACTGGGACGCCCGCATTCACCTGCCAGCTCGAAATCGTGGACGCCCACAGGGACGAGCTTTTCGGCAGGGTCACGGCATGGGCCGGGGAGGACGCCGGGGCGTGGAAGTCCGTCCCTGATGGCAAGGGCGGCCATACGGAGACGAGGCGGGGCGTCAAGGTGGGTTACCTGCACTTCTCCGAATACAGGGACGAGGTGTGGGTGCAGTACGTCTTCGTCGATCCCGCCTGGCGGCGCAAGGGCGTGGCCACCGCCATGTACGAGAAGGTTGGGCAGGAGTTCCCGGGCGAAAAGATAACCAGCAGCGGCACCACGGGCGAGGGCGGCAAGCTGCGCAAGTCCCTCAATCAAAAAGGCATAGTAGCCAAGGCCATGGACTACGGGCAGGTCAGGAACGTCCTCGCGTCCCTGATGCCCGACGTCCGGGGGGACCTCCCCGTTCCCGAGCTCAAGGTCGTGAACAACATAAAGTCCCGCTGGCTGGGGGATTGCAGGTGGACGATTGGAAAGCCCAACACCGTCATCACCCTCCAGAAATCTATTTGCGGGGACGATGAAACCCTTCGGCGCATCCTCGCCCATGAGCTTGCCCACCACGAGGAGATGCTCGTCTACTGGCAGGGAAAGCTCAACGAGGGCATGACCCCCCAGACCGTGAAGATGCTGAGTGGCGTCATGGGCGGGCACGGGAGGTCCTGGAAGGAAGTCGCCGACCGCTGGAACGCCAAGTACGGCAAGGACTTCGTAACGGAGAAATCCGACCAAGCGATGGTGGTGGAATACGACGAGAAGCCGTTCTACGTCCTCCTCCACAGGTATCCCTACGGGAACAACAACCGGCTGTGGCAATATTCCGCCCACCTCTCCCAGAAGCAGAAAGAGCTGCTGGCGACCCCCAAGCTGCAGGACCCGGGCCAGTACAAGCTCGTCGAAACGACCGACCGCAGGTTCCTGTGCAAGGCGGGCATCTCCCCCTACGGCGGGTACGCAATCGCAAGGGGGCCGGAGCTGGAGGCCAAGTTCGACGAGATGTGGGGGCAGCCCGACGTGCGGGAAGGATGGCTGACCTCCGTCACGGCCAGCTCGTCGGGCGGGGGAGCCATGGACGCCCTCCTGCGCAGGATCAACTCCAAGGACTGGTGGCATGTCCCGCCCGAGGACCCCAAGGCATATAGCAAGAGGGGGCAGTTCCTCGCCTCCACCTTCAGGGAGGCGGAGTTCTGGGGCAGGCCGTTAGACGCCCCGCTCCACGTCCACGTGGCCAATCCCCTCGTGGGGGACGAGGAGAGCATCCTCCGGGATCTCGGCCTCGGGGGAATCCCGGACGATGCTGGCGTGGCCGCAAGGTTCTTCCTGGACGCCAGGATGAAGCAGGAGGCGGAGAAACGGGGGTTCGACTCCATAGTCCTGTTCAGCCCGAGCAACTACAAGAGGTTCGTCGGGCAGGGCACCGTCCCGATAAGCATCGAGCTCAACGTCTTCAAGCCCGTGTTCGCGCCCGAGAACAAACAAGCGGCGGGAAGGGCGGGCAATGTGGGCACGGCCTGGCACGGGACGTCGGAAGATGCCGCCTACTCCATAAAGGAGAAGGGCCTCGTGCCCGGCAAGTTCTGGGGGACGGCGTACGCCACCCCGGACAAGGGCCTGGCCATATACTATGCCCTCGGCGATGCCCTGGGCAAGGGCCTCAAGGAGGGCATCGATCCCGAGAAGGAGCCCGGGAGGATGCCGGACGTGTTCCTCGTCCGCATAGACGACCCCAGGGGAGCGGGGATGGACCTCCAGCCGAGGGTAGGATTGGGCGACGACGAAATCGACGTGTACCTCAAGCGCGGGCCGGTCGGCCCCCAGCACATAAGCGCCGTGGAGCGCTACCGGTACAAGGACCTCCTGCCCTACCTCAAGAAGCGCATCTCCCCGACCGCACGGTGGCAGGGGGTGAAGAAGGGAATCTCCAGGGTGCCGCCCTACCGTACGGAGGGAATCAAAAAGGCGGCGGCAAGGCCGATCCGCACGCCAGCCTTGGACGCGTGGTTCGGAAACTCCAGGGTGGTGGATGCAGCGGGAAGGCCGCTGGTCGTCTACCATGGCAGCAAGTCCCCGTGGGTGTCGTCGTTCGACCTGGGCATGGCAGGCACTTCGTGGGCCGGTGCGGCGGGTGTCGAAAAGGGAATCTGGTTCACGTCCAGCAAGGACAATGCCAGGTTCTTCTCTGACTCGGGCCCCAAGAAGAAGGCGGACGAGGCAAGCATTCAGGGATACGGCAAGGACGGAGAGTTCTATGCGGCGGTCTTTACCCTCCGGGAGGAGCCGATCTTCTCGGTCGGCCCCTACCCCACCATCGAGAAGGCCGAGGAAGAGGCCAAGAGCCAAGCCCGGATGTACAACAGGAAGCTTCGCACCGACACCCATGTCATGGCGGTGTACCTCAAGATCGAAAACCCGCTCGTGCTCGACGGCATAGTCCCCCGCAAGGCGGAGTTCGACTGGGCAAAGAAGAACGGGCGGGACGGCATCATCGCCAGGGACGTCTATGACGGGGCGACTCAAAGCGACGTTTATGTTATCTTCAGCCCCAGCCAAGTCAAGTCCGCCGACAGGAACACCGGGACATTCGATCCGGATGACCTTAGCATTACGGCCAGCGGGAAGGAAACGATGCCGACGCCCGAAGTGCTGGACGCCCTCCGCAGGATTCGGGGGAGCATACGCATGGACGAGAGCGCCTCCGCGGCGGCCAGCGAAGGGCAATGCGGCTTCGTGTCGGAGGCGGCGTCCAAGAAATTCGGCTGGGGCATCGAAGGCGGTTTCTACCTTCCTGATGGCATTCCCGCCCCACACGGGCGGAGGCCGAACTTCGGGCATCTCGACCACGTATGGAACGTCCTCAAGGACGGAACCGTTATCGACGGGACGCACGACCAGTTCGGGAAGCCGGACGTGAACGTCGTCCGGCCAGGACAGCCGGGACACGAGAAGTACCACGCCTTCTGCGGCGACCCTAAGTGCCCGTGCTGCGCCTGCCCGCAGTGCAATCCGGACGGAGCAAAGGTGGGGAGCCTAAAGAAGGCGTTCGTGCGCCAGGACCTCGCGTGGCTGAAAGGCTACCTGACGATGACGGACGCCGAAAAGGGCGAGGAGCTGGCCCGCCAGTTCCCGCATCGCTTCTTCGACTGGCTATCCGGGCAGGAGCTGCCCGAGGGCTGGAAGGCCCCCAAGGACCTGGAGGACCTCATCGACAACGACATGTTCTCCGGCCTGCCGCCTGCGATGTGCGAGCAGTTCCTGAGGAGCGACGAGGGAATGAGGGCCGTGGATGATGATCCCATGGACGCCCCGTCCTTCATGCACATGGAATACGAGGGCATCGTCAAGAACCAGTGGCTCGTCCACAAGACCGACGAGCCCGGCGAAATATCCCTCCACGGGTTCACGAGGGGGATGTGGGACCTGGCCCGCCTCGGGCTCACCACCTACTTCACCGACAAGGCCAAGACCGGAGGGTACAACTTCGCCGTCCCGGCAGGCGAGGCGGGGCGCATCGAAAGGAAATACGGCAAGCATGCCGTGCTTTTCAGGGCATCTGGAATCAGGATTCACCATTACGGGGACGAGGAGGACCAAGTCATCTTCTGGGGCAGGGACGCAAGGGACATCGTTCCCATCCACGAGAGAGGTGGGGAATGGTGCCTGCCGGAGGGGGGCAACGGGAGGCCCGTGTTCGAGGCGGAACGCCTCCAGGACGCGGTGGACTGGGCGGTCGCCAACTTCCAGCAGTACCGCAGGTGGCTCGTGCCCGCGCCGACCGCAGGCAAGGAGCCCAAGCCGGGGAGCCCGCTCCTCGCCCCGAAAGCGCCCGTCACGGCGTCCGCCAGGCGGAGGGTCGAGATGCCCCGCTCGCCCAGGAAATACCTGGAGGGCCTTGGCTTGAGTGCAGGCGCTGACTTAAAAATCCGGGAATGGGCCCTTCCGGACCAAGTGGAGTACCTCAACTCCATAAAGTTCCCCCTGACGGTCTACCGGCAACTGGAGGTGCCTGCCGGGAAGAAAGTCAACCTGGAAAACGTGGGGATATACTGGAGCGACAACGTAGACAGCGCCCAGTCCTACTGGGGCCCGTCGTCGATATGGACGCCGAGCGTCGGGGGGGAGGAAGGGGGGATCGTCACCCTGCGGGCCGAGGTGCTGAGCGAGGACGACGTGGACTGGGAGGGCACCCTGCATGCCAACGCCAAGGACCCCGACGAGGACGAGATACGCCTGGTGCCCGGGGCCAGGATCCGGCTGACTGGCATCGAGGAGCCGAAGGACAACGACTTCAGGACGATGAACAAGATGGTCACGGCCTCCCACAAGCAGACGCCGCACCGCGAGAACGAGTTCCCGGACCTTGGCGAGGGGGAGGCCATCGGCGGGTACGGGACCCAGCCCGAGTGCATCGACGGGAACAGGACGGGGCTTTCCCTGGAGGAGCTGGAGGAACAGGCAAAGACGGCGGCCACCGGCGACTGGCTCTACCACGTGACCTACTTCAACCGGCTGGAGGACATCATCTGGCTCGGGCTCGAAACAGGCCACCCGGCGAGCATCGGGGGGCTCTATGGCTGGCATACGAAGGGAAGGAGCTTCCTGACCGAGTGGCGCGGGGTGGGCTTCTGGTACCAGCGGGCGGTCGATTGGGCGTACCACAATTCCGACAGCCCGGTCGAGGAAGGCCTCGTCCCCGTGGTCCTCCGCACCAAGGAGGCAAAGCGCCTGAAGGTCCAGCCCGACGAGGTGGGGACGGGCGACGCCGTCGCCGACGCCTTCTTCACCGAGAGGAGCATCCCCGCCGCCCGGCTGCAGGTCTGGGACGGCAGGCAGTGGACGAGGCTGACCGAGGACGCGATGCAGGCCATGACGCCGGAGGGGTACGTCAGGGAGGCCGACAGGCCACTCACCGACCCGGAGGAGGGGGAGGAAGGAAGCGGGGACGACGAGGAATACTACATCGACGAGGGCGTGCTCTACCCGAAGACGGCGGGGGCCATGGAGGGGATGCCGTCATGGGAGGAGTGGAAGCGCCAGCACGGCGGCATCGAGGGGATGGTGCGGGACGTGGACTCGTGGGACCAGTGGGAGCCGTACGAGGAAGACGAAGTGAGGAAGTTCGACGCCCTTCCCGAGGAGGAGCAGGCAAAGTGGGTCTACGGGAACGCCGAGGAGCACCTCAGGGGCCGCTACGACGAGCTGCTGCGCCAGCACGGGAGATGGACGTTCCCCCTGACCGTCTACCGGATGCTGTCCCTGGTCGGAGGAAGGAAGGCCGTCAATCCCAAGAAGATCGGAATCTTCTGGTCGTGGGACGAGAACTCCGCCGAGGCCCATTGGGGAAGCTTCGGCCCGGGGACGGAGGAAATCCTCCTGCAGGCGAGGGTGGGGAAGGACGACATAGACTGGGAAGGCACGTTCGAGGCCAACATGGACCCTGCCACGGGGGAGGAGGAGCGGGAGATTCGCCTGAAGGAGGGCGTCCACCCCGTCATCGTGGCATGGAAGAAGGGAGGCTACGGATGGAGGGCGGCCCCGAAGGCGTGGAGGACGATGACGGCCTTCAAGTACGACAAGGGGCAGTTCCACACCGGGGTGCCCGCCGTCTTCAGGGGATACCACGTCACGGGGGCCGACGGGCGGATAAAATGGGGGGAGGGAGGGGCGTTCTTCTCGGAGGATCCCGCCCCCGAATACGGGACGCACTACGTCGTGGCGACGCTGCGCATGGCGAACCCGCTGGTGGCGGAGGACCAATGGGACGCCACCAGGAGGCTGACCGACCTTCCCGGGATGGAGGACCTCGACAAGGCCCTCTCCGACGACACGGGCCCGCCCCAGACGCAGGAGGAATGGGCCAGGGTGGATCGCTCCGTGGCGCGCCTGGCGCAGCGGGCGGGCCACGACGGGCTCGTCTATACCGACATAGCCGCCCTTACGGACATGGAGTTCGTCGTGTTCGACCCGTCCCAGGTCACGAACGTGGGCAAGCCCGTGGACACCCAGGTATACGTTGACAAGCTGCTCCGCGAGATGAAGAAGGACAAGTATGCCAGGGCACCGGCCGACGAAGGCAAGCTAGGGGCGGTCTACCTGCTCCACTTCCTTGGCGGCGGCATCCCCCACGGGTCGCAGGCGGCCACCAGGCACTATTGCGGGTTCGCCATCGACCCGATGGCGAGGATAAAGAGGCACTACGAGGGCACGTCCTGGGTGAGGCTGATGGAGGTCGCCAAGGAGCGCGGCATCAGCTTCACCGTGGCGAGGATATGGGAGGGGGTCACCAGGGGGTTCGAGCGAAAACTCAAGGACGCTGGCGGCCTCAGCCGCCATTGCCCGATCTGCAAGGCGGAGGGCACCGACAGGGGTTCCCTGTACAAGAAGAAGGTCGAGGTGCAGGAAGCCCCGGTGGGGCCAGCGGCGGGCCCCGACCATGCCGAGGTGGAAACGAGCAAGGCCGCCTCCGTTCCGAAGGAAGCGGGGGACAGGTACATGGGGCAGCCCGGCCGGACGGCCTTCCCATCCAAGTTTGACTACGGGTTCGTCCGCAGGATAGCCGTGAGCCCCCTCGGGGAGATCGCGGGCACCCTCGGGGACCTCCTGGTCGGCAGGAAGGTCAGGGCGCTGTACGAGGGGGTGCTGGACGTCCCCGTCGTGGCCCTGGATCGCCCGATACAGGGCGGCAAGGTCGTGGAGAACCCCAACGTGAAGTTCTTCGGGGGGGCGGGCAGGTTCCGCGGGGAGCCCGCGATGTTCGTCAATCCCAGGCTCGGCCCCGAGGACATGATCAGGACCATCCTGGAGGAGGGGGCCCACATCCTCCACGCGGTCAGAAAGAGGCAGGTCGTCAAGACCGACTTGGCGAAGCTCGTGGACGAGGAGTCCTTCCGGAGGTACATGACCGATCCCGAGGAGGTTGCGGCCAAGAGGATGATGGAGCACGCCATGATCCTGCGGGAGGACGCCGCTCCCTGGTGGGACGTCTACCTCGACGGGCAGAAGATAGACAGCCTTCCCGCCGTGGCGGCGGACGCCGAGGAGGTCAGGCGGAGCCTCGTCGACCATGACGGCTACGACCCCGCCATCGAGGTCCGCCAGCACCGCAAGGTCGCCAGCTCGCCTCCTCCTCCGCACGTCCTGGAGGAGGCCGGGAGGATGCTGGCGGGCGCATCCGCGGAGGCGTGCGGCACTTCCAAGGTCGTCGACGGATGGTGGGTGGAAACACATACCATCGGGTGCAGGAACGCCGCCGACGAGCCCGAGGACGAATGGTGGGACAGCCACTTCAGGATATACGACGAATACATGAACGACGGCATCAGCACCGTCCTGGGCGAGGCGGACGGCGGGAAGTTCGCGACCGTCACGCCGCAGAGAAGCACCCTGGTCAAGCAAGCGGCCAAGGCATTGCCGGAATTCCTGTACCACGGCACCACCAGCACATACACGGGGGATATCCTCAAGGTGGGCCTGCGGGCCGGAACGTGGTTTTCAACCGAACCAGTTGCCGCTTGGTACGCCAGGAACTTCATTAAATCCAAAGGAGGAAAGCCCGTTGTCATTCGCATCCCCTCAAGAAGGTTTAGAGTCGATGGTCTATACCAAGCGGAGGCGTATAGCTGGGAATACGGCTATCCCATCGAGGTAAAGGAAGAAGATGTCATCGTCTTAAAGCCTATGAAGACCTCGTCTATCCTGTGCAAAGCAAAAGACGACAAGTTCGCGACCGTCACGCCGCAGAGAAGTACCATGCCCAGGCAGGCGGGCGATTCCTTCTATCCACCGGAGGCCGATGCCGGATGGATAACCTCCTACATCGCAAAGTTGCATAGAGGAGGGGTAGAGGGCAAGGCGGGAGGGCTGGACTACCTCTTGAAGCTGGTCGAATCAAGCGCCAGCCGATACGTCCTCAGGGACATCCCCCTTGAGGACCTGTACATACCGGACTGTTCCACGACCTCTACAGGCTCTAAGGACCTGGAGGCTATCCGGGAATACCAAGACATGGACGCCGAGTTTCCCCCGATTGTAGTGATAGGGGGGCGCATCGTGGACGGCATGCACCGGGCGACGGCGGCCTGGGACAGGGGCGACGAGACCATTCGCGCCTATGTGGGCGTTCCCAGTACTAAAGTGACCCAGCAACGTGACCGGACGGCATCCAGCGTGGCCAAGGTGGGCGGCCTGCAGGAAATATCGAATGGATGGATAAAGCTCGACGGGTCATTCGTATACAGCACGGCCCACAACGAGGATGCCAAGCGGTGGGGGTATGAAAATCTGGAGGAAGCGGTGGACGAAGGGCTCGTCAGGGTCATAGGCACCTCCCGCCATCTCAGCTTCGAGGCGACGGACGCCGCAGGCCCGCGCCACCGCATCCTTGAGGCCCTGGACAGCATCAACCACGACGCGGAGGTCGCCATCGAGCTCATACAGGATCGCAGCCTCGGGCATTCGGTCTACAAGAGGTTCGACAGCCCGTGGGACGCGGGCAAGTGGCTCTCGCGCTGGAAGAGGGCGTTCGGCAAGAAGGAGGCCATCGGCGACAAGGGCTGGTCCTACGACGACCCCCTGACGGACAGGTCGGCGGACTTCTTCGAGCTGGTGGAGAACCCGCACTCGGAGAGGAAGAAGGAGGCCGCCGCGAAGACGGCGGCCTGGGAGGGGGCGGTGGACTTCTCCTCCGACCCCAGGTGGCACGACGTATTCTACGGCATGCCGACCCCCAGGAGGATTAAGGAGCTGGGGCAGTTCCTCCGCAGCGACGCCAACCGGTTCGTGACCCTCTACCACGGCACCGACGCCGGCCATCCCGTGATGGAGGAGGGCCTCCTCCCGACCAGCGCCGGACGGGCGAAGTCGATCCAGTCCTCCCCGGGCTTCGTCTACCTGTCCGTGTTCCCCGGGCATGCCAAGACATTCGGGGAGCTGGCCTACGGCCCCACTACCCCGATAGCCGTCTATGCCGTCACCGTCACCGCCCGCCGCCTGCTCCCGGACCCCGACCAGCTCCGCAACAAGCGGATGTACGGGAACGCCGAGGTCGGCGACACGCTCGCCGAGAGCCTCGCCATCGGGCATGGGGCCAGGGTCAGGGGCAAGGTTGACCCGATGCAGCTATCGGTGGTGCGCGGCCCCAAGAAGGCCTCGGGGCCGACCGGCTTCCCGTCCGTCGCCGAGGTCCTGGAATGGGGGCACGTCGAGCCCCACGAGCTGGTGGACTGGGGCAAGGTGGAGGATGCCGTCAGCAGGATTCCGGTATCGCAACGCAACCAGACAAGGAAGGAAGACGAGGACCAGACGGCCCTCCGCATCCTCACGGAGCAGTGGGAGGCCGCCAGGGAAAGGCTCGGGGCGCTCAGGTTCCCGCTGGCGGCATACAGGGCCCTGTCCTTCGACTCCCCGGACTGGGGCAAGGAGGTCAACAAGGGGGGCTTCGGCGTCTACTGGTCGCTGTCCGAGGATAGCTCCTACATCGGCGAGGACCTGGTCGGCAAGTACGTCTTCGTCTTTCGCGGCGTGATCGAGTCGCCCGACGACGTGGACTGGGTCCCCACCGCCTATCTGAACACCGTCATCCCCGAGGAGGAGGAGGTCAGGCTGAAGGAGGGGGCCAGGGTCAGGGTCGACGGGTGGAAGGCCCGCGGCGGGGGCAGGTGGACGCGGCTGTCGGGGGGGATGGCGGTCACAGCCAGCACACCCAAAGAAGCCGCTGGCGACCTGATGTCCCTGTTCGAGGGGGTGAGGGTCCCCAGCCAGTTGCCCGACGTCGATGTGATGCGCGAGTACCTTTCGCCCGAGGCATTGGAAGAGTACCTGGAAACCCGCAAATTCTTCCTCAAGCTCCCCAACCCTTTCGTCGTCTACAGGGCGCTGAAGCTGGACTCCGAGTCCGTCCTGCCCCGCCGCCAAGATTTCGGGGTATGCTGGACGTGGGACTTCGACAAGGCCAGGCCGTATGGCCCGGCGGCCCAGCGGCAGGGCGTCCGCCACATCTTCCAGGGCGAGGTCGCCCTGGAGGACGTGGACTGGGGGTATACCGCCATAGTAACCTCGTCCGAGGAAAAGGAAATCCGGCTCAGGCGGGGGGCCAGGGTACGCCTTACGAGATGGTTCAATCCGAGGTTCGAAGGCGACGGATGGAAGGCCCCGCCCTACCAGTATGTCACCGCATCCGCCTCCAAGGCGGCCTTTACCGATGCCGCCATGTACGCCGACGCCGACCTGCGGGACGAGGTGGCCAGGGAAATCCTGGACGAGTACAAGAAGGTGGTCGGGGACGGCATCGACTATGCCATGCCCGGCAAGCGCCCCACCAAAAAGCACTTGTTCCAAAAGAACTACCGCCAGCGGTGGAGGGTCGTCCCGGCCGCCAGGCTGATGAAGATATGGAAGGATTACGCCAAGGCGGGGATCGTCCGGGACCAGGCGGGCATGGACGAGATCGCCGACATCGTCACGGAGAACATCCTCAAGATCGAGGTCAACACCATCCTGTGCAGGCACACGTCGTGGAGCCCGGAGGAGTTCGCGGCGGAGGTCCTCGACCATGAGGTCCCGGAAGGGTACTTCGACCTGCTTCCCAGCTTCTTCGACGACGAGGAGGGAAGCTGGAGGCTGAGCGACTTCGCCACTGGGCCGCTTACTACGCTGGCGCTCGACCTCTACGACGCCAAGACCGCGGAGGCGAAGCTCCAGGTCGTGGACAAGATCCTGAACATAGTCCACCAGCGCAGCGACCTGTCCGGCTGGTTAGTACAGGGCGGGAGGGTGACCCTGAGGAAGTTGTTCGAGTACATAGGGGAGGCGAAGGGCGGCGAGAATGTCGTCTGGGTGAGGGACCCAAAGGGGAAAGTCGTCTTCAACCCCGATTTCGACCCCTCCAAGACGGCCGCCGACCCTTCGATCCCCGCAGGCGACGAGGAATTCTGGAAGGCTGGAGGCCTCGTGGTCGGCGGCGTCCTGCATCCCTTCACCAAGGAGCTGGACACCCATCCGCTGCTGGCCAAGAGCCTCGGCCTCGAAGCGTGGGCGGCGGAGGGGGCGATAAGGGTGACCACAGACTGGCTCTCCAGGTGCGGGTGCTCCGCCCGGGAGAAAATCTACATGGAAGTCCTGAACCTCGGCCAGAAGCAGGACGTCATCTCCTTGCTGAGGGATCATCCCCCTCCCGCAGGCGTCCCCATAACCCTGGAATGGGGGGGCTACCTCAAGATGTACCGGGAGTTCGACGGCCCCGAGGTTGCCATAGAATGGCTGGAAAACCTGGGCGGGAGCACCAGGGTCGCCGCCCGGGCCGGGGACAGGATCGGCGGTCAGGCGGTCGTCGACTACGTCATGTCCCAGCACCCGGAGTGGAAGGACAGGACCTACGCCGAGCAGTTGGTCGGCCTGGATGCAGGGGGGGACTACGTCCTCAAGGAGGTGTCCCTGCAAAAGCTCGAAGCGGGGGACGACTACGATCCATCCCTTGCGGAGAAGTATGCAAGGATGGAAACCCCCATTCCGCCCATAGTGATGGATGGCGACGGGAGAATACGGGACGGCAACCACCGCGTGGCGGCAGGCAAGATCAGGGGGGACAAGGCCATATTGGCGTACGTCCCAGTGGACTCGTACCAGGGGCTGCCGACCGGGAAGGCCGCCGCTGGGAAGGAGTCGTACAACTCCCTGATGGCGGGGGTCGGGATGCCCTCCCAGCTTCCCGCTGCCGAGGAGTACGAGCGCTGGTACGGCGATGCCTACCTCGGCAGGTACCAGGAGTTCAGGGAGTTCTGCAACGGGCTTCCCGATCCCCTCGTCGTCTACCGTGCGGTTAAGATGCCGGACCGCTATCCCTACACGCGGGGGTTCGGCATCTACTGGACGTGGGACGAAGGCCATGCCGTCCCCTACGACGCCGACTCCGTCCTCGCCGAGGAGGGGGGATGGGAGAAGGAGGACTGGACGGAGTACAGCAGGGGCCTGAAGACCTACGTCTTCCGGGGGGAGGTGGCCCTCAAGGACGTCGACTGGGCCAGCACCGTCTGGGCGAACCTCCGCCATTCCGACGAGAAGGAGGTGACGCTCAGGCACGACGCCCCGGTCCGCGTCACCGGCTGGAAGCTGAGGGGGTCGTCGAGGTGGCAGAGGCCCAAGTACGAGCACGTGACCGCATCCAAGACCACCGTCGCCGTAACCGACTCGCCCCAGTTCAGGGCCTGGTTCGGCAAGTCCAAGGTGGTCAACCCGGACGGCACCCCCATGGTCATGTACCACGGTAGCCCCAGGGGGAAGAACTACCGCCCCGAGTGGGTGGACGACCTCAAGAAGGCGGTGCGCCTAGCCTTCGACCATATGGGCAAGGCCTATCCGGGCGACGAGGACGTGGACAAGCGCCTCGATGGATGGGTCGATACCATGGAGAGGTTCGACAAGCAGAACCCCGGGGTCATCCCCGAGGAGGTCATGGGCGGCATACACCGCAAGCGGGTGCCCTTCGAGGCGTTCAACCCCGGAATGCAGGGGAGGAACACCGAGGCCGCCGACGCAAAGGTGGGGTTCTTCTTCACTCCGGACCAGAACTTTGCCCAGCGGTTCACCTATCGCGTGGAATACGACCCGATGCTCGGGCAGAAGCGCATCATCGACGGCTACGACCCGCATGTGTTCGAGGTGTACCTGCGCATCGAGAACCCGCTGGACCTGACGGTCAAAACGAAGGCGAATGCCCAGGCGCTCCTTGATTCCGGCCTTCTTGGTCCCAGGGAGGAATTGGAAAGGCTGGGATGGGGCGTCGAGGGAATCTATAAGGACCTCCGCTCCGCCGATGGAAGCAAGAGCCTGCAGCAGATCATCTCCCGCCATCCGGAGAGGATCAGGGGCGCGGGATACGACGGCATCATTAACCGGGTCAAAGACCAATGGGGGAAGTCCAACGTCGAGTACGTTGTTTTCAGCCCCGATCAGATCAAGGCAGTCGACAGCAAGGGGTTCGACCCGTCCGATAGGAGGATGACCGCCTCCAAGACCGCCGCTCCCGAGTCCATCTGGTATCACGGGACGACGCCCGCTGCCGCAAAGGATATCGAGAAAGATGGATTGGTTCCTCCGGCCCTGAAGGCAGATTATACGGGCGGTGCAGGCGGGGGGCATATTTATATCAGCACCGACAGGAGGGTGGCCCTCGGATGGGGCCTGCGGAAGGCCCGGCAGGAGAACTCTAAGCGGGTTGCACTAGTCCTGTTCAGACCGACAAAGGGCGTGCAATTCCTTGACAGGCATAACCCCGACGTGAGCAGCCTGGAGGGCACGATTCCCGCGACGGCGGTAACGGGGGTGGAATTCTACGATACGAAGGCCGTCGCCGAGGCAATCTCGACCCAAAAGCCAATCCCGCCCAAGCTCGCCGCCCCCAAGTCCGTCTGGTACCACGGCAGCAGCATCAAGAATTTGCGCAGCATCCTCAAGCAGGGGCTGATCCCCGACCCGAAGGAGAGGAACTGGGGGGAGGATGCCGCCGCCAGCGCCGTGAGCGTCAGCCGGGTGAGCTACGGGGGGACGTACGTCGCCCGCAACCTCATGACCGCCGCCAGCGCCCCCAAGGACCACAACGAGGAGGGGCGGGAGGTCGTCGTCTGCATGGAGCTCCAGCCCAACACCATGTACCTGGACGAGGACGACGTGGTCTTCTACCTCAGCCATCCGCTGGGACGCCTGAGCGACAACACCTACTATTCCCTCCCCACCTTCCTGGGCAAGGACGGGTCGTGGAAGGAGTTCGCCGACGCCGAGAGGCGGAAGTACGTCGAGGACGCCGTCCGGGGCCTGGCATTCAAGTGGAAGATGCCGGGCGAGGACAAGGGCAGCCTGCACCCCGGCATGGAGGAGCGCCTGCGCGCCCTGTTGCCGGAGGCATGGGAGGCCGCCCTCCTGCGCATCGCCGCCCACGAGGCCAAGAGGTCCAAGCCCTACGACCTGCGCCACGCCTACCACAAGGCGTTCCCCTACGTGGAGTACGACAGCATACCGGACGTCCAGGCGCTCATCCCCTCGCCGGAGGAGGGCGAGGCGGCCTTCAGGGACGCCGTGGAGAAAATCACCAGGGCGCTTCGCCAGTTCGCCCGCCCGCTGCGCCCCGGCGAGGCATACAACCGCGATACCGCCAGGATCACGGAGCCCATAGGCTACTCCGGCTCCAACCGCATCCTGGCGGTCGTGGAGGTGAGGGACGGGAGGAAGTACAAGGGGGACGACTGGAAGAATCCCACCGTCCTGGTGATCCACTACGGGGAAATACCGCCCGACTTCTTTGCCCAGTTCAAGGAGAGGTACGGGGGGGAATTCGTGGTGGAGCAGGCCCACCAGCCCGGCAAGGCGGCGGACGACGGCACCATCCTGCTTTTCAGGGGGGAGGGTGGGGGGTCCAAGAAGGGCGGGAGGTACTGGTCCCCGGACGAGGCGTGGGCGGCCCAGTTCACGCAGACCGGCAGGACGGAGGAGCTCAGGCGGGCGAGGATGAGGAAGGACGGCATATTCCACCCCGCCGCGCCGCCGTATGCCGGGGACCCCGACGCCATAGACGTCGCCGTGCAGGACGCCAAGGCAAGGGGATGCAAGGCCGTGTGGCTGGACGAGGGGAGGGGCCAGCCCGAGTCGGTCTACGTGTTCGACGGGTCCGCCCTGCGCAAGGCGGCGGCGGGCGAATGGTGGCGGCGCTGGCGCAAGACTCAGGTCCTCCCCAGGGGCACCGTCCTCTACCATGGCACCTCGCAGAGGTTCGACCCGTCCGGCATCGAGATGCCCGCTTGGTTCAGCACGTCGGAGTCCGTCGCCGAGCACTTCCAGGACTGGCACGGCGGGGAGGAAAGCGGCAAGGTCCTCCGGTACAAGGTCATCTGTCCCATCAGACTCCCCCGCATCGACGGCAAGGAGGAAATGGAAAAGTTCTGCGAGATGATTGGCGTCAACATGGAGGCATACGGTTCCGAGGACATCGTCGACGCGATGCGGAACTCCAGCATGCCCGGCTGGATCATCCCCGACAACTACCCGGACGGGGACGACATCCTGTTGGCATCGAGGGAATGCCTTGAGGCCCTCGACGAGGAAGAAGGGAAAACGGCGACACAGCATGGCGGGCCCTTCCTCAAGCTAGCCTCCGGCACCTGGCAGGAGGCGGAGCGCATCATCAGGTCCGTGGACCCCGGCAGCCAGATGGTCCTGTTCCATGCCGGGACCGCCGACGAGGACGCCTCCATCGTCGAACAGGGTGTACGGGCCCAGATGGGCAAGTGGGTGGAGGAGTGCCTGCAGGGGGCGACGGATAGCGAGGATGCCATACAGGAAATCAAGGACCGAGGGGGGGCGGCGTACTTCGACGAGATGCCCCGCTGGATCAGGTCGAAGGTTCGCAGGGCGGTGGGGCACGACCCCACCCCGGACGACATCAGGAGGCACGGGCAGCTCACCATCGTGGTGGCGGACCTGGACGGGCCCATACAGCGGTACCTCGGGGAGGACAGGCACGCCGGGCCGGAGGTCCAGAGCCTGCGCGGGGAGAGGAACGTCGACTACGACCTCCCCTTTGGCCTGGAGCCGGGGGACTACTTCTCCGAGGAGGACGTTGCGGCGGACATCACGCTCGTCGGGGACGACCTCGTCAGGTTCATGGAGCGGAACTACCCGAGGGAGATGGAGAGCCCCTCCCGCCGCAGCCTCCCGGTGCCGCTCAAGGACGCCTACGAAAGCGTGTGGGGGCCCGAGAAGACGGCCGCGGCAAGGCGTCCCAAGCTTGCCCCGTTCCAGAGGAGCGGCTGGCTGGAGGCCGGGGGGCGCTGGCACGAGTACGACGACCGCCAGATGGCGGAGGCTGGGCACGGGGACTCGGCGGTGGACTTCGGCCTTGTGGGGCCGGTCTGGAAGGACGAGGGGCTCGGCTACCTGGACCAGGAGGCGACGATGGGGGCGGCCCTGGAGAAGGGCCACGTGGCGGTCAGGAAGGTCTGGGGGAAGAACGACAAGTGGGAGATGGAGGCGTACGCCAAGGCCCGCAAGACGGTGGAGCTGGCGCTGGCCAGGCTGCCGGCCGGCGCGATCGTAGAGGTGACGCTGTACGGCAGGGGGACGATAAGGGACGCCACTGTGGAGCGCGCCGCCGAATGGGTCAGGAGCCCGATGGGGGGGATCACGGGGTCGGCAACCAAGCTCGCCTTCCCCGCCGACCGCACCGTCTCCCCGCAGGATGCCGTCGACCGCGGCATGTTCGGGCCGGTATGGCACGGGACCACCCCGCAGGCCGCCGCGGGCATCGACAGGGAGGGGTTCAAGGTCTTCGAGGGGGAGGCCAACTCGGCGGAAATCCAGCATGGGTACGAGGGGAAGACGGACTATGCCCTCGGGCTCCCAGCCCCGGTCCACCACCTTGGGTATGGCATCTACTTCACGACCAGCAAGGCCATCGCCAAGGCGTTCAACGGCGGCACCACCAGGGGGCTCAGGTCCTACTACCTCGACGTCCCGAGGCTGGAGACCATCAACTTCGGCTCCCCCAACACCATGATGAAGTGGTGGATCAAGAACGGGTACAGCCCGGAGGTCGCCAGGGTCGACCGGGTGGCGGCGACCAAGATGCTGACCGACAGCCTCAAGTCCAGGTTCGACGCCGTGTGGTACAAGGGGATGGGCATCCGACGCCTCCTGGATGGCGACCAGGTGGCGGTGTTCGACCCGTCCCGCATTTATTTGGCGGACCCGTCGCTGGCCAGGCCGGGGGACATGGGGAGCGAGGTGGTCCGGAAGGCTGACGGCATGAGGGGCGTCGTCAAGGCCGTCCGCAGGCTGACGCCGGAGCAGAGCAGGGAGTTCCACGGCGGTGCCGAAAGGCTGCTGACCGTGACGTGGCGGAAGGGCGGGACGGACTACAACGTGTACGACAGGGACGTGGAGCCCTTACAGGCAGGCAAAAAAACGTCGGGCCCCCCTTCCGCCTCCTCGGGCAGCAGGGGCCTGTTCGGCAGGTCGAACTTGCAGGGATTGGGCACGTCGTAGAACTTCACGTCCCCGTTCCAGAGCTGCACCCGATCCTGGGATATGACCCACATCGGACCCTTGGTCGTCGGCATGTTCATGGCTGCCCCGGATTGTCCCATGCCCTCGGCCCGAATCCCCGTTCCCTCTTGTGCCTTTCCCGGATCAGCCTGGCGTCGCGGACGTTGATGAACAAGAATACGAGGGACATCAGGGGATAGAGCCAAATCAGGGAAAGCTGGGGGGGATTGAACACGATGGCCCCGGCAAGCAGGCAGAAGTCCAGGAATCCCACTGCCAGGACGACGAACAGCATCGAAAGGACGTGCATCTTCATTTTTTCCTCCGGTCATGCTTGCATTGCCAGGAACACCAAGCCGATCACCAATGCCGCCAGGGGGACGACGAACCCGAGGACGTAGTTCAGCGGGCTGGAGGTCGCCCAGAGGGCGTACTTCGTGCAGACCTCATCCGCCTTCCTCATCGGTCTTCCTCCATGTGCCGACGTTCGCCCGGAAGGGCGCAAGGACGTTGTCCGCCAGCGCCTTCGCGAAGCACCGCAGGCGCTCCCGTCTTTGCCTGCTTCTTTCCTTCTTTTCCCTTTCCGCCCTGATCCTTTCGTTCATGATGGGGATGATGCACGGCTCCACCCTGGTGTGGAGGTCCTCCCTGAGGGCCTTCCTGGCCTTCCTCACGTGGTAGTCCGCATACGTCCTGCGGGCCATCCTGTCGAGGCTGTCCCAGAACAGCCACAGGAGGAACAGCCCCGCCGCGGCCTCGGGATAGGGCCACAGGATCGCCGCAGCCGCCACCCCCGTCGCCTTCCTGAGGGGCCTTCCTATTTTTGCCTGCATCTGTGCTCCTTCATGAGGGACAGGACGTCCGCCGCCTGCCCGGTAAGGACGAGCAGTATGCCCCTGCACTTCTCGCATATGACGGTGGCTTTGTTCCCCTCCCTCCACATGCGGAAGTTGAGGCTCTCCCCCGGCCAGCATGCCGGGCGGGGCTTCATCCGCTTCTTGGATTTGTTGGGCATGGCCCCTCCTCAGGCTTGTGCCTATATGCGCCTTCCCCTTTTCTTGAGCTCGAACTCCACGATCTCCAGCGTCCCGTGGGACGGCAGCGGGCTGAACCTTCTGGCTGCCGCCTTGCGGGAAACGGTGATGGCGTGGACGTCGTAGTCCAGCTCGTCCAGCCAGTAGTTTTTGGGCTCCGGCTTCGGCAGCCCTTCCACGCTGGTCTTCGTCGCGCAGTCCTCTTCCTCCCCGCATCCCTCTGCCGCTGGTGCGGGGCCATCGTACCAGGAAGACGGCGGGCTGTCATAGAAGATGACGACGGAATCCTTCTGTATGCTCGCCCCGACCCATACTACCGTGCGGGCGTTAATGTCGAATCTCATCATGCCTCCTTGCCTTCCTTCGCTTCGTCCTTCGATGCCATTTTCCTGGCATGTTCGAGGGCCTCGTCCCGTCCCTTCAGCGTCCCGGCGAGCTGCCCCTCCTCGATGGCGCGCAGGATGACGCCGAACCCGGGGCCCGCCGCCATCCCCATGGCCAGGAGGTCGTCCCCCGTAACGAGCCTCGGGGGGTTGATGTCCTCGGGCTTCAGCGATTTCAGGTACGCGACCTTGTCCTTGAGGTGCTCGTCCCCCATTTCGATGTCCTGTTCCAGCAGGGTGATTGCCTTGGCGGCACCGGGCGTCCGCATCAGCCGCTTGAAGTACGGGGGGTCGTCGATGTCGTACGTCCCCCTCACCGTGCTTCGCACGAGCTTGATGCCGTTGATCTCGTCCTGCAAATCGTTGGACAGCTTGAGCCCTCGCAGCAGGTAGACGACGTCCTCCCCGCTTGCCGTCCGCGTGATGATTGCCATCCCCGTGGCGGGATCGTCGGTCGGGTGGGCATGGAAATGGCGGAAGATCAGCGACAGCCCCGCCCCGTAGATTACCTTGTCGAGCAGGGGGATGTGGTCCACGAGCCCCGTGGCGATGAGGGGGACGAGGCCCTTCATGGGATGGGGGCTGGACACCAGCCTCAGGAGCTCCGCCGCGATCCGCTCCGTCGACACCTTCCCGATGGTGGGCGCGTTCCTCCTGATGGCCTCCTTCGTGCCCTCCTCGACCTCGAACCCGAGCTGGGCGGCGAACCGGCACGCCCTCAGCATCCGCAGGGCGTCCTCCCCGAAGCGCTTGTCCGGGTCGCCGATGCAGCGGATGATCTTGCCCTTGAGGTCGTCGAGCCCGCCTACGTGGTCCCGGATGTGGTAGCGCTTGCCTCCTGCGGCCGCCAGTCCTACCATTCCTTCCCTGGCCGGGGAAGGAGGAAAAATCTCCCCGAGGGACAGCAGCCCGTTGATGGTGAAGTCCCTGCGGGACACGTCTTCCCTGGCGCTGTCGGCGTAGAACACCACGTTGGGATGGCGGCCATCGGCGTAGTCCCCGTCCGCCCTGTAGGTCGCCACCTCGGTCGGTATGCCGTCGATTGCCACGGTGACGACCCCGAATGCCGCCCCCACCGGTATGGTCTTCACGTCGTGGTCCCCGAAGGGCTTGAAGGGCTTGAAGGGCCCATGGGACTTGTCGCTGACTTCCGGCGACGGGACCTCGGCCTCGTTGACGAATAGCTCCATGACCTGCTCGGGCCGGGCGTTGGTGGTCACGTCGTAGTCCTTGGGCTCCTTGCCCAGGAGCAGGTCCCGGACGCACCCGCCGACCAGGAATGCCTCGAAGCCCTTCTTGCGGAGGGCGTCCATCACGTATCCGGCCGCAATCTCTTTGGTCATGTCATTCGTCCTTTTCCCGCTTGGTCAGCGGGCGCACTTCTTCTTTCCTCCACCATCCGTTCACGATGGTGCATCCATCCTGCTTTTCGACGTGCTGGACGAGCATTATGTTGGAGTCCTGCGGGATGCCGTCCCACTCGTGGGGCGGCTCGTAGTAGCGGGCGGTCCGCTTCAACGCCACCAAGGTCCCGATCCTGGGCCAGGGCTCCTTCTTTCGTTTCATGGGTTCTCCTGAGGTGCGGTCCCGTCTTTCGGGCTAGGCTTGGCGGGGGCATCGACGGGCTTCTTCTGGGTGCGTCCCTTCGCCTTCTTCTCGGCCCCGGGCTCCACGCGCCATACCCGCACGCCGCCCTCGACCTTCCTCCTGACGAATTTCTTCCCGTCCCTGGCTTGCCTGATGGCGATGGTCTTGCTCAGCGACGAGGACCTCGGGACGTCTATTACCACGTTCTGCCCCACTTCCAGCGCGTCCAGGGCCGAATACTTGGATTTCCTCGTCGGCACCGGCAGGCAGTCCTCTGCCGCCCGGACGAACCCCTGCGGGGTCGCGTCGTAGACTTTTCCGTTGTAGACCAGGAGGCATTCCTTGTCTTTGAACTCGTCCCAGTACGTCCGGGCCTGTTCGGTCGTATTCAGGTCCTCGAACCCCACCCCCTCGTATTGGTCGTGCGTCTGGCACGTACCGAGCCTGATCAGCAGTATCGGCTTCATTGCCCCCCCCTCACGGCTTCCGTTCGTTTCCCATGGTGCGTTCGTCCACACCTATAGTATACACGAAGGGATATGATTTTCGTGAATTTTTTTTTCAGGTCAGGGCCGGGGGAGATGCGGACGGCGGGTCCGGAGAATTGGCCTTTCCGTTCCCGCCATTTATCACGGCCATGTTCTGCTCGTGCTTGTCGTCCTTGAAGCTGTGTCCGACCACGAAGCCGAGCAGGGCCGTCATGAAGGTGATGAAGGTCGAGTCCAGCTTGCCGATGAAGTGGAAGAGATTGCCCATGACGAAGAAGGCCACGAAGAACGTCGTGGACTTCCCTTGCAGGCGGTCGGTCAAAGACTTGAGGTTAAGACTCATAGGTTTCTCCTTACAAAGGGCCCAATACTCATGCCCTTGCCACCCGCGCCGCCTGTTCCAGGATCGCCTCCCCTACCGTGACGAAGGCGAGGTCCCCCCCGTCCTCCCGTACCTCCACGAGGTCGCCCATCTGTATCTGCCTGGTAGAGAGCAGCCTGGCCAGCCGCCTGATCACCATCTTCTCGATGGCCCTCTTGAGCGGGCGGGCCCCGTTCTTGACGTCCGTCCCCTTTTCCAGCAGGAGGGCCTTCGCTCCGTCCGTGTAGGTCAGCACGAACTGCTGGCTCGGGGGGGCCTTGAGGATTCTGTCCTGCACCAGCCCGAGCTCGATCTCCACCACCTTCTTGAGGTGCTCGGGGCGCAGGGCATGGAACGCCACGACCTTGTCGATGCGGTTCATGAACTCGGGGGAGAACCTTTTCTTTGCCTCGCCCTCCGCCACCTTGTCCACGCCCTTGTCCAGTTCCTCCCCCGCTACGACGCTGGAACCGGAGAACCCCATCCCGCCTTCGGCGAGGGCCTGCATCTGCCGCCCGCCGAGGTTTCCCGTCAGGGCGATGATGCACTGCGCGAAGCTGACCGTTCGGTTGTCGCCGAGCACGAGGCTGGCCTTGTCCAGTATCCCGAGGAGGAGGTTCCACAGCGCGTCCGACGCCTTCTCTATCTCGTCGAAGAGCACCAGGGTCAGCTTGAGCTTGTCCGTATGGTGCTGCGCCAGGGACTCCTGCGTGAAGAACGGCGGGGTCTCCCTGTGTCCGAGGTAGCCGGGCGGGGATCCGACGAGCTTCGCCACCTCGTGCCCGTGGGCGAACTCCTCGCAGGAGACCTTCTTGACCGCCCCCCTGGTCCCGAAGAGCGCCTCGCCCATCGCCTCCATCGCCAGCGTCTTGCCGCATCCGGTGGGGCCGAGGAACATGAGGTTGGCGACCGGGCGGTCCGGGGGGTTGAGGCCCCCCAGGAACACCGTGTAGGCGTCGACCAGGGCGTCCACGGCCTCCTCCTGGCCCACGATCATGCGCCTCAGGGCGTCACCGAGATCCCTTTCCTCGTCGCTCTTCAGGCTCGTGTCCAGCTTCCTCGAATGCTTCTTCGTCATCCCGACCACGCCTTCCTTGTGATTTTTCCCTACAAGATGGATCGGGAAGCCCGTTTGCTGGCTGGGCCCCGGGCCCGCCCGTGGGGGCGTCCCGGGGCCCCTCTGCGACGGACAGCGGGTGCCTTCTTCCCGCCCGCCTTCCCATAATACCGAAACCTTCCGGCCTTTGCCGCTCAGGTGCCCAGGAGCCTCAGCTCCGCCTCCATATTCCTCCTGGCCCTGCCGGCCAGGGCCGCCTCGAACTCCTCCCTGTGGTAGAGGGGCTTCCTGCCCAGGAGCGACCGGAGGACCGACGAGCGCCCGAGCCTCCATGCCTCCTCGTCCAGGAAGGGGTATTCGGCCCTGAGCCTGCGCGAGTAGGCCAGGTAGGAGGGCCGCTTCTGGCCGAGGACGGCTATGCGCATGTCCCCGACCGCCCCCGCCGTCGCGGACGGAAGCCTGGCCAGGGCGGACTCCGTTATCATGGGGATTATCCTGTCCTCCGCCTCGTCCAGGGAGAACCCCAGCGCCGGGGCGTCGCGGAGCAGCGCCACGGCGGACGCCTCCTCGTCCTCCGGCTCCACGCAATGGTACAGCCATGCGGCCATCGCATGCCTTCCGGGCAGCCCGCCGAGGAGCCTCCCGTGCTCGTCCAGCCCCAGCTTCAGGTAGCGGAGATCGTGCCACTTGCGCCGCGGGCCGGAATATGCCTCGATTGCCTTGGATATCGCGACGCCCCTCCCCTCGTCGGCGTCCGGGTTGAGGGACCGCTGCAGCACGGCGATGACGGGATGGGGCCCCATGGGGGACAATACTCGATCGGCCGGGCTTCCCATGTTGCCAGCATCCGGAGACTGGGATGCAGCCGATCCCATAATCCTAGAAGCCAGGTGCTCTTTGCCTCGTCGTCCCTACCACGGGACGGTGGTGCAGCCCGTTCCGAAAAGGCCATGGGAGACGGCGAACCCCTCCCCCGGGTTCCTGCACGCCGCCGCCGAGGCGGATAGAATCGCATTCAACGCGGAGATTTCTCCCGCCGTCAGCGGGCTCGGGGCGTTCCGCGCCCCCGCCTGACCGAACGCCCGCCACGTGTTCGCAGCCAGGTCGAACAAGACCATGATCCTGGGGGCATTCGGGTCGCTGGCGAACGCCTTGGCCTTGCCCGCCGCGACGGTGCTGGTGCCGAGCGACAGCACCGCTTTTATGGTGCTGGCCTCGAAGTCGATGACGATGCTGGTGAGGGCGGCGTGGGCGCAGCTTTCCTGCGCGACGCCCGCCCCCCCGACGACGTAGGACGTTCCGAGTTGGATGCTCATGCTTCCTCCTAGTAGACGACTGCGCCCCTTGTTAGGCGCTCCTGACCAGGCACCACTTGGCCAGCGTGGCGTTGTAGACGAACCAGGCCGATGCTCCCGCGACGCCGCTCAGGTTGACGTCCGCCCCCGTCCCCGTGATTATCTGGTTCGCCGAGGAGGAGCCGGACAGGTTCTTGATCGTCAAGGTTTGGGCGACCTCGTTGGTCACCATCAAAATGCGTCCGTCCGCCCCGTTTGCGAACCCCGAGATGCTGAACCCCGCCGTGGGGCCGGTCAGGCAGACGTATCCCGCCGTGCCGATTGCGAGGTCGTTGTTGGCCCCGTTGGAGACCGCCAGCGGAGTCCTCCTGGTGGCGACGGCACCCGTGGAAATGTCGAGGGCGACGTTCGGGGAGATGGTGTTGATGCCCACCTTGCCCCCCACGGGGTTCAGCTCTAGGTCGTAGGTCGACCCCACGGAGTCGTTCCGCATGGACTGGAACCAGGGGTTGCCGGTGGGCGACACGCCCACGTAGAGCCCGTAGAGCCCGTTCGAGCCCAGTACCGAGAAGCCGCCCGAGGCCGTCCCCGGCGTCGGCTCCGAGTACGTCTGATCCTCAAGCACGGAGAGGGTCGTGCCGGGCGTCGGGGTGTTCACCCCGACCTTGCCGGCGGGGTCCGCCACGATGCGCTTCGAGCCGTCGCCGCTGGCGATGATGACCCACCCGCTGAGGGTGCTGCTGAGGCTGGTGACGTTCGCCCCGATTATCGTGTTGTTGACCCCGGTGATGATGCCCCGGCCGGTGTTGAATCCGACGACGGTGTTGCTCCCGCTCCCATCGGCCGCAGTGATGTCGAGGTCCTGGAGGCAGTTCGACCCGATGGCGACGTTTCCCGTACCGCTGGCGTCGTTGTAGAGGGCGGCGTACCCGATGCCGACGTTCTGGCTGCCGGTCTCCTCGTAGGCCAAGGCGGAGTTGCCGACCCCTATGTTGTAGTTGCCGGTGGTGAGGGAGCCGAGCGTCTCCGTCCCCATCGCGCAGTTCTGGCTGCCCGTGCTGAGGAACAGGAGGGTGTTGAACCCCAGGGCCACGTTGTTATCGCCGCCGGTGAGGTGGTAGAGGGCGTTCGTCCCGATTGCCACGTTGTCGCCGCCATCGACGACGGAATGCAGGGCACCTCCCCCGACCGCCAGGTTGTTGGCGGCGGTGGTCGTCAGGTTGCCCGAGTTGCCGAAGAAGACGTTGTTCAAGGCGGTCTGTGCGTTGACCATCGGCACGCCGTTGTAGAGGTAGGACGATCCCGTGGGGACGTCCACGCTGGATGCTATGCTGACCTTGCCCGTGCCGGACGGCGTCAGGGTGAGGTCCTGGTCGCTCCCGCCTGCGGTCAGGCCGCCGGGGCCCGTGAAGGTCAGCGCGGCGACGTTGATGGCGGTCGGGTTGGCCAGGTTGGAGAGCGAGGTGTTGGCACCAGCAGGGCCGCTGTATCCTGTGTAACCGGTCGGCCCCGTGGGGCCGAGGGGTCCAGTGTAGCCAGTCGGACCAGTAAATCCGGTTGGCCCGGTATGTCCCGTGTACCCCGTAGCCCCCGTGGGGCCAGTATATCCGGTGTATCCCGTAGGTCCAGTATATCCTGTCGGCCCGGTCGGGCCGGTAAGGTCAGGGCCAGTATAGCCGGTGTATCCCGTAGGTCCGGTATATCCTGTCGGCCCG